CAAGCTCTTTACTGCAATTGAGATTGCCATTGAGATTGCTTGCGGATTTTAGGATTATTAATTATTTGTTCCTTCTTTCTTTTTGATATTTTGGCGTACAGAGAGAGACGCAGCGGCTGGCTGAACATCCATTGTTCTATTAACCGTAAAAATATCATTTTCAGAAATAGTCCATCTCACTCTGTTTTCATCGATATAAACCAATTTTGGATTTATAATCTCCCCAAAACGACTTTTATTATATCCAAAAAATAAAATAGGCTCTGTCCCGTTATCATACATATCAAACAAATAACCTTGCTCTTGGTTCTGAATAGATGATGAAAAACGAGTTGGAACATTCATTGGCATATTTTTACTATTTAATTTCTTAAAAAGCATAATATATCCATTAACTCTAAGCATAAATCTTTTGTACTTTCCAAATGTCCAGTCATCTTTAAAAACAGACTGAACACTTTGAATTATTTTTGAGTTTAAGAGGGAGGCTTCAAATCCTCGACAACGAGCTGTAAACGGGGTTTGTATTACCTCTTTTTCATAATTACGTACAGCATTCCAAAAAGCATCAAATAGCTTTTCTAACGACTCACGAAGTTCGTATTCACATTCTTTAGCGTTTATTATACGCTTCCTTTTGGCTGTTTCAGCCACATTCTTTATTTTTGCCATAAAAATAAAATTTTATATTTTTACATCACCGAATTTAAAGTTTATCTCTGCGCCAACAGAGATATTCTTTTGCTGCAAAGATATATATTATTTCCACAATATTGTATTTTATCACATATAATTTCGCCCCAAAATTGTATTTTCAATAAAAGAAAGGCTTATTTCTTAAATTTACACCCCAACCATCCCGCAAGAATCAAGCCAATGACATAGCAATAAACTTTATCTTTATGCAAATCCCACCAAGATAACTCGACTACCTTCTCTCTTTGATTTAGTAAAGCATTCACCTTGTTATTTATAGTATCAAGTCGATTCGAGAACTGCTGCAAAGTAATGGATAATGTTTCATCAACTTCACTCCGTTCTTGCTCCTGTTTGGAAGCGGTGGTAGTACTTTCTTTGACTAGATACTGTTTTCCGGTTGAATCCGGAAGCGACAAGTAAACTGTTTTATTCTCAATTTTCAGATCACTCAACTTGTCAGTAGTAACTTTCGTTTGCTTATTCACATCCAGCTGTAATGATTCAATTAAGTTTCGCAAATACAAAAAATCTCCTGAATAGTCAATCTGCTTTTGTGACTCAATGCTATGAGAAGTTTTGCAGGAAGTAAACCATATTCCTGACATCAGGAACATGGTTATATAGATTAGCATTTTCATACTTTCAGATATTTACAAATACCTTTCACATGAAGAGAGACAATAGTCCGTTTACCTTCTTCTGACAGCAGGAAATCCACATCCTCTTTGTTATCCTGAAACAGATTCTCCGTCAGAACAGCCGGACACTTCGTATGCTTTAAGATATAAAAACTACTCTCCTTATCTGGATCACCGTCTGCCATATCCTTCCGTATTTTCATTCCAAACAAACATTCTTCAGCAGTAGCATACAGACAGTCAGCCAGCTTATCGGCTTTTGTCTGTCCCACACTGGTCCATGCTTCCCAACCACGTGCTTGCATCCAATTTGAACCATTACCGGCTGCATTGCAATGGATAGAAATAAGAATTGCATCAGAAGTTTTATATTCATTCACTCGCCTACAACGTTCTGACAAAGGAACATCTATTTCCTCTTTCACGACCAGTTCCGCATCAATACCTAATTTACGCAATTCAAATACTACACGCCCAGCAATTTCACGGGTATAGGAGTATTCCCTTAACCTGCCATCTGGAGAACACTTACCCGGAGTATTACTACCGTGACCGTTATCAATCAATATTTTCATATCTTTCCTCTTTATCTAGTTCGTTTTCGATTCTATCAATAATTCCTTGTACATGTGTAGGCGTAGCCCGCTTAAATTCAAAACGTATTACATGGTAAATTATACGAAACCCTTTGTTTCTAGGATAAGCAATAATCAGATTCTTAAATGCGTTCTGAAGATATACATAAGAAAATACATACGTAATAGTCTTAATAACTAACAATGAATTCTCACCATCTCCTATCAAGCTCATAAAGGAGAAGACTACTTCAATGATTATAAGATAGAGGAGAAGTTCGACCAAGGCATTTTTAAACTTATCCCACTTAAAGTTTTTACAACGTATAATTGAAACACCATCAGCCCTCATTCCGCACCAAATATTAAATCCAAACATTACAACTAATGCTATAAGAAAACCTTTAGTCGGCGTTAAATAAGCAAGAAGAGAACTGAACATCGAAACGAAAATAATTCGTATCTGGTCTACATTAAATAACTCATATAACCATCTCATAATATTAATCATAAAGTTACTACCAATATTGAAAACACAGTAATCAGCCCAGGAAGCAAAACAGTAGCTAATGCGTCAAGCCAATCAAAGATGAACCCGCACTTTTTCTGAATGTACTCAACCACTATTGCGGCAATGGCGGTTGTCGTTAAAGAAACAATAGCAGATTTACAGAAATCAATGCCTAATAGAAGGAAACAGAAAATAAGCATTACAACAAAGACGAACATCCCGGCTTTGACGTGTGCCGGTCGGTTAGATTGCAAAAGCCAATCATACAATACTTTTATACCCATACTCATAGCGTTTAATTATTAATAAAATATTCTGTATGGAACAAATGTATTGAGTATAATAACGAGTTTTACAAAAATGGAAAATCTTGGAAATCAATTCTATGATAAATATCTATAAAACAAGACATTATAATTTTCACTTTTTCCATAAATAAAAAAGGGATGCTTGATAAGCACCCCTAAACAACCAACAGATTGAACTATTAATCCGTAAACATATACACGGAAAGATCAACCTTTTCTATTTCGTCTGAAATTGTATCTCCATACATTGTTAGACACACCCGATAACGGTCAATACTTCTTTGAATCTGTTGCAAGGTAGGTTTCTCGGGATATTCCGAACTGGCAAAAGTTACCAGTTCTTCACCATTCTCACTGGTACCAACCACCCGGAAGTGATGACGTACAATCCAAGTTCCGTCCGGCTGTTGCTCGATAGGCTTAGCAATCCCACGCGGTAAGATATTTTTTTGATCCATGTTTTTTGATATGTTTAATTAGTTGTTTTCTATGGTTATATTTATTCTTCAATACAAACTTTTCAAAATGTCCTTCGATATAAACATATTCCCACCATTCAGGAAGTAACATCGCTGCAATTTTACGACGGATATTGTACGTTGCAAAGTGTTTCATCAGGCCATAATAAGAGTTCATCGTACTCACAAACTTCTCAACATACGCTTCTGCAAATCCATTTTCAGCTATTCTATTAAATTTCCTGACAGCGTTATATGTGTTACCAACCACCCTGTTAGATACATAAATTCTACCCGGCAAAATGAACGCCCCAACAAACAAGACTCCTTTCTTATAATGCTGAAGATACAGCTTGCGTGGATGCAACCGTAAAAGGAGTTGTTCTTTCAGGAAACCATCAAGAAGATGGACTTTGGACAATATTTCTTCCGGAGATTTCACCACGATACAAAAGTCATCAACAAAGCGTACATAATGTCTGAATCCCAGTATTTCCATCACGAAATAATCATATACAGACGCCAGAAAGTTGGCTATGAGTTGCGACGGCAGGTTCCCGATAGCCACTCCCCTGTCAGGGTCATTATGAAACAGACTTTTATTACTGGGAAGTTTGTCCCACATGGAGACGGGAGAGCGTCTGATACACTTATTTTGTGGACAATGAAAGATAGTAACGGCTAGAAGGTAAAGCAAACATTCAATATCATCACCTTTATAATTGTCCCTTACGAATATGTTCAGCATTTCCCATACCAACGATTTCGAGATAGACATGAAGAAACTGAACAGGTCATCTTTGAAAATGTACGCATCGGCAGTATAATGCTCACTGACCTCGACTATCATGTTATTCAGATAGTGCACGGCAGACAAGCATCCCTCACCTTTCCGGCAGTTCTTGGAGACGTTTCCTTGTTCCCGGAAGCGTTCCTCTAAGATCGGCTCGATACGAAGAGCGATCCAGTGATGGACAACACGATCAATGAAAGCGGCGGCAAAAACCTCCCGATATACCGGGTAAGTCCGTATGAATACTTTTGAAAAGTCCGGTACATATTCACCGTAAATAATAGAATACCATAGCCGCACCAATGCGGACTGATAATCATTATAGAACTCAACACAATCCGTACTCGTTCTTTTCTGCCTGGCACAATCTTCGGATGCTTCGAAAATACTGCTAAGAAGTATGTCATAGATTATATTACCTGTTGCGGCGAGGGGACGAACCCGGTTCGCGTTCTGGCGGTTGTTCGTGTTGACGTTGCCGTTGTTGAAGTTCACGTTCCAACTGCTGGAAGCCGTTGCATCCGCTATCTTAGTCTTTCCCGGCTCATCACCGGGGGGATGCCCAATAAATAATTCTAATTGCTCACTCATAATCCCCTTGGCGATTATGACTCCGGCTTTGCGACTTGTTGCGATCCGTTAGCTTTTTGCCGTTGGAGATCTGCAACCGTTTTTTTGTACCAGCCGGTACTTTGCTTACCGATGCTCTCTGCAAGCAGACAGATTTCGGCAGTTTGAGTCAGGCTGGTCAAATGTCGTTCTTCACACACTCTTAGCAGTAATTTCAATGCATCAAACTCACACAAAAACTTCATCAGATAATCTGCACGGTGCTCAAGGTTCATATCTGTATTTGCATAACGGATATATTCGCAACAATGGACGGCAAGCATCATCAACTCCGTACCAAATTCATACCGGAACGCCTTGGGGAATTGTTGCCGGGCATCAATGATAAGATTCAGAAGCTTATACATCGAATTTGATATAGGAAGGTCTTGTGTAAGTGCCATGTTAATTTTTTAATATTTTAATGTATGTATTAGAGGGCGCAAAGTTAATAACTGTAAAGTAATTAACACAATTTTAGCTCAAAAAAGTGAAACTGAAAAGCCCCTACCGGGGCTTTTATTTAGCTAACTCTCTAAGGGATAAAGAATTAAAGAGATAAAGTGTTTATTGCGGCGAGGGGACGAACCCGGTACGCGCTCTGGCGGTTGCTCGTGCCGACGGTGCCGTTGTTGAAGTTCACGTTCCAACTGCTGGAAGCGTCCCATTCGGTACTAGACCAATACCAGTCATTTGTAAATATATTTTGATTACCAAACATAGAAGTTATGAGCTCATTGATTTCGGTTTTATACTTGGCCATAAGCATAAGTTCGCCCAGTGCGGGCAGGTTCCACACGGTTGTATCTTCAATTCCGTCAGATTCAAGCGTACAGGCTTTATAGGCTCTGGCAGCTTCGGCGGCAGGGGCGCCGACAGTTCCCTGGGTGTCCTTGACGCCTGCGAGGGTTTCAAGGATTACATCGGTATTTTCCTTTCCGTCGAAGGTATCATAGAGTCCTTGGTTACCATTGCCGTAGTTTTTCAGGCCGCGTAGGTCGGTACCGTAGCCGCCCCATTTGAACGTTTTATTGCCGCCTGCGTCAACGCAGTCGCTTTTGGCGATAATGAACTGGTGGCATTCGGCGCGAAGTCGGATGCCGATACGGATATACTTGGAGCGATTATTCGCGCTCATGGAGTTCCATTCGGAAGCCGTGAAAAAGACTTGTTCACCGTCTTCAATCCGAAGCGTAGCCAAAGAAAGGTCAAGAAGCGTACCTGACCATTGCATATATTTGGCGATGTCGCTTGCGGGGGTGTTTTCATTCACGGTTGTAAAACCTATTGATTTTAAGGCTTCTATCTGGTCTTGTTTATTCAAGCGCAGAAGCATGGCGTTGGCGATATTTTTATCCATTTTATTGTATAATATTAAGTTAATACTATTCGGAAGCAACAGCTCTCACATGAAGAAGGGCTGAATTTTTGTTTTGATTCGTAATACGCCCGGTATTCAGTTCGAACGCCCAGGCGGAGTTAGTATCCCAAATTGTTGATGACCAGTAGTATTTATCAGTCATCAGCATACTGTCACTACTCCAAAAGGTACGCATCATCTCATTGATTTTATCCCGGTAGCGGTACATCAGAAGCATTTGGCCAGATGAAGGAAGGAACCAGTTGGATTCATCCTCGATACCGTCACTTTCCAAAGTGTAGGCACGGTATGCACGGGCGGCTTCGGCAGCCGGCGCACCGATTACACCGCTATTGTTTTGGTCTTTCAGGCCAGTGATAATCAGGTCGGTATCTTCCTCACCCGTGAAGCAGCCGTACATGGCACCCAGTCCTTTTTGGTTCAGGCCGTCTATGGCTTTACCCTGACCGCCCCAATAGAAGGTAGTAGTCATATCGGCATTATAGCACTCCTGGGCGGCGATTACGAAGGAGTGTCCATGGGCACGGATACGAAGCCCGCGTTTGATATACAGTTGCTTATTAGCGAGCGTAAGGGAGTTCCATTCGGCAGCAGTAAAGTATGCCTTGGAGTTATCCGAAATACGATTACAGGCAAGATGCAGATCAAGCAGACCGGCGGCCCACTTGATACGTTGTCCAAATTCAGATGCGCGGGAATTCTCGGTGACATCCGAGAAGCCCACGGCGTTCAGTGCTGCCACTTGTGCCTGTTTATTCAAGCGAAGCAGCGTTGCGCTTTGTTCATTCGTCATAGTTACTTGTTGATTAAATCATTAATATCCATATTGTCTTCAGCGAAGCGTTCGAGATATTCTTCGTAGGTTTCGCCGTTATAATATTCAAGGACTTCATTGATGTTGTCCAGCGTTACGTTATCGTAGTACGGTTCTCCGCCATAAGACTCATTATTGAACCAGTTGATCAGGTCGATGTAGGCATCTATGACGGTAAGGATGACAAGGCCGTCGATACCGGATTCAAGGGATTCGATTTCATCCGTTTCACGGATAACTGTCAGTTCATACGTGCCGTTGACTACCGGTTTATCCTGTCTGTTGCCGTCCTCATCCATTCCGGCAACTCCATATTCGAGAATGGCAAGAAGCTCGGAGCCGTCAGCCTTCAGTGTCATGTTCGAGATACGGAGCATGGAAAGTTTACGGGATGCCGTTTGTGAAGCGAGGACGTCACGGAGCATCTGAATGGCGTCAAGTTTAGGCGACGTTTCAAGACGCAGGCGTTGGACGTTCGGCATGGATTCTATTTGCAGGCCGGACGGGGCGGAAAGACCTGTATAGGTCAGTTCAGGAAGACCGACAAAACGGAGGCTTGTCATTGTTGCTGGAAGAGAGATGTCATTAATCGGAGAAGTCTCTGCAAGAGTGATGTTCTCCAGTTTGCTACCGGACGCATTGATATGGGCGATACGTGGGCATTTGTCGGTGACGAGCGTAGCGATTTGTGTGTTCCGGATATCGAGTGATACGAGGAAGGGCATTTCGCCGCAGTTCAGCGAGGTAAGCGGTGCGTAAGAACCGATGGATTGTTCTGTATGGGTGTCAGAGCCCAAGATAAGGGTTTCCACAAGTTGCATGGCGGAGAAGCTCACCGTACTTGACAGGGAGATTTCAGACAGGTCGAGCAGCTTCATGCGGTCAGCCTGATAGATATACAGCAAGGCGCCTTCCTCATGTGAGAAGTTGGTGAATACATATTCTTCGCCCGCTTCAAGGAAGCAGCTTTCGGAAAGGTTGCCGCTAGCGTCATTGCCGACACCGAAGTAACCGTTTTTAGCAGCGACAATCCGGATGGTGGCGTTTGATTTGGAAGATACGCGCCCGGAAATTACACCGCTGAAGAAATCACCGGTTTGGAAATAGCCGTCACGAATACGCCAACGTCTTTCGATGAAAGACGGAAGGGCGGTAAGTCCAAGACCTTGCAGGGCATAGAAGTAAATAGCATCAGAGGTGGCGGTATAGGAGATGTATTTCCGTTCACCGTCGTAAGAACTAACCAGTTTCTGCCATTTTTTGAGCCGTTTGTCAATGAAGAAATGCGTAGCTCCTTCGGGTGAGAACGGGTGCAGGGTGACGCCGTCAATGGTCGCCTGAACGTTACGCATGGCGGCGGCAACGGTACGCAGGGAGAGTTCCGTACCGGATGAGTCAGTCCACACTACTTGCTGGAGATAGATGTTATTAAACAGAACGGAGCCGTAGCCAGCATAAGGGTTAGTGAATGTTTCATCGCTCGTCCGGTTGGGGTCCACCTCGGCGTCAACCGTGCAACCACCGTCGTTGTCCTTGCTATTGAGCGTATCACAGTCATAGATTTTATTCAGGTACATGCGCATGGCATCCTCGGAGCTGTACACACCGTCTGTTACGGAAGCATACTCTTCCAAGAACCACATCGGCTGCATATTCTTGGCGCGTTGGTCAGTGGCGGCAAGGTAGTCGGTGAAGATGTCATAACTCAAGACACTTTCTGGGCAGGCGTATTTATACAGGTTTTCCTTCCATGTTCTTTGCCAGTTCCCGCCTTTGGAGTAATCGCAGGAATCACAGAAGCGCAACCATCGGTAGAGGTTATACGGCACTTTCTTACCCAAAGCGTAATCAATGGCGAGCTGGTCATCATCGACAAGCGATTCAAAGTAGTAAGTCCATGCCGGGAAGGTATCAGCAGAGATAGTTCCGTTATCCACGAGTTTTTGAACCCATGAGGACTTGTCCGTTTTCATGGCCATCATATCCTGAACAGAACCGACGCCCTGAAACCAGTCCATACCTTGGTAGTTAAGAAGTTCGAAGCCTTCAACCGGATTCAGGATGTCACCGGTGACATTCCATTTGCCGTTTTCATACTTCATGGAACCGGACTGCTTTTTCCAGACACCATCCTGGTACCTCATTATCCGGTATGAGCTGCCACAATACAGGGAAAGCAGGTACACACTGTCCGTATCGAGGCCGTCAGTCTGTTTGAAGCGTATCTCAATTGCGTCTAAAGTTTCGTCAGGAGTACCGAAGAACTCTATGAAGTCACCATAATTCAGGCAACCTTTGTTATAGCCGGGGGTATCTTTGAAGCCGAGGGCAAACTGTTCCCCTTTGTCTTCTTTCCAGTTGCCTTTGGCATGGAAATAGACGTTTTGCAGGCTGTCATCCTTACACCGATAGGTGGCTACCGGGTGATTGGCGGTAGAGTGGTTCATCTGCAAATCTTCGATATGCAAGTCACCGCTGTCAAATGTTCCGTCAAATGCACGTTGGACAGGTGTCATATAGTTACCACCCAAGGCACGGTATGTAACGTTCATCATTTCACAGGCGCCGCAGTCGTTCGCATTGCCGGAATCGGAGTAATCGACTTTTACGGTAATGACATCGACCGGGATTGTATTATCACCGACCTGTACTTTGTTGATGGCAGCCAAGGCTATTGCACGGCGTCCTTCCTCCGTCGTATCGTCCGGATTAAGTAATATGATTCGAGTGTCCTTGTTTTTGCCTTTGCTCTTGGCGAGGTAGTAGCGTTTATTCTTTACCGGGCGTTTGGCAGAGGTGGTTCCCTGGTTGCGGGTTTGGACACTCACGGCCTTGAAGTTACGCCACGGGCGTTCGGGGTCAAAGTAATAGAGCGTGATGTATATCTTCGTACTGGTGGAAGTGGTGCCGTCCAGTGCTTCTATATCGGAGCCTTCATAGGGGCATTCGACAATGTAAGGCATACCGCGTGAATAGATTTCGGCAGCCGACGGGCGGCTTTGGGTACTACCCTCGGCTGTCTGGCTTTTAAGGATGTCCTCAAAGGCGTATTCCTTCACCATTACCTCTGTATCGGTCAGACGGACAAGGTAGTTCTTGAACGCCTGTGCCCATTCCATATAGGAGTTCCAGGCCATCATGTAATAAAGATACAAATCACCCAGTTTGCCATCCATCGTTATATACTTGGTCTGAATCAGGGAGCCGCCGCCCGGAACATAACCAAGGCAGGCGACTTCCTCACCGCTGAGGAAGAGTTTCATCATGGAATACCGTGTGCCGTCACGTTCAACGTAGTTGCTTGCAGGTTCAACAACCACGGCTACGGTTATCTTTTCACCCTGTCGATAGGCGCGTTCTTCACGACGGGAAACGCCATTGTTACAGAAGATGCCGACCACCCGGCCGGTGACATAGAAGCCGGCACCGGACGTTTCGTCATAGCAGCTAAGGAGCAGGGCATCATCATCGGTCACGTTCTTGGAAGCGAAAGCGAACTGGATGGCGGCACCGTTGGATTCGATGGACGAGCCGGCAAACGGGGCATGGTTTAATGACACGCCCACATTCTCGGCTACGCGAAGGCAGTTCTCACCCAAGAATGTGCCAAAACCGTTGGTAGTCCAGTTGGCACCGTCCACTTTCATTTCATAATTACCGCTGACAATGCTATGGTCAGTTTCCTGATTGGTACGGGATGAGAAGTCAAAGTTATAGATGGCGCCTTCTTTTATGGCGGCGTCAATGGCGGAACCGCTAACTGTCACCCGGACAGGTTCGCTAGTCACGTCCTTGCATACGGCAGTATAGTTGACCGTATCGGTGCCGTCAGCCTTGTAGCCCTGCAGTTGTTGTTTGACCTGATAGGTTTTGTTACGACTGGCAGCAATTTGTGTTACCTGCACGTTATTGGCTTTCACGCTGACGGGTGAAGTCATTTCCAACGGGTCATAACAGGCAACATCAAGTTCTACGGTTTCGTACAGTCGGACTACTCCACCGTTTTTATCATCGTATCTCAAGGCGACAAGAGGTGTGGAACTATTCGGGTCAATTACCATGACAGCCGTGTAGATGACATTTCCTTTCACTCCGGATGCGACATCCGTTCCTTGGATGCGCAAGGGATAGGTACCGTGTTCTAGGCCGAGGGAAGCAGGGCGGATTACAACGGAGTGCGAGTAGTTGTCATTTACAACGGTGGTAGACAGGGATTGCCATTCACCATTAATCTTGATGTCAACCTGGGCACTGATACCTTTATCAGAGGTGTTGTTTCCGAACTTATAGAGTGGAAGGCTGAAACTTTCAGTTGTCGGAGTAAGCAGAGTTTCAGGGGTATAGTTGAGCACCTGCACACAGGTACAGGTAATATCAACAGCTGTTACATTGACATTCTTGGAACCGGTGTTGCCGCTTTCGTCAGTGGCTATCAGCTTGAATTTCCGAGTACCGGCAGCCGTAAAGTATGTGGTGAAGTCCAGTTCAAAGGAGAAGTCCTTCATGTCACCGGAAGATGCTTTGTTGACGGTTTCAGTCCAGACGGTAAGCCCGCTTTCACGGTCTACGAGTTCCAGTTTCTCAATCAGGTTGTCAGAGGATTCGACACCGTTCGAGGTCACGGAACGAATGGCGGCAAAGGTTCGTAGCGTGGAGCCGTAAGAGCCATAGACAGGTGTCGACTGGAAAGCAATGGCAACAATGGTACCACCAGTTTGACCGCCGCCACCCGTGCCGATAGCGAACTGCACTTCATCGCCAAGGGTTTCACCGGCAGCGTTCTTCATCTGAAGTTTTACAATGCCTTCTGTTTCCACGTTTACGTCGAGGTTAGCCGGAACATAGGCATAGGCGCCACCAGTTGAAAAGGCGTCCTTTCCCCCTTCCGCCGGTTCATCGGAAGTTTCAAAAACGGAACCGCCACCACCATTCCCGAAGGGTTTCCAAAGAGAAGGGGTCGCAAAATCGGACACAGCACCCTGGAACTGCCGGGTTTCCATTTCATACTCGCCTGTTTTGTAAGTAATGATGAGACCCGTTCGCTCATATTTGACGCCAGATTCCTGTTGATAGGAGACAATGGCGGCAATAGCGGTTTCAAGGGTATAGTAGCCGTCTTTCAATGGGCGGATCTCATCAACAATGACGATGGGGTGTGTTACATCGTCAGCGGGCGTGCCGCTCTTCATATCCTCAAGGGCTTGCTTATCCTCGGCGGACAAAAGGCCGGCTTGTTCAAGGGTAGCAGAAGGCAGACGGAAGCTGTCATCCGTTTCTTTACCGGTTGTTTTGGACACTTTCTTAAAATACACATCGAGATAGGAAGCGTCAGACAGGACGGAGAAAGAACCCGGTTTGATTATATCGGAAGGGATATTTTTCATTGTATCTTCCAAAGACTTTCCACGGTTGCCGGGGAAAGCTTCTTCTTCACCTTCCCCAAGAGACAACGGTTCAGGCAGACATTCAGAAGGAACTTTACTTTCTTCGTTCAAAGGAGCGATACCGTTCGCTTTTCCTATCCTTTCCTCAAAGTCATTTATTACAGAAGTCCATTTGCCCCATGCAACACTCTCATTGGAAACAATACCTATTCGTGAGATTGTACAAACTGTACCTAAATATACACCTTCGGCATTGTCTGACATGGTAGCCAGTTGTATACACGAAGTGAATGATTGACAAACCTTATTAAGCTCCAACCGTTCAATTTGTATATTTACAGGAATCTTAGACGAATCAACAGACAAAATACACCGATAATTCCCAATAGAAGAATCCCCGGAATACATTGTTTTTAATTTATCTTTAAAGCTACCAATAGTAGTAAAAGAGCCAATACTTTTAAATGGGTCAGTCAAAGGATTGGATTTATCAGACACTCCTGTTATACGTTTCAATAACTCGGCGTCTCCATCCGATAAATCTTTTGCAATCTTATTGACATTCTCCACTAATGCATCAAAATCACCATTCACCATTTTAGCAATGGTACTTGAAAGTAAATCAATAGATATTTTCCGACCGCCACTAACTTCAACGTACATATCTTTGGATAGCTCTGTTGTATCAGTCAGTTGCTCTATTGTAAGACTGTTTGTCTTCAACGCTTGTAACACAAGGCTAATAATCTGTTGTTTTTCTGTTTCTGTCATAATTCTCTTTTTTAATCATTTTCATATACCCATACAAGCTCAATGGTCATACCAAGATTATCTATGTCGCAATCATAGACATTATCAAGATAAAGTTGGAACTCCTTCAGAGCACCAATATCTCCACCGTTAATACCTTTCAAGACACATACACCATCCCTACTGATTACACTCCCTTCAATGAGGTTAGTATACGAATCTCCTTTATATAGTACAGCACGCAAATTTATCGAACCGTTGTCCAAATCGTTCTTTAGTCTATCCAGTCCATTAACTGTAAGTTTACCGTAACCTCTTCTACCAATATACTTGTTATCTATGTCAGTCGTCTTGATTGCAATCAAATCCCAATATGAATTTTCATCAACACCTGGGTGATGAATACTGTTGACAGTAACCATAGTATCACTATTAATAGAAACTCCAGTATTAGGAATAGCCTTAGTCATATTGATATATGCTCCGACCTCTGCAACCCCACTTTCTGAACCATACTTGATACTACGCATTCCTTCATCATCTGCTATCCTATAAGCACCGCTTTGTACACACCTCATAGCAAGCTGGTTATTCCATTCCAAAACAGGATTCATCGTTCTTACCTTCTGTAACATTTGATTGAACACAAAACTCTTCAATCCCTCTATTTGCTGGTTAAGTTCCGGAACATTACTTTCCTTTCTGGTATATCGAACACCATCAAAGTAGACGTAATTACAGCATAAGACACGATTCAATAATTCAGCAAGCCACACAGGGCATCCCATCCCATTTCCAAGCGTGAATAATACTGTTGTATATTCGTGGCTGAATAGCTCAACAATATCCTCATCAGAGGTCACGAACTGCTCATTATCCACACCGAACGTCCATCCGTTATCTTTGAAACCACCAGGAACGCGAAAATCAAAAAAGTATTGCATCCCATCTATCCACCAGACAGCATCAAGACGCTGCTTATTATCTTTCATTGAATACTGAATAAGGCTGGTTTCTGATAACTCACATTCATCGTCCGTAACTTTAAAAATCTCACTCGTATTCCCATTAACTGTTACAGTATAGTATCCACATGGAAGCAATGAAATGTTATAGAAATAAAGAATCTTATCATCATTCATCTTCCATGAGCTTAATGATACAGGTGTAGATATATTACTTAAAAGATTATTAATGTAAACAATAGGCTCCTGCTCTCTGGGCGTCAAAATCAATTCAACAAAAATCCGGTCTGTACGTGCAAATAACTGCACATATTTGCTCTTCGCTCCAAACTTATCGGTAGACGGAGAAAAAAACAGTGGGGTAAACGGGCTTATAATCATATTCTAGGCTTTTGTTATTGAACGGACAAATAAATCATACTTCACTCCCTCATTTCTCTCAACCACACTACTCACCTCTTTGATGTAACCTTCGTAAACAAGGCCACCTTTTTGAATCTTAATCGTTCCATCATCTGTTTGTGGAATATCCTCATCAAAGGTTGTAAATGAAACATCTCCACAAGTGACCAAATGCTCTTCAAGTATAAAGTCATCAGTTAATTTCACATCATTGACTATAACATTGCTATTCCCATCCGAAGAAGCATAATGAAGAGAATCAGCGAACATGCCAATATACTTAGCATTAGCTTTCAACATAGCTTTCTGCCAATACATAACATTAAACATTGCATCAGGATTTAGAACACCTGCAATCTTCCAATCCGCATTCCTTTCTAGTACATATTCCGCTTTCCCAATAACCTTATTATAAGCGAGCATTGCGCCAACGATAAACACATCATTATCACTTTCGTTATCAGTAGAACTACTTCCCCTTTTCTGTGACACGATTTCCAAGCCATAAGCATCTGCACGATAAGGACTCACTAACTCTAGTGTATTGTCTGTTACTTGCAATCCAGTAGTATATTCAGCAGTAAATCGAAATTCATCACGACCATTCAAGCATTCATAATCAACTTTATCATAACCAACTTTAACTCGTGCATATATCCTAGAACTGTCTACTTTAAATTGAAAATCTGAAATGCTTCTTGATATATTCTTATTACCATTAAAAGTAAATAAGCTGTCACGATGGACAAACTTTACAATATCCCCCTCAATCTTCTGAACAAAGCCAAAACAGGCTTCCATCCAGTCTACAAACTTCGTATATGAGGTATATAATTTAGCAGACAATATCCCACGAATACTTTCGGCAGCCAAAATAAGGCAATTGTCCAACCGATTGTCTACACCGGAAGCTATCTCGCCTTTTATACCCCCTTTACCACCATTCATACTTTTGAGCAAACTATTCAGAACAGTAATAGGTTTTACCACATCTATATTGATAGGTGATGCTATTGAAGTCCATTTAACCTGTAGTGAATATTTAGAAAAATACACCTTTCCAGGTCCGTTAACATTCATATTACCTATCGGATCATGTATGACAAATTGAAGACATTCACCATCTTGAAGGTCTATTGCATAAACATCCCGATATTGTTCGGGTCTATAAGTGTCTTTTTCTGTTGTATGTGTATTTCCTGAATAATCGGTATTTATCCAACTCGCAATAGTGCTTGTGGTACCGTTCCCATCAACTTTAGCAAGTGTCAACATTACATCTCCTCTGCCTAAATAAAAGTTGAATTCGGGAGTTATATATACCTTGACTGGTTTATGCGCCCTTAAAAAAGCAGGTACAGAAGTATCTAAAGTCACAGAATTTATTTCTACAGGACTATCTGATTCTGGTAAGTCTTTTTCTACGACTTCCAATGGAAGAGACTGGAATATAGTTTTTCCTGTTATATCTCTTGAGAAATCAACATATTGCCCTCCATCTTCTAAAGAGTATCCACCACATATATAGTTCGCGTAGTAATTAAACGGTAGTCTATCATAATAAAGCTGATATACATCTTTTATCTCATCTACCGAATATTCGTACTGCGTTCCTTTGTTAGCCTTTATGATATTAGCGACACTATCATCTATCGAATTAATAGAAACAGTATTTCCATCATAGGTCAATGAACCGAAATCCAGTCGGCAACTGAAGAATTCTTCATAAGTATGAGAATTAGTTATAGTATAAACAGTGATACTAGCATTAGAAGCCAGGTATTTGCTCAAATACTCCTCCAATATGAGATCATAGGCTTCTCCCACAAACTGGAATTTTGAAGTAAAGGTTCTAGTTATTCCTTCAAGTCCGGAGCGTTTACGGGAAAACTTTATTTCATCCCAATTCTGAATACAAGATTTGGGAATATCATAAGAAATACTATCAACGGTAAGTACATATTTACAAAGCATTTTAACTCCTTTTGAACGTTCACGAGCAAATATATAGAAAAAGCCAACCGGTTTCCCGATTGGCTAAATTCTTGAAAATCATGCTTTGCTAAAATGCAATATAACTATCTGTTTTTCAAAACAATATCTATACCAAGGAATAAAAAGGACTTTTCAATGTCCTACATACTAATCTTTCCCTTTTAAAATGTCATAGAAATGTTCTACAGGTTAAATATGCATTATAAAAACAATTATATTAATGCAGAAACAGTACGTACCCCTTTAAATAGTTTCCCTAGTTCCTTATGTTTAGTAAAACACCAACCATGAACTTTTAAAAATAAATCTAATTCTGCTTGTTTAGGTTTAGCCGTATATGCTCCTAATACATTCTTCCTATTTGTTTTAAATTCAATATCTGACAATTTTATTGCCGGTATATTGCAAATTGTATATATAAATGGAGAATCAATTAACTGATATATTACCTTATATATTTCAGGAGGAATGTAATATGCATATTTCACTAGAATTTCTCTTCCTCCATCTATCATTCTTTGATTCTCGGAAAGTAAATATCTTTCCCAAGATATTTTTGGGGTAACAGGAGCAATAGCATCAAGTTGCAAAGAATCATAAATTCTTCGAAATTCATCTTCCAAGAAAATACCTTTATCTGTTTTAGGGGCATAATATCCACAATCACGGTAAGCCGTTTGCCAAAAGCTAATAAATTTATTACACCAAAGAGTTACATCATTATATGCCGCAAACTCAAGCGGTTTTTTCTTTCTAACTTCAATTCTTCGATATAATCTATCAATTACCAAAACTGTCAGAGCAGTCGTGCTCACATTTACAAAAAGGCTTATTCCTATATTATTAACAAGTTCTTCTTCTCTCAACATCAATACAAAAGAAAAAATCAATAGTGATAATATCACTAATATTATCATTTTATAGTCATTCCAAAAATCTTTCATATCTATTCTTTTCAAAAATATATCTATTAATCCAACAATAATTTATTCACCAACTCACCCAATAGCATTAAACTCGGATATATTACAAATATAAGTTTTTTTTGTATATCCACATAGAATATACTTCCATAATTCATTCTATTGCTATAAATTTACAAATATAAAGACCCTCAAATTTTGTAATTCAGAACACTTTGCAGGTTATTATGAGCATATATAAGTTACCATTTTGAAACCTTACTCATTATTATCCTATTTCTTGAAGTATAAGCTTCCTGCCAGAAGAAATACGACTTCTTACAGTTCCAACAGGAATGTTCAGGATTTCACTTATCTCATCATAAGAATATCCACTAGCATAATACATCACACTATCAATACAACGGGATTTTTTAGCACACCGTTGTATTGTGGAAACCAAATCATCAAACAGTATTGAATGAGCTGTACAGTTAGAAATGGCACTTCCGTCTACCATATCAAGCCCTGTAAAATGTATAAGGGAATTTCTATTGTATCTTATTATATAAGTATTCCTCATTATAATAAGGCACCACGGTTGAAGTGGTTTAGAACAATCAAATTTATCACGATTCACAAGTAGCTTATAAACTGTATCACCGGCTAAGTCTTCAGCATCTTGCATGGAACAGCAGAATTTTCTTGCCACCTTTAATATCCAAGGATATATTTCTGATAATTCCTTTTCAAAGTCCATTGTCAGCCCTCCTTATTAGGTGTATCTTCGGTTCGCCATTAATGCACCTTTCCACGTATTCCCGGTGCATGATACTTTGCTCGTGCATTTCCTTAGCAGAACGCTCGATTGAACTAATAAGAGTGCCTATATCGGGGGGCAATAAGGCAATCATTTTTTTTACCTCGGACACTTCTGCTGTTATCCGATTACACTTCGTCTCTAATGTACGTAATTCTGACAATAAAACATTGTATAAATGCCTATTTATACAATGGATGCTGTTTTTTCTATTCATAAAAAAGTCGTTTGTGATTCTAAAGGAGATGTACAAACGACTGTATGAAATAATTCGCTTTAATTAAAAATTAATCGAATTACAGCATATATGTAAATACCAATATTATCATGTGCTTCTTTTTCTGAACGATATTTCAACATCGGCTTGATGAACAATATTTGCGTAGACAGCAGCATTAATTACACGGGAATCTATACTCATTTTAAAGAATGTCATTAGAAAAGCAATCTCGGCATCGAAAGAAGAACGAATTTGTTCAGGAGTAACCTTATTTCCTTTATGTTCCTCACTGCGTCTTTCCTCATTCCGTTTTTGCTCAAAAATTGCAGAATGAAGCAAATAGTCAATCTTCGATGTTACCTGTTCATCACTCATATTCCGAGAATCTACATTTAGTTGTTCCAATACCTGACGAACATCATCATAAAAGCCAAGAGAAACAAGAGTCTGACATATACGAAGGCTCAATAGTTTGGCACGTTCTTTCAGCATATCCTCCTTGTCCATTACCATAGCCTTCATATTTGAAGGATTAACAATACTTCTGTATTCAATGAGCAATTTAGATGCTATCTCTTTAAGCGTGCTCTCTGACACAAATTCGCGATCCGAAAGCAAACAAGCATAGTTTCCGCATGAAAGTTCAATGAAATCACTCAATGTTATCTGATTTAATCTTTCAATCATGGCTATTTCAGTTTAGATAACTTATACAGTTCAAATTCACGGTTAGAAGCATCTTGGCGTTGCATTTTTAGACTCTTCATCAAAAGGAAATTTGTTCTATCAACCCTTTTTTCTAATCGGGAATAATCATTGAAAACAATGGTGTCACCGGAAGAAGATGCAAAATATGTCGGTGAAAATGTGGGAAAGTCCCAATCCGGTATATCAAAATTAGAGATATCTACCTTATCAACATCAGGAAAGACTTGCGCACCTTTAGGAATATCAACTAAAGTTGGAGTATCAGGAGTAATCCATGCTTTTCCAGAATACATGATAACTTCATGTTTACCGGCATCACCAACTAAAGCGGCACCGCCGGGATGCCTATCATTACCTTGAGTACCGTCTGCATAGGAAGGAATAGGAGTTGCAAGAATAGTTGCAACCTGAATTGCTCCCATGGCACCAATAACAATAGATAAAGGAATATTCGGTAAAGCTTCAGTTATTGCCAGTGCAGTGGCTATTCCAGCTTGAGCGACACTAGTCGCCTTTTCCCAAATGGCTTGTTTACGTGCCATTTCTTGTTTTTGTTTTTCAAGTTCAGCATTCTTAGCTTCAGTTCTTTCCTTGGCCGCACGCTTACGAGCTTCTGCTTCTTCTTCGGAGATTGCTCCCGAATCAGCTAGATTCTGTATTCGTTCTACATCCTTATCATATTTCTCATCATTAGCTTCCTGCTCTTCTTCTATTTTCTGAATCTGACCATCATAAATAGTAGAGACTAGATCACCAATAGCACCCACTGCTTGAGATGCAGTTTGAAGCCATTTTTTCAGATTCCTCTGACGTTCTTTCTGTGCTTTCTCATCCGCTTTAGTAACTTTATTGATAGCATCTATTTCCGCTTCTGCTTCTTGCTGGGAAAGGTCCGCTTTCAATTTCTGTAACTGCTCTGCAATCTTTGCCCTATCCTCTGCACTCAAATTTTCGTTTCGAAGTTCCAACTCCAACGCATCAATTGCAGCTTCGGTTGTTTTACGTACATAATCTAATTTTAACTGATACTCAAGTTCTGCATACTCTTGCTGGGTTATTTCCTTAGAAGCTAACTGTTTTTTAAGAGCAAGCGTATCCATAACATATGCAGCATCCCGGATTTCCTGCTCATGCGCTGCATTCTCTGCTATTAATTGCACCTGATCGGATGCATGTCTTTCGTAAAGTTCTTGTTTCTTTTTTGCATATTTGTCGTCAATGAGAAAAACATCTTCACCTGTTTTCTCTGCTGCATCAATTTCTGCTTCACGTTGCAATTCCAACTGGTGCAATTTCAAATCAAGTTCTTCCTGGGACCCCTTTTTTACAACAGCAAGAGCGTTCTCAACATCCTTCTTCTCACGATCAGAATTATACTTAATAGTAAACTCATCTAGCTTTTCCTGCATTTCCTTAGCTAAATTCTGACGTGTAGCAATTTCCTCTTTGCTATTACCCTTGACGGCAGCAATCTTCTTCGAGTAAGCAACACCAATTTTAGCAAGTTCTTTCTCCAGTCCCTCATCCATAAGAGCTAGTTCTGACTCCTGATAAGTTTCATGAATTTTCAGCTTCTCTTTGAGAGCTTTTTCCTGTTCACGTTTTTCTTTATCAGTAAGGACTGTTATACCTGAACCATTTTTGTCGTTACCCTTTGGACGGAACTTTTCTGCAATCACATCAAGTCCACGATTAAATTCATCGCTAGATGCTATTTTGAATAAGTTTTTAGAAAATTCCAACTGAGCCTTATCCGCTTTTTCTGCTTCCGATGTGTAATAGCCAAACATTTTAGCAGCACCATTCTTTATCCAAGACATATCTTCAAACTCTGATGTTGCATATTGAGCACGAGTTTTCATCCGTTTTAAAGCTTCTCTCTCTTGGGCCGTTACTTCAATACGTTTATTTTTCATTTGAATAACAGCTTTTGTGTATGCTTGTTCCTCTGTATCACCAGCATCAATAAGCCTCTTATATTCTGCCTGAAAATCTTTTTCTACTTCCAATAACTTTTTGTTCGCATCTTTTTTTGCAAGTGTTCTAAAATTATAATCTATCTTTTCTATTTTTTCTTCAGGAGATTTCAAATCATTGGCGATACCTCTTATTTTATCAGCCATCCAATTAAGAAACTCCTTAGCAGGTCCCGTTGACTCGGAGAAAGAAAGCATAAACGCTTCCCATGCTGAAGATAAGTTAGCAAGAGCTCCATGAACATTATCTCCCATCGTGTGAGCCATATCGCCCAATTCACGTTCTACACCAGTAATCTGTTCTCTAAGTGGTAATATTTTATCAACAGCGGTGAGAAAGGCATTAAAAGCGGCAACACTACGCTTATCAGTTAATTCAAGAGTAGTATTCAAGTCTACCCCTTTTTCTTTTAGCGATTTCAATCCTTCAACTAACTCAGGCAATGTTTTAACGGGCTTACCTAACGCCTTTGCCAGCTTTCCATTACTATCAGCTAAATTTAGAAAAACATTACGGGTAGCAGTAGCAGCCATTGAAGCATCAAAGCCGGCATCCGATAATTTACCCAACAAAGCCAAAGTATCTTCAATACTGAAATTAAAGGCTTTTGCAACCGGTCCAACAATTGGTAATGCAGTAGCGAGATATGAAAACGACAATGCGCTTTTGGTTGTTGCGACAGCCATCGCAGACACATATCTTTCAGTTTCTCTTGTATCAGCATTAAACATACGAAGAGAAGCACCTGCCAATGAAGCCGCATCTGCTAATTCTGCCCCGGTAGCTTGTGCAAATTTTAGAACGTGCTCTGTTGCGTCTAATATTTCTTTTCGAGTAAAACCTAGTTTAGCAAGTTCTATTTGCAAATCCGTAGCTTCGGATGCAGTGTATTTCGTTGTAGCACCCAAACGTTGAGCATCCGCAGTTAACTCCTTCACTTTATCAGAAGTGGTTCCTAATATTGCAGCAAGCCTACTATTAGCTAATTCAAATTTAACAATATCACCTACTCCTTCACGCAGTTTTGTAAATAAAGCAACAACTCCACTAACAACAGCTTGTGCACCAATATATCCAGCAGCCCACCCTTTCAATCCTGCACCAACTTTGTTTAGCCCAGGAGCCATCTCCGTTTTAAGCATCATTCCAGCATTCCGGGCAATAATTCCCATGTTCTGCATGGACTTATTACCGTTCTGTATTTCAATCCATGCAGCCTTCACTTCTTCCCGGTATGCACCAATTGTCATTTTCTGTTGACTATATCGATCGGAATTTCGCTTTATGTAATCAGTGTTGATTCCAATAGTAGAATTAAGACGGGCAAGTGTACGAATATAGTTTTCATCCGTATCTTTCAAAACATCAACAGCCTTTTGCAGCTGCTTATTCATTTCCTTTGCTTGTGAACGGCTATGTACTTCCTGATTAGTCAAGGTAATAGCAGTTCTGATAAGTTTTAAACGTTCTTCTTCAGATAAAACAGCTTTCTTACGAGTAGTATTACCGGCATTCTGCGCTTTTGTCAAGTTAGCTTCCGCTTTAGCAGCCTTTTCCAAGGACGCAGCATTATCCGAGTTTGCCTTGGTTAGTTTCTTCAATTCAGCAGCAGATAATTTCTCTACATTTAGCTTTTCCTCTATCTTCTTACTGACAGTTTGAGTTATTTCAGACTGTTTTCTAAGAGCCTCGGTTAATTCAGCAGATGCAGAACCAGCCGTTTTTGCTTGAGTATTATAAAGATTACTCAACTTTTCAAGATCAGCAACGCCTTCTACATTTAGTTTCAAACCTTTTGCTAATTCTTTGGCCGCATTAACATAATCAGCCCTCACACGCTCAATAGTATTATCAAGCTCCACCAATTTCTGCAAATCGTTCTCATCAACGAAATCTTTTAATTTTAAATCTGCCATAATTACAGGTAATGTCTATATTCAACAATCTTTCCTTTTATCTCAACTCCTAGTTTATCAAAAGCATAGGTACCATCTTCTTTCTGATAAACGACATACATGCAACCATCCAAGACAGCTGCTTTCTTTGCAAGATCACTGATACGTTCCAGTTCACTCTGCATCTTTTTTATTTCGCAACTACAAGCCATTTTCTACAGATATCCACATTCTGAAAAGAAACGTTCCATCCAGGGACGGAGATACATAATATTAAAGTACTCTTTAGCTGTATCACCAATGCCTAAAATCTGCTCACCGTATTTCTTCTCAATAGAACTACCGTCCGTAAATCCTTTCGTTGAGAATCGAAGCCCGGAATCAATTCTATCGGCAGTTATGCTATCATAGAAAGTACCAGTAATAAAGAGGTTAGGTACCTCAATCGGACGCGGTGGCAAATAAAGCATCTCACTTCTAAGAGGTGGAGTTATCCTCTCCTTCCATCGTTTATATTGTTCCGCACGGTTCTGCCAGGGACCGGGCTCGTTAAAATAGGTGTCAGTATCATAATCAGGATTCAATAGATGTTCAGTACCGTCCAGACCGGAATATAATTGCTCCTGAATACAATCAACGAGCACATTCTTATGTTCTTCCATACACCTAATACATTCCTCTTCAAACCCGGATGCAATGGAATGAATAACTCTATGTAATTCATCAAAATCTGCCATACAGTAAAAATATAACGGGCTGGGCTGTAATCACACCCCAGCCCGTCGGTTACTTAGTTATCGCATCGTACACTTCCGAGAGCTTCTTCTTACGGTCAGCTTCCTTCAGTTCCTGCCACACGACTTTAATGTGTGCATTAATAAACTCTTCCTTCGTCATGCCCTTCACAGCAGCTTCGACGAACGTAACATTATCTACCTTCATGACACCTGCTCAATACCTCTGATTCCTTTTTCATACAATACAGAAGGAGCTTTCAACGAAGGAACCGCCCCGGCTTTAGGAACAATGGTAATGATACCATCCGAATACGTAGCAGAAGTTACGTTATTCATAACTTCAGCAGCACCATCAGCAATAAGACTGCCAAATTCTTCTGTACGGTCATAACCACCAACAACTTCAACTATTTTGTAAGTATTTTCGGCCTCCAACTTTTGAAACACAACATCAACCAAGCCTTTAACGAAATTCTTGGGATTGAAGTCTAACTGCACGTAGTCAAAGTGCAATTGGCTGTCTTCCACATCTTCATGTGAAAAACTAACAGTCATCGCAGACTTAGCACTACTGGTCGGGTACTGTGTCACGGTCGGATAAACAGTAGACATCGGAATACCGGCAAGGATATCAGTGTCATCATTATAACCGATCAACATATTATCCTGATTCCAAAAGTAAACGTCCCATCCTTTATTGGCACATTTCAGAAGCTGGGCATTCAAAACCTCATCAAATTTCTTCAAAGTGAAGGTGTCTGTTTGAGCGCTTAGCCCGTTGTATTCACTTGCACCGTACCCTACAGGATTAACTTGAGGCTCTCCACCATTCTTGGCATACTCCAGGAATGGCAAAATAGGGTAAATACGCCCGGGACGGTCTGCATGGCACAATTCGAGCAACTTCTCACCTGTTATATCAGCAGGGAGTTTGACACCATGTTCTGTCAAGATAGCACCTTTGACCTTTTTCCAGTCAATGCTACAAGCAGAACTACCAGTGTTCATCCGGGAACCCTTACACGTTCTAATCTTTCTCATTTTCTTCTACAATTAAGATTATTAATTTTTATTTCCATCGAGCGTATATTTATGGCATCAATCGGCTCGCTCACAGCCTCACCGGAATCTGTATAGGCTCCGTATCTGCCATATGAATAGTTTTCTGAATAACTATGTTTCACTTTTTCGTCATAGTCGCAGTCGAACCGAGAATCTTCATATAATACTTCCAATAAACGTTTATAGATTGGCCGAAGGATATTTTTAAAAGATGTGGTTCTGCGCATCTCATTGCTCCACTCTTTACAAGAAGAACATGCTATAATTAACGAAACCTTTGCTTTTGAAAAATAATCCGCGTCACCTCTATCCTCACTAATTGGAGTGAATAGTGCAACCAATGGAAACTTCCTTTCAGACTGGGCAGAAGACTTACTGTATTCATCTAAAATATCTTTGATATATTGACTGCTACCGAAGATGTAATTCAACCTTGGGGACTTCACAACTTTAGTTCCCCCTTTCCCATTTGGATAGAGGATTTCAAGCCCTTCTGGAAGTTCCTTTACAATCTCCTCAAACAGTTCTGTTATATCTAAATCTATCATAAATTGAAAGCATTAATTGGGGTCAAAAGATTCTTGGTTATTTGCACATCGAAAGGACAATCATTCGACATAGCCCATTCAACAAACTGTTTATTCTTCTCTACCATGCTATTCCATGTGCTTACTTGTCTCTTCAAAGGAGCTACATATTCATTAGCACATTTCAAACGGACAAGCCCGGTTATTGTAGCCTGGGTGTTTGCGTCACGAAGAATATGATAAAAGACATAGTCAGCGAACGGTTCACACAGCTTCTCGCATAATACTGCATATCCGGACTGGGGGGCTTCCTTCTCTTCTGAAATATCAACTTCATCTGAAGAATCTTCCTTTTCCCGTTCAATAAGCTCCAAATAATCTGTGATAGCTTGGGAAAGAGTCACACCAACAACATTCCGGAGAAATTCGGGCTGAAATGCCTTAATATACCCATTTATCACCTCATTCACAGCAAGAGATTGGGGCGAAGGCATTTCAGCGACCGAAACATTCTCAATATGCCTGGGACCTGACATAAAATATGAAACATCAATCAACATAGCGATAGTTATTTAGAAGTCTTGCTTTTCCCGGTTTTCTTTTCATCTTCCACGGAAACGGCTTTATCATCTGTAACAGTTACCTCCTTGGCATCTTCCTCTTGCAAATCTTTTGAATCGGCAACCGGAAGATTCTTTTCATCAGAAGGCACCTGTACTTCAAGTTCTGCAATGCGAGCTTTCATTGTTTCACGCTCTTCTGTCAGTTCAACAATTGTCTTATCTTTCTCTGCAATGGATGCAGTAAGCCTGCCAATCTCTTCATTTTTCTCTGCAAGCATACATTCCAATGTCTTTCGGGCATCTTCTTCTGTAACAAGACCACATTCGGAAATAGGGATGAGTTGAATCATCCCTCTATTAATCCGAATGCGTTGCTCTTTAAGCACATTGGTTACATCCTTATCGTTACCTCTAAGTATGTAATCCATAATCCTACGCTTTAGTTATTGCAGTCTTCAATGCGGCCAAATCCCCATAAGCGAAAGCCCACGGCATATAAATCGGGAAGATAACTTCTTCTTGTGCCATCAGCACAACCTCATTGCAAAGCTTGGTCTCCACATCTTCAGCCCATTCAAGTGTCAAAGTGGTATAATCAACCAAATTTGCGGCTTGGTTAAAGTCACCTAAAAGATACTTACCTGGAAGAATACCACCATACTCGATAATCGGACGACCGGCAATATATTTCACCCCATCAACCATTTTAACGATACCAAGATTACGTCCTGTCGTATCTTTTTCTGATTCCATACCGTTAACAGTCATTGGATTAAGAATAATAGCATTCGGAAAATACTGGGCATATGTCATTGCGGCGAAAGCTGTTTTCACTACATCTTCAGAGTTGGGTTCCTCAATGTTCTTAAAGCCGGCTTCATGAACACTGAATGTCATTTTATCCGTAGCCGTTTCAGCACCGGAGAACGCGACACCAGGAATAAGGATACGACCATCTTCCATTTTCACAAGAGCGTGTGTTTTGTTCAGTTCTGTAAGAACAGCGGCGCCAGCGAACGTGATACTCATTCCATCAAGAATCAAATCCTGTGGTTCTGCAAACTCTACAATCACATCCTTATCACCGTTATATCCGGTAATAGCTTTTACAGCACCAGCGGCACCTGTAACAATGGCTGTACTAATAATCTTCTCTACAGAAGTCACCCCAGTATTATTAATAATACCAAGCAAATTCTCACCATTACCGTCACCAAACAAAATGTTCCAGTCTTCTGCCATCCAAACAGCTTCAGGAAGCATGTTCAAGATGTAGGAACGAATGTACACTCTTGATTTCAACATACGTTTTGAGATACGGATATGAGTACCAAGGCGCTTAGTTCCTGTCTGTATCTCTTTTACCTTGATACTTGATTCCGGTAAACGACCGTTCTCTGTTACAAAACGGGCATTGCGGTTGAAAGCATATACTTGCGCATAGGCGAGTTGAGGATATGCAGGATCAGCTGTCAGCGTCGTTAATACATCACGCATATGCAACTTTTTGTTGGCAACCTGAGTCACAACACGTTTCTGTTGTTGAGTAATCAACAAATCACCGGTGTAATTGTCAGTCATGGAAACGACATCTTTCAAGGAGAAGCCGTCAAATTCTCCTGATTTGCGTGTTTTTCCTTCTGCGAAATCTCTGAATTTTTCAGAATCAAGCATCTCGTTCAACTTCTCATCGAACTTGTTGATAGCATTCATAGACAAGCCCTTTTGTTTCATTTTCTCAATACTTTCTCCAAGGGTCTTTACCTGGGCAACGAGTTCTTCATTGTCTTTAACCAATTGCTGAAACTTCTCATTGTCATAGGATTTCAGCAATTTATTAATATCGTCAAACTGTTTTGATACCTCATCCGGTGATGCAATTCCTTCAAGGGACTTGTTTACTACTTCACACATCATGCCGACGATGTTTTCCATAAACGCCTTCTGTTCTGCCGGCAAGCCGTCCGTTTTCAGATTAAAATCTGATACTGTAAATTTTCTAATTGGCATAAAATTTAAATTTTAAGTTATTTATTCTCGAAACAGCTATTCAAACTCTTAAAATCGAATAAAGTGCCATTATCAGCGGCTTTAATCGTCACTTCATCGTTCCCATTTTCCCCGTCATTCTTTTCTTGAGTGTCAACAGACGGCTCATTTTTTCCGGTGGTATCTTCAGAAGTGTTTTGCAGAATAGCATTCGAACGATATACTTTTCCCCAACAGTGGGGACATCTTACATAATTCATAAGGTCTTGTAGACCCTTTTGAGAAAATTCTTTCTTTTCTGATTTGACAGAATCAATAAGAGAAATTACTTGGGTTCTAATCTCCGGAGTGAGCTTCTCCATTTCTTCCCTTACAATGTCCTGTGTTATCCATCTCTGATAATCAGCAGCATAATCTAATACCTGTTGGGCAAAGGTATGCTCTGTTTCTGCATCATAATCAAATTGATGACCACAATGAGGACATGAGACAACGGCACCACCGTTGAGGCTCTTCAGTAATAAACTTAATTCCATATCGTATCCTTTTAAACGTTCATCACTATATCCATGCTGCAAGAACGCTTTCCGAACGAAATCAACAGCCTCCTTTACCTGGTCGGCAGTAGCAGACTTAATATTCACAAGGAAAGTCTGGGGATTACTCCCCCAACTTGTCAATGTTGAATATTCCATCATACGCCATTCAAGCACTTTACAGGGATCAACAGAATCTCTTTTAATGGCCTTGACCCCAATAGAATGTTCAAGTGTTCTGCCATTCTCTGCAAACAGTTTATAATCAGCTAACGTATCACGGCCAATCTGTTTTTCAAGATTTAACTGACCGACCATAACCAAATTACCTTCTGTTTCCTTACCACTCAACGGAACACCTAACAACTGGTCTGTACGATGATTCAGGAACCAACGCATCCGACCAATATTTTCTTTCAATGTCTTATTGAATGAGCCGGGCATAGATATGTCATTTTGTGAGTCCTTCACACCGATACCATTCACCGCAACGGTAACGATACCCTTCTCATCAACATCATTTGCCTTTGTCTTGTACTGAAGGCTTTTGATTTTCTCTTCCATCTTTTTCATCTCCACTTTTAGTGTTAAAAACTCGATTTACTTTATCCAGTTCCTCATCTGACATATCAAATTTCAATTTGTCAAACAAGGGATTTTCTATCATACTTTCACCTATTTGGGCACGCCAGTCATTGAGCGTTATAAGCCCACATGAGAATTGTTCACGACAACGTTTATTTATATTTGTCTTTACGTCCTCGGATTCTTTCAATCCTTCCTGCAAACAATCAACATCAGAGAAATCACAATCCAAATAATATCCCCCTCCTTCAAGACCAAGGAAAGCTGTAAAATCCTTGCAGAATTGTTTGGCCATAGGAATAACAGTTGAACAATATACGCTCTTTTCAGCAGTAGCCTGATTGCTAAATGTGGACTGGTCTTTTCGCGGAACAAGAACGGCAGGGATGCCGTATGCCCCTGCAATATTTATTGCATCAGCCAAAGTCTCTTCAAACGGCTGTAACTCTGCAATAGAAAGATTAGTACGAACAAAGTCAATATCTGCATCTGAAATACCATAAGGTACCTGGCCCTTCCTTACACCATACTTCTCAAAATTTTGCTTCAAAAGCTGTTCCTTTTCATCGTCAGTCAACGCTATTGAACCGGTAGCATCAGTTTTCTTACTTACAATAAAGCCCAATCCACCCCGCTTTACATAAATCACATTTCTAGCTTCATATACAGCTATTAGATTTGACATTGGCTTATTTTGGGAAGCAAGACGACTTTTGGACTTCAAGAACATAGCCCCTGAATAGAACTCTGCACTTCCGTCTCTATCATGCCATATTTGGTATGGAGGAATTTCCAAACTACCATTCCAACCATACTCCAAACGATAGCTACGAATAATATCTTCTGTTTGGGCAATACCAAACAATGGCATATTCCCGTAAACAGGTTCTACAATAGTCTTATCAGAAGGTAGCACCCAATAATTATCGCAATATCTCCATTTTTCAGCTGTAGAAAAGACATCAGGCATAGCGGCACGAATAAAGCTATTCCCTGTACACAATTTATAAATATGGTGCTGATAAATCAATTCTTTCCAACGCATCAAACAATTAGGACGACTAAGTATGCCATTCATTCGTTTATTCGCCCATACTATACTGTCATCCTTAGTTTTCTTCAATTGAAAATTAGCACCTGCAATTCGCGATGCAATATAATCGATCGGGAAAAAGACTTCAGGTATCGTACTGAATAGCGTTAGATAGTTACTGCCCGCTACAATAGGACTAGTAAGGTCCTCAATGTATGCAACTGACCATTTTTCAGCCTTGCCACTTTGAGTATCTATATCCTTATTTTCAGATGAAGTAACTATTTCAACTTCACCTTTAGTCTTAGATTTCTTTCCAAATAGATTATCAAAAAAAATATTCATTGGGTTCCTTTTTGAGCAAAACTAAGTAAAAAGGAAAACCGTTTTCCAAAACACTAAAATCTTGAAATTACGAAAACATAATATCAACAATACAACATCCTTATTTTCAATCACATATAACGCAATTCAATTCAAACCTAATTTTACAACGAACTGTACTAGCCCACTCAAAACAGCACTGGCCTCTTTTGTTTCACTATCTTTATTATAGTCCATCAGATTATTCATGAAGGCAACATATTCCGTATCAGATTCTACTTTTGATGCAGAAAAAAGAATACTATTTTTCACATAATCAGATGTTGCAGCAATACGCTTATCTACATCCGGAAACTCTTTCATTACACGAATCTCCTTGTTTGTACTAGAACGGAGTTCCCGGATAAAAGGGAAATAAGCATCTGTACATTCAATTACACATGAATCAGATTCATGGGACAAAATAGAAGAACGTATATCTTCTGTTGAAGTAGTATCCATAAATACGACATCAACAACATGCCATTTATTTCCACATCTAAACGCTTGTATAAGGACAAATTTCCCATTAACATTCGGCATCACATATAGAATCTTCTTAGTGTATTTACATTCGGTATCTGGATTGAAGAAATTAATAGTGCCATTACAAGCATACAAGTTTCTTTTTCGCCGGTTACTAAACTCTATATACTGCTCACTACACAAATCCACAACGACATATCGGAACGTATCAGACAGGTGCCCGTGCTCCTCATAAGTCTGCAAGGTAGTTTTATTCTTGACCTTAGTTTTAAGAATGGCACCGTTAGCATCTTTCTGTACGCTCATGTAGTCCTCAATAGATACCGAACATGATTCGTCAATGTATATCTCTATACCGGGAACAGTACAATCAAAAATGGCATTAACAAACTCACCGGTCATGGCAACACTCGGATTCTTGTTGCCTACCTTATCTTCAATCTCGAATCCTTCTTTCTGCAATGTATCTATGAATAAGTCCATCCAGGAACGCTTCTCATCGTCAATGCTGTTTGCCGCTTTCGTTGATGCATCACCATGTACATATAACCTATCAGAATATTGGATAGATTTCAGATACTTTGCAACAAGTTTGGAGGCTTTCTTTACTGTATTGTTTGGGCTTTCAGCGCACGTTTCATGGAATTGCCAAACCTTGGTACCAGTTGTGAAATCGACCTGCCAATATGATACACTGATATACGGAAGCACGTTGTTATCGACAGAGATATGAATAGGTAAGTCCGGAACATACTTATGTTCACCGGAATGTTTGCCACGATTGAAGGAACCGAAGAACTCACTACCGGTACGAATGACACCCCATTCTCCCAATGCGTACACATTGTAATAGTCCGGATCGTGAACTCTATCATACTCAAAGTCGGCAACACATTGCTCATCATAGAAACCATACGCACCGTCAGGACTACCGACCACCCAAAAATTATTCAAATAGGTAGATTGGATAATAACTGTATTAGGTGCCTGTTCCTCGATTTGCTTAGTACGAAGATTAAGTATTTGCCTGGGTGCATTCTTCTTTACGGATTTGACCTTGGTAAGTTCTTTCGGCAACTCTTTGCCGGCAATGGTAACCGTCATCGGTACATCATGCCATTTATCTTTATCAATAAACTCTTTCTTTATCCAATGGCTTTCACTAATCGGGTTGAAGGTACAAATAATCTGCTGCCCTTTCTTACCACGCAAACGCTTACGTAGCTGCTTGAAATCCGGATGCTCGAACTCTGACCATTCCTCTAACTGAACTCGCTTATAGTTAGAGATACCTTTTATCTTCTCCGGATCGTCAAGACCGGAGAAATCTATCTTCGCAACATTAACCAAACATTTAATAGTATTCTGTTGGAACTTGAACAAATGGGATATGCCAAGACCGGCCGCAGCGACTTTATAATCTTCATAAATGGTTTTGAGAATAGAAGCTCCTACCTTACGCATAACAAGAGTGTTCTCACCGTCCTGTAATGTCTGTATCAGTATGGTTTGTGCCACACTGTACGATTTACCGGAAGATGAACTACAATCGCCAAATCAAAAAATTCCTGCCCGAAAAACAAAATGTGTCATTGAAACACATCTTAACATAAAACAAAATGTGATTTTTGGTGCAAAATAAAAGCCTGTTTAATTGAGTTTAAACAGGCTTTAAATTTAATCAATGATCATGTAAACAGATAAATCAGGATTAGCAACAAGCGGAAGAACATCTTCGTCATCAAGAACGCTCATTGCATATCTATGAATACTCTTCTTTATCATTTCCAATGTTGGTTTCTCTAGGAATATTGAACTGGCAAATGTAACCAGTTCGTTTCCTTCACTATCGGTTCTACCGATTGATTGTATTGCATATCGAATTATCCATGTTCCGTCGGATTGTTGTTCGATAGGCTTAGCAGATTTCAGGGGTAAGATATTTCTTCGCATTGCCTTTTCTTATTTGTTTTTTTAGTTGTTTCTTAAAATTAAATTCGCTCTTTATTACAAAGACTTCCCAATGTCCTTCGACATATATATATTGCCACCATTCCGGAGCAATAAGTTTCCCTATTTTGCGTCTTAGATTGTACGTATTGAAATGTCTCATCAATCCATAGTAACTGTTCATTGTAGCCACGAAAGTCTCAATATGGGCTTCACAGAAGCCTTCCTTTGCGATCTTGTTATACTTGTTGACTGCATCATATATATTTCCCACGACACGATTTGAAATATAGATTCGATTGGGAAGTATGAATGCGCCTACGAACAGGACACCTTTTGAAAAATGTTGTATATATATCTTTTTAGGATGCAGTTCCAAAAGCAATTGTTCTTTCAGGTAGCTATTGAGCAAAGGGATATTCTTCAGGATATCCTCTTTAAAGCGCATGACAAAGCCAAAGTCATCAACAAAACGTACATAATGCTTTATTCCGCATATTACAGTGACATAATAGTCAAACACTGAACCTATGAAATTCGCAAACTTTTGAGAAGGAAGGTTACCAATAGCAACACCACGTTCGGGGGCGTTGTAAAACAGACTTTTATCTTTCGGCAATTTATCCCACAGATGCAAGGGGGATTTCCTATGACATTTCTTTTGTGGCTGGTGAAATATGACAACCCGGAGCAGATACAGCAAACATTCGATGTCATCTCCCTTGTAATTGTCGCGAACGAATATATCAATCATTTCCCATAGCAGAGACTTTGACATGGACATAAAAAAGCTTTTTAAATCACCTTTAAAAATGTATGCGTCCTGTGTATAGTTCTTGCTGACTTCTTTGATCATTTCATCCATGCGCATGACAGCGGACAGACATCCTTCACCTATACGGCAGTTCTTTGAAACGTTCCCCTGTGCCTGAAAGCGTTTTTCCAAAATCGGGTCAAGGCGGAGGTCGATCCAATGATGCACAATACGATCAATATAGGCGGCAGCAAATACTTCACGCAAAACAGGTTTCTTGCGCATAAAGCAATCGGAGAAGTCCGGTTCATAGTGACCGTACCTGATACTTTCCCATACAGCGACTAGTTCCGTATCATAATTGAAGGAAAACTCAATACAGTCATCAGTATTGCGCTTTTGCCTGTTGCAGTCATCGTATGCCTCAATAATTGAAGATAAGGGTATGTCATAGATCGGTTTATCTGTTGCGGAAACGGGACGAACCCTACCTGCGCTATTCTTGTTGTTCGTGTTCACGTTGCCGTTGTTCATGTTCACGTACCACGCGTTCGCGGATTCAGCATTCACTGTCTTAGTCTTTCCCGGTTCATCACCGGGGGAATGCCCAATAGATAAATTAGATTGCTCACCCATAAACTCCGTGAAGATTATGGCTCTGGCTTTACGGAAGCTGTCTTCTCTTGGGAAGCGGTGAAATTACGCCACCCGATAATTTGCTTTTCAATCGACGTAACCATTTCGATGATGTCTGCTGTCGTCTGAATATTGATCAGTTTCCGGTCTCGACATACCCTTAATAAGAGTTTCAATGTATCAAACTTAACAAGGAATTCGTTCAGGTATTCCACACGACGTGGAAGATTAGAATTTGCGTAACGGATTAGTTCGCAACAACGAAGGGCGGACATCATAAGTTCCGTACCGAATTCGTATCTGTAATTCTTCGGAAACTTGTCCCTTGCATCAAGTATCAACATTAATAACCGATACATACACTGGTAGACTGGTCTGTCCTCTGCTCTCCCCATGTTAAATTTTGATATTTTTAAAATTTTTCTTTTGCTCCGCAAAGTTAATGATTGTCAAACTATTAACACTCATTTTTTCAAAATTTTAAAACTTAAAAAGCCCCTACCGGGGCTAATTAATTGTAACTATCTAAGAGATAAAGAGTTAAAGAGATAAAGAATCTATTGCGGAAACGGGACGAACCCTACCTGCGCTATTCTTGCCGGTCGTGTTCACGTTGCCGCTGGTCATGCCCACGCACCACGCGCTCGCGGAATCGTATTCGATGCTGCTCCAATACCAGTCTGTTGTAATTATATTTTGAGAACCAAACATAGAAGTTATAAGCTCGTTGATTTGCAGCTTATATTTAGCCATGAGCATTAATTCACCCTGGGCAGAAAGGTTCCACACGGTTGTATCTTCGATGCCATCAGATTCAAGCGTACAACCACGGTATGCGCGGGCGGCTTCAGCAGCTGGCGCACCAACAGTTCCCAGGCTGTCCCTGACACCCGCAAGAGTTTCTATGATAACATCGGTGTTTTCCTTACCATCGAAAGTGTCATAAAGTCCCTGATTACCATTACCGTAGTTTTTAAGTCCGCGTATATCAATGCCATAGCCACCCCATTTGAAGGTTTTCGCACCGCCTGCGTCAATACAGTCACTCTTAGCGATAATAAACTGGCGGCATTCGGCACGAAGACGGATGCCGATACGGATATACTTGGAGCGGTTATTCGCGCTCATGGAGTTCCATTCGGAAGCGGTAAAAAAGACTTGTCTGCCGTCTTCGATGCGGAGCGTGGCAAGGGAAAGGTCAAGCAGACCGCCAGCCCAGCGTATATACTTGGCGATGTCGCTTGCGGGGGTGTTTTCATTTACAACTGTAAAGCCAATTGACTGCAAAGCGGAAATTTGGTCTTGTTTATTCAAGCGCAAAAGCATTGCATTAGCATTATTTTTATCCATTTTATTGTATAATATTAAGTTAATACTATTTAGAAGTAATAGATCTAACATGGAGAAGGACTGAATTTTTGTTTTGAACCATAAAACGCCCAGTACTCAAATCAAATGTCCATACAGAGTTTTTATCCCAAATCGTTGTCGACCAATAATACTTATCAGTCATCAGCATGGAATCACTACTCCAAAAGGTACGCATCATCTCATTGATTTTATCACGGTAGCGATACATCAGAAGCATTTGACCCGATGCCGGAAGGAACCAGTTGGAGTCATCCTCGATACCGTCACTTTCCAAAGTGAACGCCTTATATGCTTTAGCGGCTTCAGCAGCCGGCGCACCAATCACGCCGCTATTGTTTTGGTCTTTCAGAGTTGCGATAATAAGGTCGGTATCCTCCTCACCAGTGAAGCAGCCGTACATGGCGCCCAATCCCTTTTGGTTCAGACCGTCTATGTCTTTACCCTGACCACCCCAATAGAAGGTAGTAGTCATGTCGGCATTATAACACTCTTGGGCAGCGATTACGAAAGAATGTCCGTGGGCACGGATACGAAGACCACGTTTGATGTAAAGTTGTTTATTGGCAGCCGTGAGGGAGTTCCATTCAGAAGCTGTGAAATACTCTTTGGAATTATCGGAGATGCGGTTACAGGCAAGACAGAAGTCAAGAAGCCCGGCAGCCCATTTGATACGTTGTCCGAATTCCGAAGCCCGGGAGTTCTCGGTGATATCAGAGAATCCTACTGCGTTCAGAGCCGCCACTTGTGCCTGCTTGTTCAAGCGCAGCAGGGTTGCGCTTTGTTCTTTTGTGCTCATAATTTAATTGATGTTTATTAAGTCGTTAATATCCATGTTATCCTTGGCGAAGCGTTCGAGATATTCCTCGTAAGATTCGCCATTATAATAATCCATTATTTCACCCACATTATCCAATGTGACTTCGGGATAATAAGGTTCACCGCCATAGGCTTCCGAATTGAACCAATCAATCATCTTGACATAGGCATCGATAATGGTGGAAACGGTCAAACCTTCAAACCCGTTCCGGATCGCTTCTATATCCGAGTTCTCGATTACTTCATCCAGCAGATAGTTTCCGGTAAGTACGGGCTTCTCTACCTGATTACCGTTTTCGTCCAGTCCCCCGATACCAAGACGCAGGATTTCCAGCACTTCCGATCCGTTCCCGACGAAATCACGGTTCGTGATACGGATATGGCGGAATACGACATTGCCCTCCTGCGAATCAATTATGTCGCGGATCATCTTTACAACATCGATAAGCGGGCAGTTTTCCACGCGCAGTGTGGTGATGTTCGGCATGGATTCAACAACGATGCCTGTGTCCGCATTCAGCCCCTTATAGCTCAACTTATCGAGGTTCATCAACTTGAACTGTGTCATGGTGGTCGGCAATTCCGCATATTGAACCGGACAACCACCCACAAAGTTGACAATCTGCAGTGCGCTGCCGTATGCCAACAGACGCAAAAGGCGCGTTGCCCCGGTCAGGTCAAGAGATACCAGCTTTTTGAAGTTCTCCACGTTCAGGAGTCTCATATACGGCTTCTCGCCAAGCGGAAGGTCTGTGACGCTATTGTTGGCGAATCCTTTGCGCTTACTGCCGAACAGCAGTTCTTCGACGCGAATCAGCGTAGTGAAGTCCTTTGCCTGCGTACCGTCGATATTGACAGTGCTCAAATCACCCAAAGACTTGATCTTCGATGCACCGATGATATAGATTGCACTCGATGAGTTTGAGCCGTCGAAATGGAATGTCACCTTTGAACCGTCTTCTTCCGCCCATGCCCCCTGTTGTGCGGCTGGCGTATTGAAGCCCGCCCACAATTTCCATTGCTCGCTTGCAGTCACTTCGATATTTATGTTCTCACCGATGGCGCGGAACATGCACATATTATCCGCCTTCAGGATCGTGCTGACACCGAAATAAGCGTCAAGGAAATCATAACGGGCAGACACATAATAATGACGGTAAGGGATGCCCATACCGGAAATCACGTTGAACGCCTGACCGCCCGGATTGGTGATATATTTTGCTACCGAGTCACGGCAGGCGACGATTGCGGGTATCATCAAATGGTCTTTTTCTTCCGATTCACGGAGCACGGCTTCGTAGGAGAATGCGGATTCACCACCCGGAAGGCGTGAGGTACGGATTTTCTCCGCGGTCGCGGCAAGCCCGACCTGATCATAACGCCACATCCCTTGCCAAACAACGCTCATACGTCCGGCAAACACGTTTTCCCCCTCCATAACGCTGTCAAGCATCACGTTATACGGAAGTTTGAAGATACCGGAGTTATTCTTGCCGTTCGTACTGTCCGAGTCATAATCATGGTTCATATACCAACGATAGACACCGTCCGGGCAGAGATACAAAGACCACATGCTATTCTTTGATAACTGGTCGACGCCTGAATGATACAGGATACGAACCAAGTACGCGCGGAAAGAAGCCACGCAGCAATACTTGTCCATTTCCTCAACCAGTTTCCGGTATCGGTTTTCAATCGTGTCGCTGACCTGTACACCGTTGATACTGATTTTGCCGCCTGCCATACGGTTCTTCGGATTACAGGAATACACCCATTCGCAGAACTGCTTCCAGCGGTACGGTATCTTCTTTCCGAGCGCGTAGGCAAGATTCATGCCGTCATCGTCCGGTGTACGGAATTCAAAGAACATCGTCCATTTTGGGACAAGGCTTTCCGTTGACAGTTCACCACCGTACAAGCCTTTCACCCACTTGCTGTGCGTTGACTGCATGGTCATGAAGTTGTCGATGTCATCAAAAATGCACATTCCTTCATAATCAAGCATTTCAACACATTCAACCGGATTCAGGACACGCCCGGTAACGACCGTTTTCTTGCCGTTGAAAGAGATTGTCCCGGTGGTGTTCTTCCATGCTCCGTCGACGTATTCCATGAACTTGTACGAAGCGTCCGTCGATTTGGAAAGCATATATATTGTATCCTGATCATAGTCACCAGTATGGGACATGAAATAGGATTCCGTCACATCCGGAAGGTCGGTGAAGTCGCCATAACTCAAGCAGTCGGCATTATAGCCGGGAACGTCCTTGAAACCGAAAGTCGGTGGATTGCCCTTGTCAATGTTCCAGTCACCGCGACACCAAAAGTACGCGTCATTGATATTTCCGGTATCCGACTTGAATACAAGCACGCTGTTACCGTCAATACTTGTACGCAAGTCCAGCGTGTTGTTTTCGTCCGCATAGTACGCGTTCTGCGCTGGTGTCATGTAATCCTCGCCCAAAGCTTTCTGCATATCGTTATTGATACGTGAAATCGGTGTGTTCACCTTGTCGGGTGATGCATAATTAACCTTCAGACAGACCTTGTCGAATGGGATAGTCTTGCCACGCAGGATGATTTTCTTGTTTGCAATCGCATCGAGCAAAGCCTGCGGAGCCAGTTCCGGATACATTGCGCGGATAGTTGCCTTTTTCAACTTGTATTTCCGGTTTTTATAGGTCGGATAGAAGGCGGATGTCGTACCCTGATTGGTCGTTTCCACGTTCTCGAAAATAAGGCTCATGCCTTTGTCCTTGCAGAAAAGGTACAGGTCTGTATATATCTTGGTGGACGTATCCGTTACGTTGTCAAGCGTTTCAAGTTTATAATCCCCGTGCGGCATTTCCAACAGACAGTCACACATTTCAATTGCTTTGTTCAGGTCGATTTTATTATCGGTTAGGATATCGTTCTTTTTGTTCAAAGCGATCATTTCGTCCGTATCGGACTTGCCGATCACAAATTCATCGTTAATCTGTTCGTCCGCCATTTCTTTTTCCCAGGAAAGCAGGCGGTACATGTACAGTTCCCCGGCTGTTCCGGAGAAACTGATTTGTTCGGACTGTTTGATTGCGCTTTGTCCTGCCGTATATTTGGATGCGCCAATCAGGTCACCGTCACAATATAGCTTGATATAGCCTTTGCCGTCCTCTTCCGCATTTGCCTTTTCAATGACGAAAGCAAACTCGTAGATGTCGCCCGGTTTGAAATACCGTTCAATCAGTTCAGTTCCAAGTGCTTTGAAGTACACACATTTTGAAGTGATACGCCACCCGATTTGGTTTGCTTCGTCCCAGCATGACACGACGTTCGCGTCAGGATCGGCAGCGTTCTGCGTTTTTATCTTGATGATGGTAGTCGATCCGGTCTGCTCGATATTGGTACGGTTATAGGGACGATAAGTACACAATGCGGTGGCATCATCCGAGACCTTGAACGCTTTTCCTTCGGTCTTGTCGGTGACAAAGGCATTCGTGGAATAGTTAAACCCGGTCTGCTTCATTTCATAAAGTCCGTACAGCCATGATTTGTCCTGATCCGAATTGTCCTTGTCTGCCGGATTGAAATAAACCGTATAGCCGGAATCACCGTTAATGTCAATGACGGAACTGTTAACGGAGTACTCAATCGTATTGCTTTCCCCAGCACCGCATTTCCCGTAAATACCCAACGTATTCCGGATGTTGTCTGCAATCGTGAAGCCATCGACACGGGTGGACAGATTGAATGTACTGTTACGTCCTACTGATACGGTAGTCAGCACCGTGTCGGTTTCATTATTGTCCCCGGTAGATGTATTGGTAACCTTTGCGACCCTGTGTATTTCGACATGGGCATCGGTGGCGACATGGCTGGGATCATAACACGCCACCTCGATATTGAGGTTTGCATACTTCCTGACCGACCATGCCGTTTCCGTTTCTTCCGAATGCGCCAATGAAACGATGGGCATAAGGCTGGACGGGTTGACGATCATCACGTCAAAGAACTGGTAGTTCGACCACACACCCGATTCCACGTCCTGTGCGACGACTTTGATAGTATATGCACCGTGTGTCAATTCCAAAGACGAAACGTTGATTTGCAAGTCCTGTGAGCGTGTGGAAGCCACACTGGTCTGTGATATCAGTTTCCATTCTTCACCCACTTTGATATGTGCCGTGACCGTGGATTTATTGGCGGATGACAGTTTGAACACGTCCGTCATAGTGACAAGTCCGGAGCCTTGCTGCAATGTTTTATACAAAGCCCATACGCGCGATAGTTTCAGGTTTACAGCCGTGACGCTGATTGTCTTCTGTGCGGTGTTTCCCCCGTCATCGGTGGCAACGACTACGAACTTACGGTTCATCGCTTCGCTGAAATAGCTTTTTACCGGGATGGTGAAAGAGTAGTCCGTATCGGATGCGGAACTTTCCCGGTTCACGTTGAACGTTTCAAGCGTTTCCCCGGTCGATTTATCTTTTAGTTGCAGGGTTTCGATATTGTTGTATGAAACCATTTCGCCCGATCCGGTACGTGACAGGATTGCAAGCCTGATTGTCAGGTCGTCAGTTCCGAGTGCAGCATACAAAGAAGTCTTTTGCGGGTAGATATACACGATTGTCCCGGCTACGTCTCCACCGCCACCTGTTCCGACTGCAAAGGTGAACCCGTCTCCCAGTGGAAGCCCTTCCGCGTTCTTCATGTACACACGCACCGTTCCGTCTTCCGCCTGTTCACCGTCCACGTCGACGGGCATGGCATCATAGACTGCGCCACCCGCTACCGGGTTCACGCTGTCCTTGATGATTTCGGAGTCTGTTTCGACTGTCCCCCCGGCAGCAGAGCCGAAGTCGCTCCATGCCGCCAAGTCATTATAATCGGCACGGGACGCGCACAACTGTTTGGACTCGAATGTTTCCTTTCCGGTACGGTAGATAATGACCACACCGGGCTTGATGCATTCCGTTTCATTTGCTGTCTCGTAGGCTGTCAGGGCATTGATAGCCGTTTGAAGAATATAGTATCCGTTTGACAGTGGTGCAATTTCATCAACCAGCAACACTGCGCCTTTGCCCGTCATGTCGCCACCAGCACCACCGAAGTCTATCCAGTTCGCTTCTGTGGCAAAGCCCTCAAGGGATGATCCGGCAAATTGCTTGGATTCCCATTCACCTTCAGCAATTTTATAGGTCAAAACAATGCCCGGTTTACGGTAGATGGCGTTGTCCATATTTTCCCTTTCCGTAATTGCGGCAATAGCTGCAGGCAATGAATAAACAGAGCCGCCACAAATTCCGTTGACGTTAATAACGGACAAGGCTTTGTTAGCTAGTGACAATGCTGAAGACGCGGTAGTCTGTGCGTCTTCAGCCGATTTCTTTGCTGCTTTTGCCGCCAAGTCCGCAGACGCGGCTAACTGCATCACGTCGGAGTCGGCAGCAAGCAAGGTTCCGGCAAAGTAGATGTATGTCTTGTTTCCAAACAGGTATATTTTATTCTCATGCGGGGATGTCCGGTCAGCGTTCATGTAGTTATCAACACCTTTCCAACTTGGATAATACTTGTTGTCAACGAAGTAGGCAAATTTACCTTTGCTAGCAACAAATACAACCTTACCGCCTTCTGCGGTTGCGCTGGACTGCTCCAGCACAATGGAAGCGTCAGTCGCTATTTCGTCAAAGCGTTCCGTTGAATGATGAACGAAATCTACCATTAAAGAAGACACGTCCTTCGATGTACTGTCGGCATCGTCGGAAAGGCTTTTAAGTTTACCCCATACCGTCCCGTCTTCGCTTTCTGATGTTTCTTCCGTACCGACATTATCGGATAGTTTTCCGATGTTTTCATTTGCTTTTTTTGCGGATTCCGCTGCTTCGTTGGCTTTCTTTTGTGCAGCATCAGCCGTATTCTTTGCCGTTTCTACATCTTCTTTTTTTGCATATACGGAAAGGTTACCTGTCGTGCTGACAAGTTTCCAGCCGGGATTCTGAAAGGCATAGATGTTGCCGTTGTCGGCTGCATCAGGGGTGCTGTCATCATATACTGTCACAATCTGACCAAATTTCAACGGCTTTCCGTCAGAGCCAGCCGGGGAAGTACTGTCCGCGTTCATCTTCGCGACGGTCGTATATGTATTACGAATACCCAGTCCCACCTGATTCTTTTCCGCTTCATTGATGACATCTAGCGTCTCATCAATCAAACCGCCCACTTCGTCAGGTGATATGGATAGGGAGTCTTTCTTTGCGGAAAGTTCCTGTGCACGTCTTTTTAATTCGTATATTGTTGCCATTATATTACTTCTTTACTAAAAATTGAACCCGATAAGAGAAACCTTCGGGAAAGTCTTTTATGGCTTCCCCTTTGGATATGTCATATATAAGTGCTGCCCCTCTGACCAGTTGGAAAGTATGAATCGCGGTTTGATTGTCATTCCTTACAACAATTTGAGGTTTGCCGTCCGCTTCATAATAGTCATAATATACCCACGGAGTGGCGTTCATTGTTGAAATACTTTTCAAAGCCCTGAAATTAATTATAACAATATCAAAACCTTGATTACTTTTGAATACTTTAAAAGAGACTGACAGGCTGTCTTCCGAAGCGCCACCGCTTACAGCTGTACGGACTTCCATTTCTTCATAAATCATCAGGTAATTATTCATGCTTTTTATCGCGGAAGCGGATACATAGATATCCGATGAAGTAACCGTATCAGTGAGTTCCACTTTCCGGTATTGATATACATTATTTTCGGATGTATTTTCATATATTTCCTTTTGACCTTCCGTACTGACCACTTTCCAGTATAGGTTAGCGTTCATGCCACCTTCAAAACTGCCTTCCTCTACTCTGTAAACTTCTCCGTTAATGGCTATATAACCTTCTTCCCAGTTATAAGTCGTCGGACGTCCGGCAATAGAGATAGGGGGTGGCACATTGCATCCGGAAAGAATGACATTACCGTATGTACTGACTATTCCTTTCACAGTATCTGCAAATGCGCTTTGCATAAAGTTCAAATCGTCCAAATAAAACGGCTGTCCGCCTTCTCTAAATAACAGTTTATTCATATTCGTATATTTTAAGGACGTAGGTTCGTCCGGCTGGTTTATAATAGTCAATCAAATTTTTAATTTCACCCTCATACGCTGACAGGAACGACGGTATGTTCACCATGTAATTCCCTGAATAGTTTCCTTCACCGCGCTGCTGGATGTATTTTATTTCTGCCCCTTCACTCCGTTTATGCAAATAAGACGGTATTTGTTCTTCCCTGCGATGATACAGGTAGGATTCCTTTCCCGCAATATCGGTAATATATATTTCCCGGTTTTTTAAGAAAAACCTGTCGTTCAGGACTTTTTCAATATATATCACTTGACCGTTGATGTTCAATTTGTCAATAGCCTGCTTGCGATAACTTTTAAACAGGGTGTAAATGAAGATTAAAGGGAGAAGAAAGATTGATATAATTGCAAATATCTTCCTTTTCCGCAGTGACGGACGAAGCACATACTGCGCATATTTGATAATGTCAAAATCATACCACATAAGTCAGAGAAGTTTCAAGGCTGTTTAAGATGAAGCATCCGGCTACAGCCGTATAGTTATTATTTTTAATTACATTATATTCCGTAGCGGATGACGCTTTCGCGGCACATTCCCCTAGTTCGATATCCAGCACTCCTTCAACCTTCTGTATCGCGTCAACAAGTTTTGTCTTATTGAATTTACCGCCATACTCGATGCCTTTCAGATAATCGTTTATGGCGGCAAGTACTGGCTTACTGCCATCCGTCAGACGGACACCGGAGGCATTGATAACCATCGGGTCGACTTCTATGGTGGCGTTGATACGGATGTCGTCTGCTTTCATTGATTGAATAGAGAGAATCACCCCGGCAATCTTAATCGAATTCATATAGCTTTTAAATGCCGTTAGAACGTCCCCGGTCAAAGGACATGGAAGCCCGCCTTCGTCTCCGGACACGAGTATCTGAATACTTCCCCCGCGATCTTTGACCGCCACATACTTGACAAGCTGTTTGGCTTCGTCGATAGCGGAATACCGGAACTGGTATTTTTCCGGATCATAAACCAGCGGATCACCATATTGGAAAGCCAGCGCACTGCTATGATACCAGCGCACCGTCGGTATGATATTAGCGTCAATCCGTTCTTCTACGTCCGTTTTGAACTGGTCAAACATTTGCTCTATGACGTGCGCTGTTGCCGCAAAAATGTAGAACAGGGTGCTTTCTATTGACACGGGAGAAAACACCGAATCAAAGTCGGCATCACCTGTGATACCATATATGTCCCGGATAATGCTGTTAGACATATAGGCGTCCGTCATTTCTTTCTTTATTTCTGCGATTGTTCTAGCCATTACTTAAATTGTTCGGTAAATTGTTCAGTGAAAATTCTCAATCGTATTGCATTTGATGCAGTTTCAGAAGTAGCCGGGCAAACAGAGTTCCGCTGGCAGTAATCAGCCAGTTCGCTGTTATATACCTTTTCCGGTATTTCAATTTCCTGTCCGGCTTGCAGGGTATCCGTTATGCTCATATCGTTTGCCTTTGCAAGCATAAATACCGCTTCGATTGTACCATATTCCTGCACGGCTATATCCAGCAGGGTTTGCCCGGCTTGTACTACTGTTTTCATCTTACATTTTTATAAACAAAAATTATAAATGCTACAAAAAAGACTGCTATTACGGCTTTTGCCCACGGAGGAATGTACCTGACCTTTTCAACAATCTTTGTATCATTCTTCTCCTGTTTCTCTAGTTGTTCCTTCAATGTCAGCAGGGTTTCCTGAATTTCTTGAATTTGCACCTGTAACTGTTCGTTATATGTTTCTTTCTCCTGTTTGGTGGACGTTCCTGTCGCTGTCTCCGTCGAAGTCGGGTACTGTTTCCCAGTCGAATCCGGTGGCGAAAGGTTTGTCTTTTGCCAGTTGAAATTCATCTGCTGCATCATTTCCATAATTCGCTCGACGTTCTTGTTTACGTCAACTTGCGTTTTGTCGGTGGACGTTTCTTCCTTTTCCGTCTGCTTTTGCTCTGTGCTAGTCTGATGGACGGTCGTGTCAATCTTCGACGAACGACAGGAACAGACAGACAGCACCACGATTGCGAGTAAAAAAACGAGAATCTTTTTCATTACGGTCGAACGATTATAGGTGGTAAAAATGAGGTAAATTCACTCTTTACGTCGAAGCAGGGACATTCTTTCATCCACTCGCATTTCTCGACGATGCCGTTCCCGTTCTTGTCCGGACTGGTATCGCGATGTCCGAGGATATCAATAATGTCGTGGCGGTGACAGATGTCCTGAACGAGCTCGCGCATCGCTTTCTTCTGTGCGTCCGTCCGGGTATCCTTTGCCTTGCCGTTCTTGTCCAGTCCGCCTTCATAGCAAATGCCAATCGAGCAACGGTTATAACTGTTTTTTTCACCGGGAACAATAAAGTTATCATGTGCCCCGATTTCATCTTCCGCACGCATGGGGATGACGCGTCCGTCTTTCCGGATATAATAGTGGTATCCCCATTTACCGAAGCCACGGGCTACGTGTGAATCATTGATTTGTTTCTCTGTGAAATCCTTGTCCTCGCGTGTTGCAGAACAATGGATGATAATGTATGTAGGTTTATTCATCTTTCTTTTCCTCCTTATTTTCTGTTTCGTCTTCTCCTTGAATGTATTTCTTATACTTGCATTTATACCTGTAATCAACTCCGAAGAGTGCGCCCGCAAAAGTCGAAACTTCGCCGTAGGCGACTAAAACAGAGTTGTCAATCTGCCCCGTAGGTACTACCCAAAATCCGCAAAACAGCAGGATCATTCCGGATACGGACAGGAAAACTGCGATCCATAACTGTACGTGTAGTCTTTTCATGATACATACTTATAAAATCAGGCGGAAGACTATCCACACCAGTAATATGACCGCATCTGCCAACAATGCTCCGCGTACCGTTGCCCGAATGTCTGCCGTGTCCGGATCATCGTCTTTCGATTCTTTCCATTTACCAGCCAGCCATGCGGAGACAGTTCCCAAGACCATGCCGCCCAATACGCTAAGGAAGCTCACCCCAAACAGGAAAACTGATGCTACCACGCACACGGCTAAAATGAGCATCCCAATCAGTCCGTGAATGATTTTATCCACTCCGAACTTTTTAATCAAATCGTTACTTGCTTTCATTTTCGTTAATTTAATCGTTAGTAATTTCAATATTTATTTTGTCCACCAGTTCCGAATAGTCAATGCCTGCCCGTTTCAGGTGGACTTTCATTTGTTTTTCAATGACTGTTTTATTAGCCTTTGAACGTATATACCGAATCAGGTTTGCCCCTAGAACCGGGTCTTCCTTCAATTCTCCCTGATTCAGTTCCAGCACTATTGCCGCGTTTTGAATCAGGGTATCACCGACTGTAAATCCAGTCAGTTTCCCGTCTGTCGCTGTATGCGGAGCAATCCTGATATCACCGTCTTTATCAAGTAATAGTCCTTTCATTGTTTCACCCTTTCGTTTTCAATATCCTTGACTTGTGTTTCCTGCAGGGACTCCGTAAAATAGGCGGACAATACTGTTTTCAAAGCCGATCCCCCGTCGTTCGGAACAGGCGTCCAGCCGGACAATTTCTGTTTCAGCGAATTGATGTCCTTTTCTATCAGGTTCAGCCGTTCCGTCAGTTCACCGACTTTTACCAGTCCGCCCAATGTCCCGCCATTCAGCACTATTTCGTCCACTTCGTCAGCGGAGATCAAGAAGGCGTCAGTCTCCTGTCCCTCAATGATCCCGACCAGACAAATCGTTCCCGGTTTCGGGTAGATACATAGTGCACCCATTCCCAACTGGACGTTATAGTATTCAAGTTGGTCAACGACTCCCGTCACGTCCATTGTCCTGCCAGCCTTATCAACCGTATCGACTGTTACCCAGCGCAATTGCGCCTGTTTTGCACCGTTTATCCGTCTTTCAAATGCGTCACGTAGTTGTTCGTCCGTTGTCATTCCGCACGCCCTCCCAATTCTATTTTTTGCCTGTACGTCGCATCGTCACTGAAGTCCTTTGTCACTTTCTCAACATAATAGCATCCGTTCATTTCCGGTGTCACCTCACTTTTAAGGTCGATTGTCATTCCGTGATGGATGACAGGTACTCCGAACAGTTCGACACCCCCACGATACTTCTGTTTTTTAAGGCTTTCATAAAAGTCCTTTGCAAACTTCTTCAAGTCTTCGACCTTGATAGACTTTCCCTTCTCATTGTAGGTAAGGTTATAAACCTCACTTCCTTCTACCCCTACTTTTGCTTCCAGTTTCTTGCCGCCCGCACCGATGCTGACGACCTTGACCTGAAACTCACCGTTCGTTTCGTTCAAGTCCTGACTGACAGCGTTTTTTTCCAGTACGATCTTCACCTTTTCGGTGTTGACCTTTTCGGAATAGACATTTCCGCAGTACAGGACTTTACCGATGAAATAGCAGTGAAGGTTAGTCTTTTTTCGTATGTCGTCAAAAATTTCCGCAACCGTTTTGGATGAATACCGTACCGCTCCAAGTTCCGCGTCATAGTTTGTTTTCACTTCATAACCTTTGGCAACATCTGCCAGCAACTTCTTCAGCGTGACATTCTTTGCGGAATAGGATACCGTCTTTCTTTTTAGTTTGTACATTTCATCCTCGCACCGGATCGTCACCGGGACACCCCAGCCGATTAATGAAATATATCCCTCAAATTCCGTGTACAGGTCACCGTCATATCCGAGTTCAATTTTCACCTGATCCCCGGCAGACAGCATTTCCTTCAGGTCTTTTCCTGCAAAGTATTTGATACGCCTGGGAAGTATTATTTCAGCCGAATCCGTCAACATCTTCCATGAACTTTCGATGTGAACCGACGATATCGCATGAATGACCAGTTTCTCGCGTTTTTCGTTTGCCGGAAATATGATCCGGCTGCACATCATATAGCTCATAATGTCAATTCGTAAGGGTTGTCACTTGTCGCCTCTATCGTGAAGGGGACTACGCTGCTGTTTCCCTGAATCGGGTTGAACGAAAGGTTATCAATGACAATGGAATAAATATCCTTGTTATTGAAGATACTTCCCGTCACTCCGATCGCTTCCGTCACTTTGCGGAACTTATTAAGAGCGTTCACCTGTTCGGCTACCGTCTTGTAACCGTCCCGGCTTTTATCGGCTATGCAAAATCCCCGGATGTTGATTTTCCAGTCATCAAGCCCGTAGATTTCTTTCACAGTCCCGTGAACGCCCAAAACTTTAGTCTTCGAGCAGTTCATGGAGCGCGAAAAATCAACGATAGTTGCATAGGGCATCGGAAAACTAGCCATGTTCATCGTACCACGTGACCCGTCCGGATTATAGGTGCTGTATTGCTTGTTTCCGTCAAGGGTAAACGTTCCGATGACCGGAGTCCCCATCCAACTGTATGCTTCGGCTTCGGCATCCGGAATGGTTGTCACTCCGGTGTACTGCCCCGGATCGTAATCCTGCAGGGTTCGTCCCCACGGAAGATAAATCGGGGATGAGATTCCGAAAACTTCCGTGAACAATGCACCAATATTTAACGCTGTATTTCCTGTCATAACTTTATCCTATTGCTGGTATTGTATCGGTCATCACTGCCAAAATTTCACGTTTTACTTTATCTGTAATTTCACGTATATCCGCACCACCCGCAACACGGAAATTATTATTGAATGTCACGTTCATGGTGATGTTTTTTACGCTGCTTCCGCCTTTCCCGCCAAGTCCGGTCTTCTCATCGGTTGCCTTTGTCCCTCCAGTTGCCAGTACGGTTTGCCCGTTGACTGGAGACAAAGGGGAATTCAGGTTAAAACTGGTGTCCCCCTTTTTTTCTCCGTCTTTAGGGTGTGACTTTTCCCAGTCTGCCATGCCTTCTTTCCAGCCGTCTGAAAATGCGCTGCCGACCTTTTTACCCCCTTCAAGTGCTTGCTGTGATAGCCTGTCCCAAACATCGCTGAAATGGAAATCATCATCAAACCAGTTTGCCGGGTTGATGACATCAACAATGGCTTTCATCACGTTAAAAATGAACTTATAGTATTCCGTGAAGATTACTTTTATAAAGTTCCACAAGGCATAGAAGAAGGCGCGTACTCCTGCAAACTTATTCCAGAGAAAAGCGACCAGTGCTGTAATGGCAGTGATTGCAAGTGCTATCCATCCAATAATCGGAATACTGTAAATAGCGGTGGATATGAGAGCCGAAGAAGTAACTGTTGATACGACCATTTTAGCCATCCCCGCCAGCCATGCAATTGATGATTTGATAGAGACTAGAGTCATGATCTGTCCGATAGACCATGCGACAGTTCCGAGCGTCACCAATGCCCCGACAAGGACTCCCAGCACTTCAAGAACTGGCGCAATAGGTTCTACAAATTCAAAGAAGCTGATTTTCAGGTCATCAATAAACGCTTGCATGCGTTTCTGCTTTTCGGCATAGGTATCCATTTGTTTGCCTGCCATATCGACTGCTGAAGTAGAACCCTGTATCGCTTCCGTCCATGTATCGATTTGGTCTACGCCATCAATTAAAGCCATCGCTGAAGCTAGGTTTTCACCCCCGAACAAGGCGGACATGATTGTCGCGTTGTGCATGACCGGAGTCAGGGCACGCAGGCGGTCAGTCAGTGAAAGGGACTGGTTTTGCATCGTTTCAATACTGACCCCGGCAGCTTTTAACTGTTTAACCGCGTCCGTAGTCGGAGCCTGTAATTTGACTATCGTATTACGCAAGGCAATACCGCCTTCAGAACCTTTTTTCCCTGATTTATCAAGCAACTGGATTGCAGAGTTCGTTTCAGCAAATTCAACACCGAATGTTTTTGCAACACTTCCCGTTTGTTTCAGGGCTTCAGCTACTTCTTTAATTTCGGCAGAACCTTCGACGGTTCCTGCCGCCATGATGTTCATATAGTCCGTCATGGTTTGTGCAGCCTTCATCGGATCGTCGAGCGAAACCTTATACTGGTTCATGGCGGTGGACATGGCGGCAGACGCTCCGGGCACATCATTCTGCATCGTCTTACTAAGTGTCATTACATTATTCGACATGATTTCGAGCGCGTCCGGTGCTTTTTTCAGTTCCGGAGTAATCTTTGAAAGCAAGTCCTTGTAAACGCCCATAGCATTTGCTGCATCAACACCGAAGGCTTTTGCCGTGTTACGGGCTTTGCCAGCGAGAACGTCCAGTTCCTTTCCTTCCATATTGGTGATACCGGACATTTCAGCAACAGCAGTTTCAAACCGGATACCCGGTTCGATAGCATCGTTAAAGGAATCACGGATATTGTCGACACCTTCCTTCAGTTGGTTGAGAAAGAACATTCCTTTTCCCAGCCCTTCCAGTTTTCCGGCTGCTTTCCCCGATGTTTCTCCAAGACGGTCGACCACTTCCTCCGTGTCGTCGATGACCCGTGTAGCTTCTTCAGCTGCATCGGTCGCGGCATGTAACGGAGAGGTGATCCGGTCAACCAGTTCCAATATCCATTGAGTCACTTGCATTGTCTTTTGAGAATAATCGGTTTACTACTTTAGCGACTGCATTATGCACCACTATTTCAAATTCTTCCAACTCAGTTTTCCGCAACATGCGGTATTCGGCATAGAGCCTGAGCCATTCATCTTCGTCCAGTTTGCCCGGAACGTCGACGCCATATACTTTTTTCAGAATGGCGTCTATTCCCTCGACAAGACCGAACGATTTTGAATATTCCTCTATGCTTTGCTGATAAAAGCCGCCTGACCAGCGATTAACTGCCCAATGGCGGTCAGAACTGAAGTATAGACGGCAGAATCGTCCAACGCTTTCATATTACCAGCTGCCACGCAGTTCCGGATCAGGATGTCATTCGCTTCTTCAAGGTCGTCCTTTTTCTTCGCCATTGCCAACAAGATGTTTTTGCTCGGACGGACAATCAGGTAGTCATAACGTTCGTCTTCATCCACCTGTACGGTGACATGTTTCAGTCGTTTCCCGTATTTCGTTTTCAGTTCTGCGTGCTCTTCTTCCTTGAAGTCAACGATTAGAGCCTTTTCTTCCGCTGTCAGTTCCTCGTAAGGCTTTCCAGCCTTGATTTTCTTATCTTCCATTTTTAAAAGTCTTTTAAACGGTTATTAAACTACATTGCTACGTTCCAGTCGATGTGGCTGGGAAGAAGGGTGAATTGTGTAGCAATGCTTTTATCACCCTGCTTTACGTCTACGCCATTGTCTACAAATTCGACGTTCCGGATTACGTCTTTTACAATAAGTCCTTTATACTCATACATGACCGGAATATCAAATGGTTCTATATCCGTGAGACGCTTTCCGAAACCGAGTGCTAACTGCAAGGCGTTCACCTCTTCTTTCAGAAGGGTGATCGATGCTTCAGCCTTATAATTCCCCTCACCGCGACCGACGGGAAATTCACCAGCACCGTAAATGTTCTCTTTCTCTTTGCTGTCCTTGTAGGAAAGGGCTGTAATACCTTCTACCTGACGACCGAGCATGACAACCTTGACGCTGTTCCATCCGGCTATTTTCCCGAATTTGTTGATTAATGTTCCTAACAATCCCATATTTTCAGATTTTATTTGTGAAACCCAAATCAATCTCAAACTCATGTACAATACCGTCTGCAACCAGTCTTACTTTGATGTTAAAAGCCTTGTCACTGACAGCCATCTGTTTGGGGTTGATGTAAATATCGAAGTCCGCAATATTCTCCGAATTGACCATGCTTTCCAGTGCGGATTTGACAAGCGCGTCCCAACTGCTGATCGTGGTGTTACTGATATATCCGGTTGACGGATCAGCCTTCACCTTGCTTCTTACACGAGGCAAAAGAGTCGTGCGGATGATGCGTGCAGCCTTGTTCCAAACAGCGTTATATTCTATGTAAGCGTAGTCGCTGTCGGCTTCCGTACAAGTACATGAATTGCTGAAGAAGAACCCGGCATACCCTTGAAAGCTACCGACAAAGTTATACCCTTTGCCTGTCAGATTTTTCTGGTCGGATACGCTCAACTGCGAGAAGGGTTTGCCATTGCTCAAAGCCGCGTCCAGCCAAAGCCCGTTCAGTTTGTTAGTCAATGGATAGTCCTTTGTTCCCTTTGCTGTCCGTGGGTGGTTTTCAATATCGACGCTGCCCATGTTTTCATGTACATAGCGGACAGATAACATTCCGAGTGCGCTGCCGACGGCAGCATGTGTCCTGTACGCTTCGTCCTTTGCTGCCTGTGCCGGATCTTGTCCTATCACGACAGCGACATTTTCAGAGTCCAGCTTCCGAAGATCGACAGCATCATTAATGGCATTGATATACTTACCGACCCCTTCCAATACTACCACATCGATATACAGGTGGTCTTCCCTGAATTTATTGACCATCTTCTGTGTCTCTTGTACGGCTACAGTGATTGTCTCGTCCGCAGTCAGTGAGCAGATACCAATGGTATTTACTCCGTTGATGGTACGCACCGCATTGACAAAATCTTCTTTCGTCAGCAGGCTTGACACCTTTTCAGACTTCGGAACTAGCATAAGATACAGTGAACGTTCCGGAGACAGGCGGAAGACTTCGCTGGTATGATAATGCACCAGTTCCTTGTTTTCAAGGTCGATGGTATCGTCCCATCCCAACGCTTCCAAATCAGTGATATCGTTCAGGGCTTCCGGCTTGTAATACTCAAGCTTTCCGATCTCCGATCCACCGACCACGAGCAAAATGACGCGGTCGCTGGTATCGGTATCCCGTACCAGCCCGCCATTCACTTTGTTAATTGATACTCCTGTAAAGTTTCCCATGATAATTGTTATTATACAGATTTTGCTGATAGAATCGCACCAACACCAAAGTCTTCGATCCGGTCAACGATACCGTAGGTTTGAGTACGATACTCACTCGTCGGGCTTTTACTACGTGTGTCGGTTGTCTCCGGACGATACAATGATTTCACGCTTTCAAGGTGATAATACGTATTCGGAGCATAGAAAAAGGTACTCGCTTGGAAGTCCGTTTCAGCAGACACTTTGACTCCTTCAGCTACTTTTTTCGCGTTGTCCGCATTATAGAAAGGACAGTCGTTGTTCTCAAAGAACTTAATACCCATAAAACCTTTCGGTTTCATAGTAACCGGGTCAATATAGAATGTTCTGTCATAGAAATACTTTGATGCATCTTTATCGAGCATTAGGTCACCCATGTGTAGTGGAGAAAGCACCATATACAGGGCATCGGTAATAGGGAGATTCCACGTCTTGACCAGTGTTGCAAAATCAACCAAGTCTTTATAACACAGTCTCACACGTCCATGAATGTCCTTTTCACCTGATGTCCGGATTACGGGCATTGCTTCTTTGGTATCATCTTCCGGAGCAAGTTTATGTAATACGTGGTTACGGATACCGACTTGGAAAGCCTCATTGTGTTTTACACGAATAGACGCACGCTTGTCAAATGCAAGATAACGGATTTCGTCATCTGTACATGATGTCGGTTCTGTATCGTAAATCTCCCAGGGAACTATGATATTTTGTCCTGTCATAGCTTTGGGAGTAAAGTCTTCCGTGTTATTCACGCGAAAGCCTACATTGTTAATTAACTTATTTCTGCGTACACCGTCTGCTGCTAAAGCTGCGGCAGGGACAGAACCCAAAACTTGCATAAAGTCAGCTTTGTAATTACGACGTTCGATCAGCAATTGTGGATCGACGTACTTGTTCAAATAAAAACCGTCTACTGGTTGTGCCATATTCTTTTTTTTAAATGGTTAGTATTTTATTTTCCGTTACGCTTTACGTAGTCATTCAAAAGACGTTCGTATTCAGCCGGATTTTTCTCCATGATATTTTTCAAAGCCTCCGGATCGTTTTGAAGGTCTTCGAACTTTTTGTTTGTGGTATCCGTCAGGCTGGGAGCATGAACTTCCGGCATTTCCACAGGTTTGATGGCATCAAGCAGCTTCTTTGCGGTATCGAAGTTGCTGGTCAGGTTCGCTTTCCAGTCATCGCGCACGTCCGCGGTGATTCTTTTTTCTTTGATAGCCTTGTTCAGGACATTTTCGATCTCCTGTTCCTTGCGTTCCTCTTCCTGTCTTTCGAGCATCTCAACGCGGTCAGCCTTACGTTTCCACACGTCTACCTGCGCAATAAATTGTGCTTCCGTGGAGTTTGCGTCCATCCCGAAGCGGGTAGTCAACATTGTTAAATCCATGTCATTTTTTGATTTTTCGTTATTAATAGAGTCAGTAATCTCAATTTTACCTGTGTAGCCGCAGTTGGTGATCATTTGTGCCGTAGCCTTATCAACCTTTGCCTTGCCCGTTACTTCCGTCACAAAGCCATTTTCCTTTGCTTCCTGTGCACTCATCCAATAGTCACCATTATCCCATGCGTCTTTGATTTTTTTCTTGTCGGTACACTTTGAAAGAAAAGCGTTCAGGTAGTGTTCATTCAGTTTGCGCATGACCTCCAAAGTGGATTCAATATCAGCGACTTTCCCGCATGCTCCCCCGCTGACTTGATGAATCATGAAAAGCCCGTTAGCAGGCATAGAAAATGATGTGCAGTTAATAGCGATGTATGTTGCCGCACTAGCTACCAGTGCACCACCTTCGCCTGTGATTTTGCCGGGAAACCTCTTGATCACGTTCACGATCTCGTTAGCTTCGAAGCATTCACCACCCGGACTGTTGATATAGATGTGCACGTCCTTGACCCCTGATTTGATCAGTTCCTCAACTTTGGAAGTGAATTCCGCTTCCGTTTCCCTCCATTTTGATATCGTGCCTTTGAGTTCAATCCGGGCACGTCCGTTTTCCGCTGTTGCAGTCAGATTCATTTTCGCGATATTTAAAATTTCATGCTGCAAAATTGGAAAAGGAAAGGCGGGTACGGAAAAAGCGTTTTCATCTTGGAAAAAAAACAGTGTTAACAAGGACGTATTTTTTCCAACTTGGAAAGAATACGTTCCAACATGAAAAGCCATTTTCCATAGGTGATGATGAAATATGACCTTTGCTTGCGTAAACGAAAGGAAGCGATATGCCAAGTAAAGAGTACTACCGTAAATTAAAAAAAGAAGCGCATGACCTTTATGTAAGGGATGGAATGATGTGCAAGGAGATTTCCGAACGTATCAACGTGTCGGAAAGGTCTGTGTCTAATTGGATCAATGAAAATGACGCACTTTGGAAAAAAGAACGGCAGGCATCTGTTATTTCGTCACAAAAACAGGGTGACAACCTGAAGCAGATTATCAACATTCTTGCGGATCAAAAACTGCAACTGTTGCGCATGATTGACGAAGCCATTGCAGAAGGTGAGAGTGACAAGGTGCTGGAACTGCGGAAACAAGCGGCTACGCTTGATAACAGCGTGGCGCAATGGGGTAACCAGCTCAAAGAGGTAGACAAAAAGAACCGGATAACACTGGCTATTTACATTGATGTTATGAGCCGGATATTCGATGCTATGAAAGTATACGATGCCGACCTCTATTTCAAAACATTGGACTTTCAGGAGAACCACCTTTATGAAGCCGCAAAAACGCTGGGATAATGAAAGTAGAAGATAGCAAAGCCCTCAAAGAGTATCAGGAGAAATTAAAGCGTGCCCGATGTACAGGCAGCCTGATTGATCCGGACGAATCCTTAACGGTTCGGATGAACCGCATTCAGCGTGCGAAACGGGATGTCAAATACCTTGTCGAAACTTATCTTCCCCATTATGCGACCGCGGACTGTGCAGACTTTCAAATAGCGCATGCCAATAAAGTGATGAACGACCCTATTTACAAAGGCTATGCGGAATGGGGACGCGGACTTGCAAAATCTGTATGGAACGACGTGATCATTCCTCTATGGTTATGGATCAACGGTGAGACACATTATATGTGTATCGTTTCCGATACGTTTGACCGTGCGTGTGACCTGTTGGAAGATTTACGTGCAGAGTTCGAAGCAAACGAGCTTTTGAAGCATGACTTTGGCGAGCAGTATAATCCGGGATATTGGGAAAAGGGAAATTTCGTCACGATGAACGGGTTTATTTGCAAGGCGTTCGGTGCGAAGCAGAAGGTTCGCGGACTTCGTAAGGGTGCACACCGTCCCGACTTGTGGGTAGTCGATGACTTGGAGACACCGCAAACAATTAAAAATAACCGGATGCAGGATGATTATGCGGACTGGATTGAAGCGGACGTACTGGCAACCATGACGGGAAAACGCAGACGTCTGATAGGTGCAAACAATCGTTTTGCGTCCCGTATGGTACAAACCATTCTTAAACAACGGCATCCCGATTGGGACTGGCACTTGGTAAGAGCCTACGATCCGGTAACGTATGAGCCTGCGTGGAAGTCAATGTATTCCGCACAATTCTATCGGCAACAGGAAAAGGATATGGGTATTCTTGCGGCACATGCGGAGTACAATCATGTTCCACTTGTCAAGGGTAAAATATTCAAGCCGGAAATGGTGAAATGGGGGAAGCTCCCCGACCTGCACACAATGAATGCGATTGTGGCACATTGGGATATTGCGTATGCCGGAACAGATACCAGTGACTTTAATGCCTGCAAGATTTGGGGACGACACAAGAATGATTTTTGGCTGATAGACGGATTCGTAAAGCAGTCAAAAATGAAACTCTGTGTACAGTGGATGTGTATGAAACAGGCTGAATTCAAGGCAAAGGACATTATTTGCTTTTGGCAGTATGAGTCCCAATTTTGGAACGATGAAGTTAAACGTATCATAGGGGAAGCAGAGGCGGAAACAGGCGTAGAGCTGAACCTAGTCCCGGTACAGACTCCCAAAACAACGAACAAGATACTTCGTATGATAAGCATGCATCCATATTATCAAAATTCCCGGATGCATGTGAATGAGGAACTGAAGTCAAATCCGGACGTCGCAGTCGGTTTGAAACAGTTGTACGCTGTTGAACCCGGAATGACGGAACACGATGACAGCCCGGACGCGGACGAACAGGCTGTGAAAAAGCTGGAGATATACACTGATCCTCCGCAATCAGAAGATGAACCTGCAACACGACCGTGGAAAGCAGGAAGGTATAAACGTAAATACACTTGGTAACTATGAAGTATATCAACATGGATGACCTGACAACCGTCATACAGAATCGGTTGCTGGTTGAAAGTATCGAAAAAGATGAAGAGGTTTTGAATAGAATTGAAGACCTTGTCATCAGTGAAGTTGCCGCTTACATAAGCGGTCGTTATGACGTGAAAAAGATATTTGGTGTTCCACCAATCCGGACGGGATTGTTAACCCGGGTTATATCATGTATTACCGCCTTTCGTGCAGTAAACCGGAATGCAGCCCGCAAAACGGGAAATAACCCGTTATCAGACATGAATGATTGGGCTGACCTTATGCTTACCAAGTTACGCGACGGAATTATGTCGCTGCCTCCTGAAATACCTTTGATAACAGACGAGGAAGGCAATGTTGAGTCTCCCATTCTGTTTGGTCACACACGGAACAATGGTTGGTTTCTTTAAATAGTTTTTAAACCGCTTTTAAAAGGTATGTTATGTACAAAAAGTTAAGAGAAATATTCAACTGGTTTCAAATGAAGGCTATCCGACGAATGAATGTCAGGAACGTAATCAATGAATATTATTATCGGATGGATAGCAGTGGAACAACATTGTCGGGTGCTGCTTATAAAAGGCAGGCTGTTGTCTATCGGGAAAAGACCATTGATGACTGGATCATGTCAGTGACTTCGGCTACCGATCCGGATGATCCGCGACGTGGCTTGCTTTATAGGTTTTATCAATCGTTATATAACGATGAGCATCTACAAACGACAATCGACAATCGTGTGCTACCAGTACAACAGGCGGAATTCAACCTTGTCGATGACAATGATAATGAGGACGAGGAAGCGAAGAAGCTGCTGAATCGTCCGTGGTATCACCAATTAATCCGGATATGTTTCCTACACCAGCTACAAGGCGTATCGTTAGCCGATATTTCACACCTTGATGAAAATTTAGAAATTAGCCATGTGGAAGAAGTTCCTATGTCCAACTATATCCCGCAACAGATGATTATCGTAAAAGAAGAGTCTGACAAAACAGGATGGTCATATAAAGATGGTGCGCTTGAACCGTATTATGTACAATTCGGGTCACCGTGGGCACTAGGGATGCTCAATGAACTGGCAATTATCATTCTTGCAAAAAAACTTGGGATGGGATCATGGATGAACCATATAGAAAAGTATGGTATTCCGCCCGTTTTCGTTACTTCGGACAGGCAGGATAAAAAGCGGCTGGACGAACTGTTTGAGATGATGCAGGATTTCCGAAATAATTTCTTTGCTGTACTTAGCGGAAACGAAAAAGTCGAATACGGCAAGGAATCCGGAGGAAATGCGGTAAATGCATACTTACCCTTAGAAGAACGATGTGACAATCAAATTAGTAAGCGTTTGCTTGGTCAAACTGGAACGACCACTAATGGAGCATGGGAAGGAACGGCAGAAGTGCATGAACGTGTTGAAAAGTCCCGCCATGAATATGACAAGATGCTTTTCCAGTTCTATTTTAACTATATTATCATTCCTAAACTGGTAAAGATAAGTCCGGTATATAAACCGCTTGAAAGGCTGAAACTGAAGTGGGACGACACGGAAAGTTTGTCTATCACAGAATATATCGAAGCGATTAACAAACTGGCTTATACCTTTGATTTTGATTGGGAACTGGTTGCCAAGAAAACGGGACTTCCGATCATTGGTCAAAAGAAAAATCCCGGTGGTGAGCAGCAGGGAGGAACACTACCGAATCAGCCCAAAACAGACCCTCAAAAAAAAAAGACCGAACCGGACGATGAAGCGGTAACGTCACCCGTCATGGAAGCCGGGGAGTATGATTTCAGCGGCATCATCGGCAGGGTGATGAAACAAGTTTATGAGCGCAAGGTCAAAACGGGAGATATCGACGAGGAATTATTCAGGAAGACATACGAGGAACTGAATAAGAAGGCGGCTGAAGGATGGGGAAAAGATGACTATGATGATCCGGAACAGGCAGAAGAACCTCAACGGATACGTGACAACTTGTTCAAGTTCTCCGGAGCGAAGACGTATCAGGAAATTAAGGAGATGAATGACGCTCTTTACGACGAAAATGGCAAAAAACTATCTTATAAGGATTTCCGGGAAAAAGCACTGGCGATCAATAAGGACTACAATGAAAACTATCTTCGGACGGAATTTGAAACGGCAGAAACAAGTGGCAGACGCGCCAGTGAGTGGCAAGAGTTCAAAGCGAACGCGGATATCATGCCTAACCTGAAATATGTAACTGCGGGGGATGAAAGGGTACGAGAGTCACATAGGATACTGGATGGCGTCGTAAAGCCTATTAACGACTCGTTTTGGCTGCGGAACTACCCGCCCAACGGGTATCGGTGCAGGTGTTATGTCGAGCAAACGGATGAGCCTGAAACCCCTGCCACCCCTGTCGTGACGATACCGGATGCCTTTGCAAATAATGTAGGGCAATCCGGTGAAATATTCACTGTCGCTCACCCGTATTTTTCAATGCCTGACGAACACTTGGAAAAAATCAGGAAAGAGACGGAAAGAAGCAAATTATACGCTCCTTATCACAATGATCCGGAATCGAAAGTGCTGATCAGCGACTTTGCCGATCCGAAAGACTTGGTGAAAAATGTCGAAAGCGCACGGGTGATTTCAAAAGAGCTAAAGATGAAAGTTAAAATCCGCCCACATATCAACGAGGACGGGGTAAAGAACCCGGAATATTTGATTAACGAAAAGCTGGCAGACCTGAAGAACATTCAGGGACTAGGCGGTATCAAAAACGGGCTGGACAGTTCACGTAAGCAGCAATGTGAGTACACGGTTTTTAACCTTGATGCATTTGAAAGTCTCAAGCCCGAAATGGTGCAGAACAAGTTGAATGGAATATATAAGCTATATGGGGACAAGTTCTCCGGACAGCAGATGATATTCATTTATAGTGGGAAGGCTGTGAAGGTATCGTGGAAAGACGTGAAAGCCGGAAAGGTTACCAAGCTCTTAAAAGAACTTCAGGAGTGACAGCCGAAACTGACACTCCTGAAGGGAGTTCTTGACCTGTTACAGCCGCGAACATTGCAAATATACAATTTTATTTTGAAATACAAATGGAAAGGACTGAATTACCTGATTTTTTCAAAGAATTATCCACGCTGGTAGAAGATGCGCACCGCTATGCGAAAGTTGCGGGTGTGAACTTCTTCAAGCAGAATTTTCGCAGGCAGGGGTTTCTTGACACATCACTGACACCGTGGGCAAAGAGATCGCTCACTATTGGTTCGGATCGTGGTGTATTGATACAAAGCGGAAAACTTCGCGACAGTATCCATGCAGTCAGTCGAGGAATAGACCGCATTACTTTTCAGACTGATCCGCTGTCGTATGCCAAGATTCACAATGAAGGCGGGTATATTGTCGTAACGGAGCGAATGAAGCGTTATTTTTGGTTTTTGTACATGAAATCGACCGGAACTATGCAAAAGAAGAAAAACGGTGAATTACGGCAAAATAAAGCCAATGCGCGGCTGTCTACAATGGCTTCCTTTTACAAAGGTATGGCACTCAAAAAGGCGGGCAGTAAAATAAGGATTCCAAAACGTCAGTACATGGGTGAATCTGCCACATTTATGAAGCAGCTGGACGCATGGATAACATCGGAGATTGACAAACGATTCTCAAATATTTAATCAATATAATTATGATTTGGACAGACTGTTACAAAGAACTGGTTGAAATAATCCGGGGCAAAAATGAGTTCCTGGCATCTATCCCGGATGAGTATTCCGAGCTAAGGGAACAGATGGAAAATACACCAGAGATTGAACATATTGACATGTGGCATGAGCAGGTCAGTTTTCTCGATGAGGAGCATCCGTTCCCGTCTCCGGCTGTATTCATTGAATTTAATACACTGGGCATCGAGGACGAAGGGTTACTCGTTCAACGGCTTCACACACAGATTGATTTCCGGCTGTTTTACGAAACCTTTTCCGATACCTGTGAAGGTGCGGCAATGCAGGAAGAGGCGTTGTCCTTCCTTGATCTGTTGACATTGCTGGGGATGATGCTACACGGGAAATCGGGGAAGAACTTCGGCACGCTCCGACGTACCCATGTCGGACGGGAAGAGTCGGGGGGTGCAGGAAACTTGTACCGGATCAGCTTTGAATGTGAAATTATGGATTATACCACAATGGAACTTGCAAGCCATGCCGATATGAAAGACCGTGAAATGAAAATTAGCAACGGGGGCTTACCGGAGAAGGCGGAAGACGAAGAACCGCTGTACCATCTATGATACAACGCCTAAAAGCTAAGGCTTAGTTGATCTGTATCGTCCTTTTTTGAACCAGGCTTTTTGCCCTCTTTTAATTGCTCGTAATATGATAAATTCTCCGATATATAAAAGATTCGTTTATAGATGTAGTTCTGATCAAGGAAGAACAGGTCATGACTCATACGCAAAAGAACATCCTCTAAGCGGATGCGCTTTTTATCATAAAGAAGGTAGAAAGTCTCTACCATCTTCCGGTCACGTATTTTGGTCATTTCAGGATTCCGCATAAAAAAACATTATTATAGCGCAAATATACGGATTTCCAATGATTTGTCAAAATTGAATATAAGCCTGCGGGGGAAAGGCTATAAAAAGCCCCCAGCCTGTTAGTAAAGACGCCAATCACATACTAACAAAATGCGAGTAGACGCACAGCCGGGGGCAAAGACCCTTGCTGCGTCTACTCGCATTTTTGCTTTATGTGATTGGCATTGCAAAGATAATCAAATTTATATTATGAAGGTCATAGAGATACTAAACTTTAATCGGGAGCTCCTGAAAAAATTGCAGGATGCCGGAATACGGCTTGAGGATTGTCGCTATATCGATCTGTATGCGGATTATATGAAACTGTTAGGACATGGTGAGAAAGTGTCTTATATAGTCGCAGCATTATCTGACAAGTACCTTGTCAGTGAGAGAAAGGTATATAGTCTTATCAAGCGTTTCCAAAGTGACTGCAAAACGTTTGCAGTGTAAACGGCTTCATGTATCGTGCCGGATTGACAGCCCCGGAGTACTTTTGTCCCGAACTCAAAATTATTAGTTATGGGAAAATATACGTATAAATCGCAATATGGCGTTATCGTCATTTGCACAGATGAAAAGGAACAGCAGGCTATTTATGAACGCCTGAAAGCTGAAGGTTTAACTTTAAAGGTAGTAAGTGTATGAGAGTAGAAGTACGACACCATTGCAGCGATTTTGACAGCTATCGCGCTGCAAGGGTAAAGAGCCTTTTCAATGCGGAAAAAGGTTGTGATTGGGAAAAGGTAGCTGAATTGCCCATCGAGGACAAGGAATGGCAAATAGGTTTGATAGTCGGACCGTCAGGAAGTGGAAAAACCAGTATCGGAAGCAAAATCTTTAACGAGCCGATTTATGACCTTTACTCCGGTTGGGACAGTAATAAACCTATTATTGACTGCATCGCTCCGGACGGGGATTTTAATACAGTCACTGGAATGCTTTCGGCTGTAGGTTTGGGTGATGTTCCGGCATGGTTAAGACCTTTCAATGTACTGTCGAACGGTGAGAAATTCCGCGCTGGTTTAGCTCGCTTGGCTTGCGAACGTCCGGAGCGTGCAGTCGTTGATGAATTTACGTCCGTGATTGATCGTCAGATCGCGAAAGTGGGTGCAGCAGCATTCTCAAAAACTTGGAGACGTGGCAAAGGTAAGATTGTCCTTCTGTCCTGTCATTATGATATTATTGAATGGTTGCAGCCGGATTGGGTGTACGATACTGCGGAGGCACGCTTTTACGAGCGTGACTGTCTTCGGCAACGTCCAAAACTCGAACTTCAAATTTATAAAGTCAGGGGAAGTGTATTCCCAAGACTGTTTAAACAGCATTATTATTTAGACTTGCCGTTGCCCGTTGCTGCGGAATATTTCGTAGGTTTCATTGGGAACGAGCCTGTCTGTCATTTGGCAGTAGCTCCTCTTTTTACAGCTGGCGCATATCGCTCAACTCGCTTGGTGGTGATGCCCGAATGGCAAGGCATCGGGGTTGGTACTAAATTTTTAGCTGCAGTATGCGAATACCACCTGAAGGGGAATGGACGTTGCGGGAAAAAGCTACCTGTATTTTTCCACACTTCACACCCCCAGTTATGCGGAGCTTTGCGGCACTCAAAGAAATGGGTACAAACGGGAGCCAGCCTTTATGGTTCGAATAAGGCGAGAAGTGCAAGTTCGATGGCAAAGTCCATGCAGAGAAAAGGAAAGTCCGATAAATGTTCTACCGGATACGGAGGTCATTTCAGGGCAGTACAGGCATTTAAATACATTGGGGAATATGATCATCAAGATATTAGGAAATAAGGACTCACAGGCTTACAAAATAGCGGAAGCCTGTGTACGTGAGAAAGGTCACCGCGTTTGGAACGAAAGCACCGGAGTGTATGATCTAGCCATTGCCCCGCTTCTGACGGAAAAGGTGTCGGTGGAAGTGTTGAAAGAACCGCTTTACGGGACATTGATATTTCACCCGTCACCACTGCCGTATGGACGTGGCGCGTCTTCAATCAAATGGGCTTATAAACGCCAAGAGCCAATCACTGCCGCCACATGGTTTTGGGCGGATAACGGACTCGACACGGGGGATATATGCGAACAGGAAATAGTCAAAATAGACTATTCAGCCCGCCCGCGTGATTTTTACGAGCGTGATATTCTACCCGCTATGGAAAGGACACTGGTACGTTGCTTGGACAACATTCAAATGGGATATATACGAAAAATACCGCAGGTGGAAAGCTATTCAAGCTATGACAAGCGGTTATAAACATTTTTAGAAAAAACGAAAGCCGTGCAGAAGAAAAGTTCCGCACGGCTTCATTATTGTTATTCGTTAATTCTTTTAAGCCAATTACTAACACATTTTTCCACTTCTGCATAGCTGACAAACGTTCTTTTTTCAACAACTACTAAGTGTCGCATTAATTCACTGCGAATCATTCCTGTATCATCCTTCCAAATGTTTATAGCTCCGTTATTTCCGGAAGAAGTGCACGCATATCCCAATTCTAGTGTCGGTTCTATATCGCTAGTATCGTTAATCCAATATGCATCAACTTTGTACTTCTTTACCCCAGGAAGCTTCTTTAATTGACAAAAAGGCTTTTCCTTCTTTACGAGTATATTCTTATTCATTTCTATACTGTTATTAGTTAACTTTCTGCCATCCAATCTTAAATATGTTAGCTTTAAGGCGGGCTTCAACATCTACCTTGTTTAATATATAGCCTTTAGAATCTACATACTCTCCATCTATGATATATAGATATTGAGTACCCATTGCTGGAAGATATTTATGGGTTAATTTAGCACCACTTTGCATGGCTTTTATTGCTTCTTCTATATTCATATCTAAATTGTTATACGTTAATAGACATTCTTTTGATATGCGCAATGCAATCATCCATAGCCTTGTCAAAAACTTCTTGACTTATGATATTTTTCTCAATTCGTTCTACGTATTCACCATCGTAAGATGCAAGTTGGATGCTTGAATCACTATTACTTACATCTTCTCTGTTGTCAAAATATACATGTATACAATCATATACCACTTCATCACCGATTTCATCAGTATTTACCCTAACTATCGCTGTGATTTTTTCGTAAGAAGTATGCGCCATGTGAATACACTTTCCAACGAGATATTGATATTTTGCCTTTTTTTTATCGGCTTCCTGTTTCTTTAGCTTCTGTATTTCAGCTTCTAATTTCTGTATTCTGTTCATATCTGTATTTGTTTTACGTTAATTCAAATTCTTCTACTCCACCAAGGTGATGATCTATTTGCAGTCGGGTAAAGATGGAATGAACCCACGAGTGTTTCTGTAGTTCCTTTACTATTTCATCCTTAGTGACCTTTCCTTCCATGATGAATATCGACTTACATCCACCTCTGGAATCATGGATACTGTAGGGGATACAAAGCATTGTAACTCCACGATAGTAGACATACCCGATGCCCTTACATTTTTTCATGTCGGAATATAAGTCATTATCTGAATCTATCTCATTTCCAATACGCATCTGGTCTTTTATTGGCATATTACCGCTAAGTATTGTGATATGGTGTCCTGGAGTACCCGTTGTGCCGAAATACATTACTATTTTGCTCATAATTGTTCTGTTATTAGTTAAACTACATCCTCAATAACCGTCAAATCAACATACCAATCTCCTATAATGGGGATTGTATAATGTATCTGATTCTTATATCTCCTTTCCGGACATGTCAAGTCAATGCTATCCATACATCCTGTTTCGTAAAAAGTAAAGTGTGACAACTCTTCAAGAAACTGCTCCATCAGATAGGTAGGAGATTCGTAATTATCGTTCCATCTAATTGCAATCAAATCGAGGTCAGATGCACAAGTTCCATGAACGGCAAGTGTATAACCACATTTGAATGCAATCTTTCTCAAACCTTCCAATACACAAGCGTAGAACATGGGTTTGGGGTTGGTCTTTATGTTTTTTAGTAATTTACTCATCTCTCTTTTTTGTTATTAACTATTATTCAACTGTTTCAAGCGGACAATCATCCGGTATTGTAGTTTCTGTGTTATTCAGCAAATAATACACTTTATTCCTGCCAAAACAAATCGCTTTCACCGATTCATTTTTAACTGCAATTCTCTTAAAATAAGGACAGTTACAGCATTTTTCTATTATCAATTTTTTCTTCATATCTAATTTTTCTTGAGTTATTCGGGAATTTCTTCAATGTCAAACCACTCTACATCGGGATTATTCAGTCCATAAAAAGTTATTAATCCTTTACGGTCAATAAAACCACTGTATTCGGTTTCAACGGGTTTGTCCACTCCGATTTCTTTAATTGTAATTTTATAATGTTTACGTATCATACTTCATGCCATTTTTAATCTTCTACCGTTTTATCATCAGTTAATAAACGTTTCATTGATCGGTCTCTTTCCGCTTTTGAGGGATAATTGTCCCCATACCTTTTCCAACTATCCGGATTTATATCGCTTTTAAAAGTGATATGTGGCTGGGGGTAATCATGGCGACGCAGGATTGTATATCCGGCTTTGCACAGTTTTCTTTGGTCTTTTGCATTCATCTTTTTTCTAATTTAGAATTAAACTTGATTCTAGCATAACGATAGAATCGTATATAACCAAACAGGTAGGAAGGGTGCTCCGTATTATCCGATATGGTAATTTGTACATTATAACCTTTTATCCGTAAAAAACGGGCGGCAATTTCCTCAATAGTGTATGTTTTTGCATATATATCCCAGTCACTAACGGTCAATACCGTTTTCACATTCCCACTTTTCAGAATCCTTTTAAAATTTCTGATAGAGCGTATTATCTCCTTCTTTTTGTTCATACTTTAGTTTTATCCTCTTTTAAAATAGTTTTATAGGCTTCTTCCATCCGTTCAATCTCTTTCATACATACCAGCCATCCGGGAAAGCCCCCAATGTTTTTGTCATCGATATAGCAATGGGCATATATCTTTTTCCCGCCTTCCCCATATTTGGCAACATTTTCAGGATCATGGTCATTTACACGGTCAAATGGTATTTTGCGTTCCAACAGCCAGTTGATGGCATTCAATAACTGTTCACCAGTACGGCACGTCCAAATAATGATTTTATGTCCTTCATCATGTAATTTCCGGAGCGATTCGCCAGCGTATGGCTGCTCCCCGTCAATAGCCGGGAATTTCCCCCGGCTAATGGTTCCGTCAAAGTCAACTGCTATGATCATAATCTACAAAATGAAGGTTCAATACGACGCCATACTCCGTTTTCATCACGCTTATGGAAATAGTAATTAGTTGCAGTTTTATATACCACATTGCTTTCTTTGAACAACTGCATGATAGCCGCATATTCTTCATCAAAACGTGACTCCAATTCATACAACTTGCTTATAGACTTATAGTCCAAATCCCCCTGACGGTTACGTTCGAGAAGCGTCATTGCCATTTGATACATCGGATCATCGACTCCTTTTTCTGAATGGGCTATATAATTCTTCAGGTAGTCAATCAGCCTTTCGGCAGCGAGATCGGCACGTTCATCAAAACTTTTCACTTTATTGCTTTTTACCTCCAGTTTGAAGTTCCCGTCTACTACTGAAAAAGTGGCGGTCTCTTCACCCTGACGCATACGGAGCTGACCGTATTCCCGCATTACGTTGCGGAAAGCCTTGCTTTCACCCACAATCCAATCATAAAAGCCCTGAACATCATTCACTACTGGCATGAGTTTACTTTCCACATCGAACATGAATTGATGCCTCAATGCTTCGTAGGTTTCTTTCCGCTGAATGGACTCTGTTTTTTCTTCCTCTTTCAGTTTACGCAACAGTTCTGCCTTTTCTTCTTTTGACAATTTACTAATATCCATACTATAAACTTTTAAATGATTAATTACAATTTGATTTTATATACTTCTTTCAGTTCCCGTTCCTTGTTTTCCGCTTCGATATAAAGCGATGACCTTTGGTCTACCAACTTCGCAAATGTATTGCGATCCATATTCCCAGCATACAATTTTTCGTGTATGGCATCCAGTTCACCGGGAATCTTGTCAAGCCGATCCAGTAATTCATTAATCCGGTTAATCCGGTGTTGTTCCGCACTAATATCCGCCATCTTCTTTCTTCTTTAATATTGATTCCAGCTTCGGTATCAACAGGAGAAGTTCTTCCCCGTCCAGTTCGCGAAACTTCTTTCCTGCTATCCGGACATCAAGGCAAAACGCATTTACCGCTCCCCAGTCCGTTGTGTCGATTCCGATCCGCTGCACTCTCTTCAGGACAGCCGACCTGCGTCTTCTTATTTCCCGTTCGGTGATAGTCAAATCCCGGTTTTCTTTTTTCGCACCATTCAAATAGCCGCAGAGATACATTGCTTCGCTGTATGTCAACTCTTTTGTGGTATTTGTCCGTCCGTCCGTTAGGTCTAGCAGGATAGCCCGCTTTTGCTCGTCATCAATGCCTTGCGCGTTGTATATTGTATGCAAACGCTTGATAAGGCTTTTACTGATAGGTTTCTTCATTTTCTGCTCCATCATTATCACTTTTAATATTTTCAATCCAATGTTTTTGATACCCTTCCGCCCAAACTATGTAATATCCGCGTGAACCTCCTTTGCCACGTCCGATAAATGTTGCCTTGAAATGTTCTACGTATATTCTTTTAAAACTGTCACGTTTCACTTCATAAGCCGTTTTTCCTTCTACCTCGCGTCCGTCCACATGTGAGATAAATATGAATATCTTTCGTGGGAACTTCTTGCGGAGGCGGATTATTTCAGGGGCTTTCGCTCCTCCCTGTTGCTCGAAGTACTGTATGGAGTCTATCATTATCACGTCCGGGCTACGTTGCTTAGACAGATAATCTTCCAAGTCATTTATAGTGGCTTCGTCCGAGTAGATTATATTGTTTGTCTTACTGCTGATACCTACATCAAGCACGGAGTTCACGAAGTCGTCACACGCGCCCATTTCCAATGTCAGATAAAGAACACGAAGCCCCATTTCATCAAATTTGCGAGCCAGTTGCAGAGCGAAAGAACTTTTACCTTGTCCCGACTTTCCGTAAATGATCCAGCAACCGGATCTTTCCGGACGACCGAATGCCAGATACCATTCACCATCAAAATCAATATATTCATGTCGGATGTCTTCTAGGTTCTTCTGACTCCAAACTTTCATGCCAATTCTCCACGTTCGATTTGTTGCTTGATAATACGGTCTTCGATCATTCCTGACAGTTCGCGCAAATCATCGGTAAACCAAACAAACTTTCCCGGTACAGGCTCTTTTTTCTCTTTGTTCAGCTTTCCCCAAATGGTCTCCTGTTCTTCCGTATCGTTGATCCCGTTTGCCGCACAAATGGCTTTAACGTCTTTCTTTGTCGCTCCAAGCAATGTGATATAGTTTCTACAAAATCTACCGTCGATTTCATCATATCCTTCTATACGACCAACATAACGCTTGATATTACGTTCCAGCGTCTCTGTCCCGGCTACGATAGCCCCCATACGGTGCAAAGTGTCATCATATAACGGTATCAATGTACAAAGGGCACTGTGCGCCAATTTCCCGGCATCATCAAGGATTAACAAAGGTGATTTACCCGCCATGCGATTGAAGTGGGAAACAATTAAGTCCATTAAGTCATCGTTATCCATGTAACGTGTTACCGTTTCCCCCATACATGTGGCTAGCTTGGTCAGAAATTTGCGTGCTGTCCACTTCCGGCATTTCAGATAGACCACCGAGTTATCTGCACTCATGTTATAAAGGTCTATGAGAGATTGTGTCTTTCCACTTCCGGATCGGGAGGATATACACATCCATTTATGATTCTTCTTGGCTGCTACAACCGCGGTACGTACTTGCTGGTAACTGGTGACGCTTTCCACCACATTCCAAGCATTCTCGTAATAATTAAGACCGGAAGCAATCTTTTCAGCGATAGAATCTTCATTCGCCCCATATTTCCCGCTTCTGAATTGAGACATGGCAGTATCCGATATCCCACATTTCCGTGCCAATTCCGTTGCAGATGATCCACGGTTGATTAACTTCCCTATGTACGTTTTTAATGCTTGATTATCCATATTGTATATCTTTTTAAATTGTTTTTAAATCATCTTGAAAAATTCATGTCCAGCGGGTTATAATCGTAATCGTCGTCATCTCCGGTGGAAACCATTACACTTTGCTGGGTAATACGCTGGGTTACTTCCGTAAAGTCCGCGTCTGTGGCATCATCCCTCATTTTCGATCGGACGTCCTTATGCTGCCCTAAACTGTCAGTGATCAAGTATCGGTCAAGGACTGTTGCCGCGGCTATTTCAGGAATACGCTGGCAAATAGTAGTGATCCGTTTATCTACGTCTTTCACCTTTTCTTTTACCGTTTCTGCCATTTCATTGTTGAACTTGTCTACACGTGTTCGATATTCAAAATGTTCCGGCTTTTGGTCTGCCAAAGCCATCGGAACTTTGATGTCACGCTGCAGCATGTATTGCAATGTCCCAATCTCTTTGTCTACACGACCAGACTTCAGGCGTTTTGCGTTCGATACAAGCACCTGACTCATATCGTCCGGGTCAAAGCGTACTATCCAGTCTTCGTTGTAATGGTCGCGGAGAGAAAGGTCAAAGCTGTCGAAACAAATTCGTTCACCCATGAACTCGATAAACAGCCCCGAACCAGTGATCTTATTTGTGCGTCCGGTGGTTTCCCCCATGAGCATCAAATATTCCTCAATCCCGAAAGGCATTTTACGGGCTTCTTCGGTACGTTCCCATGCAGCGCGGTAAGCATCTATCTTCTTTGCCCGTTCCTGCGCTATAATAGCCTCTAATTGCCCGATAACAGTGGCTTCGTCGGGGATGAACTTGTGATTTTGGTTTAAGACTTCCAAATTGGGCTGATTATCTTTGTCGGCAGTGATGCCGAAGCCTGACCAGTTCGCCTGCTTTTGGCAGTATTCCACATTCAGGTGTTTGAAATAGGGTTCTACTACTTTAGACTTTGCATTTCCCAACGCGGCTGGTGTATAGTATTTAGTCATAGCTTCATAGAAAGGAACCATCACTTTCTTTTGATAATTGTCGCTTTGTAGCTGTAAGGGCTTATAGCGTTCTCCAAATAGTTCCTTAGTATGTTGCACTGCGTTTCGTAATGCTTCACGAATAAGAGCAGGTGATTCATGATCGCCAATGGCGTACCCGACCGGATATTTTTCACATGCATCAAGCACAACTACCATCGTTTTCCGGTTGGTATATGTAGTGTACATATATCTCTTTTCCTCACCGTTTTTCTTTACTGTTTTGGGAGTCTTTTTCTGATAGAACAGTTCCGCATCCCACCCGTCCAGCGTCCAGTAGGTGAGCGCTTGTGTCGGTGCTTCACGGTGTATCTGCTTCATACGTGTGTTTTTCAGGGCTTTACTTCCTTTGTTCCCCGTCATTGTAGTCAGAGCAAACTTTTGTCTCCAGTTTTCGACCGTGCTAGGGCTGTCAATAGGTTTCCAATCCATCAGGGAAGCCACTTTATTGTATTCTTCCATGATCTGAACATTATTCAGATTGTTATGCATACCGATTAACTTATGCATTACTGCCTGTGCGTCCTCATTTATCACGACTGCCGCGTATTTGTTACCATACGATTTGTGAATGACACTGCGATAACCTTCTTCCTCGCTGATTCGTCGTGCCGCTTCATATTGCTCGCATTTACGCTTTAGGGACTTCCAGTTTTTCGGTAAGTTATGAGGAAATATATCACGCCCGTTCGGGTCTTTCAATGTTAGCAGATCATTGCTCAATTTACAGAGCTTTTCCCATACGTTGATCCGTGTGCTTCCACCACCTATTGAGTTAACTTTACGACCATCACGAAGGGACAGGAGCGCGTTCATTATGCGCACATTAAGGGTATATTCGTCAACCTTCGCAGGCGGAAGTTTCTTATCACCGTCATAGCGGTATTTCACACTAAAAAACTCATAGGCGGCATTACCGTAGACAATCGCATCTTCCAGTATGGACTTCTGTGTTTTAGCAGCAATTTCCGCACGTGGATCACCTTTGCGTACAATGTACTCTTTTTTTACGTCCTTTCTCATGGTTTCAAAATCTACTAGGGCAGGACATCCAGGAATACCACGACGAAGTACGATAAGTTGTCCGTTCCTCGCCATCGAATAGTATGTTCCTTCAGGAATGAATCCGTCTTCACTCCCAACTTTCGTTTTAGGATTAAAGATGATTAATTCATTCGCAAACACGCAAATCCGATTATTAAATATCTCAGCCATTATATTAATATTATTATTTGTGCAAGTTCCGGCACTGCCCCGGAATTGTAGCTGCTTCCAAATCTTTTTGCCATTACCTATTGAAATACATGGCAAATTCAAATTAATAGTTGTTATCCTGAAGGAAGTTCTATTCTTGCGTTCCGTTATTGGTTATTCGACCTTAGTTCTCGTTCTATGACAATAATTACAGAAAGTATTGTTATTACAGTAGCCGCCCATATGTTTGATGGCTCAACCTCTATCTGGTCAACTAATGCGATAGCAGTGACTATACCGACTCCTACCATCACGTTTTGAATAAATCTAATAGTTCTCATATCGCAGATAAATTATTGATTAATAATGTTTGTAACATTTCCACGAGAGTCTAAAACCTTCACTTTGGATGGTTCATTGCCTTCGGTATATTTAATACCGCCATTTTCTTGTGCCATTTTGCGAATTGCTTCTGCATTCTTTCCATTCCGTTTGAAACGGAGTATTTGACTAAGGTTTGCGAGAGATATTCCAAATGTTTCTGCAATCATCTTTCGTTTTTTGGTGTCTCTTAATTCAATTATTTGTTTCATACCTTTTTATTTTTGAGTTATTATTCATACATTTGAGCGCTGTTAATCTGTAACACGCTGCAAATATAATAGAGATATTTCAATTATGAAAGAAAATACGAGAGATTTTTCAGTATTAAAACAGAGAATCCTGCAATATTTAGATTTTAAGGGGATCACAAAGTATGAATGTTATAAAAATACGGGCATAACCAATGGTGTATTAAGTCAACCCAATGGAATGTCTGAAGATAACCTATTGAAATTTCTCTCGTATTATAGTGATATCTCTACGGATTGGTTGCTTGCTGGATGTGGATCAATGCTACGCGATGACAATCAAACGAAAATCTCTAAAATAGTTCCAATAGAGTCGGAATTTGAGCCAATCCCTATCGTTGATATATCAGTAGCTGCAGGTTATGGATGTGAAAATCCCGATTTTATAGAAGTTGTGGAAACTATCAGCCTTCCTTACAATATGCTACATAGGAATAAAAAATATTTTTGTGTTAAAGTACGGGGAGAAAGTATGTCTCCGACATTATTAGACTGTTCATATCTCATATTAAGATTATTGGATCGAAGTGAATGGAATGAAATTAAAGACAATCATATATATGTGGTAAGCGACAGAGGTGGACGCGCTTACGTGAAACGCATAAAAAATAGACTTCGTGAACATGGTTTTATAGTTTGTACCTCTGATAATGTCGATAAAGCTAATTACCCAAACTTTAATTTGATGGAAGATGAGATTAATACCGTCCTATATGCGGAGTGGTATTTGAGCGCAAAGATGCCTAATATTAACGCAACATATTATGATAAAGTAAACCATTTAGAAGACGATGTGGATGCTTTGAAAAATCAGATGTCTCTACTTATAAAAAGGTTAACTTAATATCTAGTATTACATTTTAGCGTAAATATTTATACTACAGTGTATTAACTAATGTTTCATATATCCAAAAGATGTATTAAAGGGTATAACTCAAGGCGCATACTAGTATTATAGGGTAAAACTCAACAATAGAAATACCTTTTTTCTAATGGGTGTTTAATGGGTGATATTCACATTTTGTTTTTATTTTCTAATGGGTGTTTAAAGGGTGATGGCATGGGTATACGCTATTTTAACAATAAATTAAACCTTTTCCATAAGTCTGTATTTATCACGGAATAAACAAAGAAAACATTTTATATTCTTTGTTTATTTCGTATATTTGCAATTAGAAAAACTTCCATATAGTTATTATATAGAAGTTTTCAGTATTACAAACATCTAAAAGTAAGGTCATGGCTAAAGAGACTAAGGTTATACATGTTCATCTCATTTTCAAAAAAACAAGCCGTTTTTTTGGTTCTATATCAGCAATCTATTCTGAATTTACTGCTGAAGAGATAGGTATTACGGAAGAAACCCTACGCCATAAGGGGTTGTCTGATGGTGTTTCCTTCGCTACTAAAAAAGCGATCATACAACAAGGAGTACTTATTCGAAGCGTGCGAAAATAGTGTTTTAAGCTGCCGTAACGTATTTCTATACCTAAATCAACAAAGGCTATATACCCCATCTAAATGGAGTGTATAGCCTTTGTTTTAAGCCTAAAACAGAAGTAACATACAACCTTTCCTTCATCTTTTCATTCCGTCTCTTATTGTTTTCCCCATTTACAGCGCAGTTCACCGGAATGAATATAGAAGCAACGGAAGCAAAATAGAAGGAACGGAACTTTTTGTTTTCTCCCCAAATATATCGCGAGACATTCGTCAATCACCGATATACAGGCGGTTTCACGTACTTCGTCTTACACATCGTTCATGCCACATTTTGTATTGAGCCCCGTAGAACCTCCATAGAGAATGATAAAACGGATAGTCTCATCATTCAAGTACTTCAATAGATAGAATCCGTTAGGATTTAGCTTCTTATAATTTATAACCATATTGTTCTAAAAGTAAGGTTTATCCGTAGGGAAAACACAGGAAATAACCTATAAAATTGTTCTATTCGTCCGATTTATCATTTTCATCAAAGCCAATACGAAGTTCACTGACCTTGTTTCCATCTCCACCTTTGATGTTGACATTCTTATCTGCTTCCCATCCATTCCAAGCACCTAATATCCGGGCCGCTTCTGTTTTGCCATTGAACTCATAGGTAACCTCTCCTCTCTTATTCTGTATCTTCTTCAATGCGTTACGGGCACGTTTGGGAAGTTGGGAAGGAGTTCTCATTTTTGTTTTCCCGGTTGCAGGGTCAACAAAATGAAGATCATCGGGATTGGCAAGCACTATATCCATTAATACCCTCTCAACAGTTTTCCTCTCTACTTCAGACTCTTTCGCTCTCTGCGCCTTAATCTCATTTATCCTTGTACTAACCTTGCTATTTGCTAATAGTCTACTCGCAGCGCTCCAAATTGTCTCTGGCTTCATGTTGGAAGTATTATAAGACATTCGATATGCTTCACTTGCATTACCTTCTGTATCAACGTAATATTTACAGAATTTCTCTTGCTTAAATGTTAATGGTTCCTCTCGCTTTCCCATATCAATTATTGTTTATTCCTATGAGAAAAAGAAGCTGCTCTCTATCTCTTAAAAGCTCATAGGTGGCAAGTAATGTACTGCCGGTTGTTAATATGTCATCATACACTATTATCTTCTTTTCCTTTATCGGACGAAGAAGAAAGAATTCCGGATTCAATCTATCTTTAGTTAGGCACTGAATTGCATTCTCATAGAATGGTATTTTCACCGCCCCAGCTATTTTCGTGCAGATAGAGGTTGCAAAATGAAAGCCCTCGTAGTGTCTCCGTCGCGGTGTGGTGACTATACACCATCCTTCACATCCCCCTACAATGAAGCGGTGGAGAAACTCACACGCTCTCTCTGCAAAGAATGATGCAAGTTCCTCCGACTGTTTAATTTCTGAAAAGCTGGTACCAGTCTTGGAACGGGTGAACTGGGAGATGTAATAGATATCACCCTTTTTATGAAGTGATACCTTTTCTTTCAGATCACATAACCGTTCCTGATGAGACCAGCTCTTACATTTCACCGCTTCCGGCTTATCCCAGTCATCAATACGATATATCTTTCCCTTTCCTTTCATCAAAGATCTTCTTTACTCCGTCCTCGACAGATGTGTAAGACAAAGGTACTAAATAGATATCCCGGTTCACCGACTGCTCCAAATTGTCAAAATCCCGTTTTTCATTAATCAACTCAATTTCAAGCGATTTGTAGTACTTCACTAAAGTAGCAAAATACATAGTAGTCACCGGTTGTACATTACAGATGTTGATTAGCTGACGGTTACATCCTATCGCATAGATAAGTCCTTCGACAGCATCATCCATGTAAGTAAAGCTCCGGATATTCTGACCGCAGTTGTATAATGACACCCTTTCCTCATTAAGCAGGAACCAGAGAAGAGTTCTTTCACGTGGGTTTGGTGAATATACATTATGCAGCCGGCATCCGGTAGCAGTCTTACAATAGACAGATGCGTACTGTTCATCGAAATGTTTACTTATTCCATACATAGAAGTAGTGTTCACAGGATTCGCTGTTGACGAGCTGGCGTACACCAACTTCACCCGGTATAGGTTACAGGCATTGGCAACACTCATAAAGGTATCAATGTTATCTTTCCGGATCTGCTCCAAATTTTCATTGAAAACACTTGTTTGTGCTGCAAGGTGAAATACGCAGTCGATATCACCTTTTTTCAAAAGTTCATGAACATTTGATGCTTCAGTTCCGTTCTTTCGGTCAATACCAATGACTTCAACACCTCTTTTTGACAATTCCCGGCAAAGAGCTTTACCAATAAAACCCTCGCTACCAGTTACAATTATTTTCTTCATCATCACAAAAAATAAAGGGCGCATCTTAAAAAGACGCACCCAGGTTCAACATTAATTTAAAGAATTAGTTATATTTGCGGCAGATACCAAATAGGTATCATTGTGACGTTCAGTCTCTCCTTTGTAGAAAGCGGCAATTTTCAACAAAGTAAGGTGATAGATTGAACGGTGTTCGCGTTTTGTATTATCACAAATATGCGTGCCCGTTTAATATCTATGCTTCCTTACTTGGGTTGTTTGCCGCACCTCTACGAAGGGTGTATTTATTGAATTGGGCACGTTTTTATTTTTAACATACAAAACATGAGTAACTTTAGATCATTCAAAAGCTTCTTCTATTTCAATAGAGAAATAGTGTACTTAATCACCTTTGGGTATATAGTACTAATCTTTATCATCGTAATACTAAGTGTGGTAATCAGAGAACAAAATCAAACTATTAGGTTCCTACAAAATGGAATACTTAGAAAATATCCGGAATCACATATTATTCATAAGCCTCGCATAAACGGACTATTAGACTGCGAATACAGAATGATAATGAACTCAAAGACTAATCACAGGTAAACTATGTGGATACTACTTCCCACTCACTTTCCATGATCACATAACCGCATTTATTGCAACTATGTAAATACGTTGGATATGGAGCTGTCGTGTAATCTTCAATAGCGATTTCATGGCTGCCACATTCCGGACACTCGATTGTAACTTCTTTCAGTCCATCAAAATCCCAGAAAGAAAGTTTTCCCTTTGCAGGTATAGGTTCCGAGAATAATACAGCATTAGAAAGTACCCAATTATATACCCCCTTCTCCGCCCATACAGAGAGATGATTAACAACACAATCAGTTATCATCACACTACCAATAATAGCAGAATTGACAATACTATTACCACATATAAGCTCACGTTGAAACCCCATAGAAAACCGGTCCCATTGAGCTTTTGTAAATACACTATTAGGATTTACCATTTCTATCGGTACTGCGCTTGCATGGATTAGTACACGTTTTCCTATGTACTTCTTAGGGCATGGCCATGTACGATTCTCAATATCTTTCACTCCGGAACATATCAAATAAGCCCATGGCTGTTTTACTGAAATAGCTTTCATATGCTTTTCGATTTATTGAACTATTCTATAAATACACTCAACTATCAGTACTGAAAAAGTAATGAAAAAAAGAGACTTCCAATACTTAATCTTTCTTTCATGCTTACTTTTACATAAATTCCATTCATATTCTACAACTGATTTACAATCATCTTTGTAGTGTTCAAAATGTTTGTTAATGTAATGGGTAATATCATCTACAATGGTATGCTTAACCTCTTCAGATACAGATTCCGGCCAACCACGTTCATCGTAATTCAATTCGGTAATAACCTGTTGTCTTATTACTTTTTCCACACCATTTATACGGAAGCGCATTGATATTCCACTCGATTTAACATGACGCAAGAACATCTCTTTGGCAAGTTTCTCCACCTCTTCTTCTTTCAGCTTGGCTATTGCGTCAATCCGGTCGAATTCTTCTTCATCAACGATGATAATAGGATTCTCCGGCTTCATTCTATGTATTTCCATAATATTCTTTTCTATTCTTGAATTTACTTAAATCCCCATTCTCTCATATAATCAATATTATCCGGAAATCCATCAACTTTTATTGGACTTAGGAAAATTCTTTCACTTTTTAAATCTGTACCACCCCATATTGTAGGCTTACATTCATCGAAGCCTATTTTATCAGATTTACTCAATGAGAAATTAGGCTGAAAACCGTATCCTTGTACACTCTGTCCCAAATACCCACATGCCTTTATAGCCCAATTTAAAGCAATCTCTTTGTGATAATAATTATTGGAATATACAGCAACATAAATTTTATGTTGAAACAAACCGGTTTCCGTTAAATCAGGCTGGCAACTAATGCAGAAATACTCAATCCTTGAAAGTATTTCTTTCACAAACGTCTCGTACTTTTCACATTCTTCTTTAGATAAGAATTCTTTGTTGTCATCTGCAACATAGATTTTCTTAGTAACTTCTTTTTCTAACATAATTAACTCCTTTCACAATGTTATACATTAATTCCAAATAGGATGTTCACAGTTCCGGCAATATCCGGCTGTCAATTCATCACTACATTTCAGATAATTCACTTTCTTGCAATTAGGACACACGTATCGCCTGTAACCTAATATGCGCCCCAATACGTTTAATATCAATCTTTTCATTGTAATCCGTATTTTTCGTTAAACACAGAATCAGCTTGCCGAAATTGCTTCGTGAAGCGATTCTCTTTATATTTTCTCTGTGGAACACATCCTACCATCAGGACAAGAAGTGTGCAGATAAGTAGTATCTTCTTCATCTCTATTTTGCTTTAAATAATAGTTACATTTAAATCCCTTCCTTGGTGAGAAGTCTGCAAAATCGCAGGTTTTAAATATTTGATGCTTGTTAGCCCATTGTGCAATATCCTTTTCATATAAAGTCGGTTTGCGGTCATTATTAAAGTCCCGGTATGGCTGTACAAAAGGAGAAATTCCTAACTCTTTAAGCCTATTTAGTCGATACATATCCTGTTCTACTGTGGAGTTAAAACCTACTAAGACATAACAAGACAAATTACGAGGCTTGATATATTTAGTAACTTCTCTCAACTTTTCTGTAAGGTCAATCTCCGGCAAATCCCAAGCGATGTGGATTCTTCTTTTCAATTTCAACTTACTCAAATAAAAAGCCTGTTCCTCATTCATAATACGTACATCAACACCGTGCAAATTAACCATTTGCCCTTTTTTCTGTAAGTAATTGATCGCATCCTGCCATTCAGGGTTTGCAAAAAAATTGTTATCTAACACCTCGATCCATTCTCCCTTAGGATTCAACTCAACCGGTTCTACTGCCTGGATATATCCCTCTTTTTCACGAACCAAACAAAACGGACATTTCCGAATGCAACCACGTGAGAAAAACTGAAGAGAAAAGTTATATTGAGGATAAATGGAATAGTCCATTAATACACTACTTTCAATCTCACATGATAATTGCTTCTTTATGTCATAGCCAGTCCCACCTTTCTCTATTATGTCAGCCTGCAAAGTCAAGTAATTGAAGTCTGGAGTGAAAGTAAACACTTTGCTTGCCAATACCTTGTCATATTGATTGAAAGGGGTAGCCCATTCCACTTGGTCACCTCTCGCTTTATGATATGCAGACGCACGCATAAGAGCAAAGTTAGGGAAGTGATGACCGTCTACATCTACAATTCCAATGTTCATCATTTTTCTTATGAGAATTATTTATTCCGATTATTATATCTCCAAGCTCCGATAAACCACTTTGCTAATTCCCAAAGAACCCGTGGAGAAAATATAATCTTTCTAATTACATAGAATGGTATTATAGTTTCCATTGCTACGTAGTAGTTATCTTTAAACTTTCTATGCCTTGTACACGATTCTGCTAATTTCTTCTGGTTTAAATCAACCCAGCCATGATAATGTACACCGATAAAATTTTTGTGTAACCAAAATTCGGTTAGTCTTTTTCGGTTCTTACAATCAGTTTGACATATAAAAAATCCCCATCCCATAATCATTCCTTTCTTATCTTGTTAGTCATTAATCAATAGTTCTAATTCAATTAATAATTCCCGTCTCGCCCAACGTCTTGCACGCATATTAGCAAGTTGATCTGTTCGTCGTTTGGCTTTCTTTGAAGCACGGGTATTGTAGGTATGATTGGGAAACTTATCATGACCAGGACAACATCCAAAATCCTGTCTTTTTATACCTTCTTTCCTCATTCTTTTTCTTGTATTAAAAAATAACCTCTGTAAATTCATATGAACTAAGTGCATTTTCCAAACTATCAAAAGAATCAAATTCTCTTTTAATGCGTCCGAACTGATATGAATATACTTCTTCACCTCGTTTACGTTCCATGCTAATAATATACTTGAAACCGTCTTCCCGTGTAACTGTAACAGGATAACCTTCTGTTATATTGTCAATTATCTTTTGTTCGTTTAAAATCACTTTATTCATAGTTCTATTTGTTATTTACATGTTTGACTTTTAATTATTTACATCTATAAAGGTAATCATTATTGACAAGTTTTACAAACAGAACATTCGCCAATTTAACGCCATTTTATGCTGCAACTGACCCTAGTTCACGTAACTTTTTACTAATACATTCACAGAGAACACGTGCCATGTTAACTTCGACTGCATTCCCTATGAATTTCTTTTGGTCAGCCTGTGTACCAATTAACACATAGTTTTCTGGAAATCCCATGATACGCTTTAGTTCAGGTATGCGTAGCATTCGCATTTTAATATCAATTATCCCGTATAAGCCCATGAACTCTTTTATTTTTTTTGTCATAGGGCTGTCGGTATCATAAATCTCGATTACTACATGTCCAGTTTCAGTTGCGATCAAATAAGGCGGCATTTTATCCATACGTGCTATGAGAGTGAAGCATGGATTATCAACGGAACCACCTGCACTATTAAATTGAGGGTTCATTAGGTAGTGCCACTTTCTATTTGCAGTGACTGTTTGTGCGGGCTCTTCTATGCTACTACCAACGTTGGAGAAGTTTGTATTCATAATCCACGGCTTGCAGCTAACAAGATTGTACTTAGGATTGGCGGTAATACATCCAAGCGGCTTTTCTGTAGATGAAGGTTTGCTGTTTCCATATTGCTGGTCTATGAAATATGGAGAAACGAGAGATAACCGATCCTTCGTTGTTACGGTTGCAGACGGTTCATTTATTGAGCGGTTAAATCCGTTACCGTAATGGGCTGATACAAACGCATGATGGTCTTTGCATGTAATTGTTCCGGCTGGTTCATTAATAGAAACATTCTTGCTTTCGGGGTGTCCACTGAACTGTTTTGAAAGAAAGCATACCTGCGCAACTCCCAGTCTGTTTTGCGTAGCTACTACCGGGCATGGTTCGTCAATCCCAGGGGCATTATATTTTCCAGTCCGGCTCATGGAATTATATTTGATAAGAAAAGCATCTTTGCCCCCGGCTACAAATTTTATCAGGCCGGCATAGATACGTTCCATTGTCTTTTCAGCAAGTGGCTTCTCACGAAAAATACTTGTTCCTTCATCGGAAAAATCCAGTATCTCTTTAACCGGGCGCCACTTTTCCAAACGACCAAACATATCTTGTTTACCGTTTTTACAGTGAGTGGGTTGTGGAAATACTATCGGTAATCCATTTTTGGCAAATATACCAAAGAAGCGTTTTCGAGTAGTATATGCACCATAGTCGGCAGCATTGAGAATACGGAAATCAAAGTTGTAGCCATACTTTCTTACGTTGCGTACCCATCTTTGATATAGTCTACCTTTATCCATGCTGATAGGCTTTCCGTTTTCGTCCATATCACCCCAACTCATAAATTCTTCAACGTTTTCAATCTGAATGTAATCCGGGCAAATAGCTTCAATGTACCGGAAAAGATGTTCAGCAAGTGTGCGACTATCAGCGTCCCGAGGTTGCCCACCTTTTGCTTTGGAGAAGTTCGTACATTCCAGGCTCGCCCAAAGAACGACCGCTGCACCCGGATATTGAGCCTTACATTTGGCAAGATGTTCAATTAGCGGGGAAAGTTCCAGCGTGCGAATATCTTCCGTAAAATGCAATGCATCCGGATGATTGGCCGCATGGCTTGCAATGGCGTTGGCATCGTGATTGACGCAGGCTATTACTTTAGCACACTGTTTACCATCAATTCTTGCAGATTCCACTCCTGTCGAGGTTCCACCTGCTCCACAAAACAGGTCAATATATAATAAATTTATACTACTCATTTCTTTTCTTCAAATTTCTTTGATTATTGATTTCAGACATACACATGCGGCACCAAGAAGTCAATAAATGATATTCCTTACCCTTTCTCACTACTATACGATTGTAGAACCGGTTCAAGTAGAAGTAATTTCCGCAGTGTGTACATTTTTTCATCTCACGTCCTGAAGCATCTATAATACGATTGCGAGGTTTGCGATGAATAAGAGTACAGTTTTTACACTCACCATCAGTTCCACGATGCCGCCGGCAATGTGATAAGGATTTTGCCCCACATTTAGCAAACACCCTACAATCTCTACGAGGTATTGATTGATACACATTCATGGCTTCCTCGCATTCAAGAATTTATTTACTACACGAGAAAGTACATCCTCATTCTCTGGCATCAGCCATTCTTTCGCAACGTTCCAAGCAATACTCATAGTTGGATTGAAGTTATCCTTCCTGACAGTGTGGTGAGACAAACGCCCTTCAGTGGGTTTCAAATCCTTATCATGTAAGATACACAGTCCATTTTCGAAGAAAGCACAAAACTCTTTGCCGGAAACAGGTTGAATCATCGGAATAGCAATATTAATAACCCCTAAGAATATACCAGCAGCCCAGTTTGTCAGTGCTAACCTGTCGGCATAACCAGCATCTATAATTCGTTCAATATCATCAGGAGTACCTAAACATGGCGTATGACATTGTTGTTTACAAACACTGCATGAGCATTGTACAGGTACACGACCTGAAGCCCTCATTACCCTTTGTAATGAGGTTTCTTTTGATAATTCTCTCATAGTAAATTATTTGAGATACTACAGATTATTAAACATCGCCCCACAGCTTTACTGCAAGGTCATAATTTTTTTTAGCCTCTTTTACTGCTTTATTGGCATAAGCCATAGCGTATGTATGCTCGCGTCGGTACTTACCGGACTTCAATCCTTCGTGATATTCTTTTGCTTGTTCCAACTTATGTTCATAGAAATCTATACTTTCCGGCATGGACAAGTTTATCGTATTAGCCCTTTTTTCCCAATACTTCGCAACTCTTTCATGTTCGGCAGCCTTATCGCTAAACTCAACGCTTTTCCCCATGTTATTCCAGGCATCATCTATCATTTTGCGATGTCCTCGTTCGCTATGGTGTCCAACTTTGATAGGCTCACCCAAAGAAAGGAAATCGCGATGTTTATTTGATTTCTGAAAATACTCATTACTTTTTTGTACTGCCGATGACGCCCATTCATGCCTGCGTTCCGCTCTTTGCTTAGCCCATTCTTGAACATTAAAGCCGTCAGCTCTAACGATGGAGTAATAGTAAAACCCATCTTTCTCGAAGATTAGGTTAAATACTATACTTTCGTTCTCCTTACCATACTTGGTGGTAACCTCAATAGTTTCACCTTTTTCGTGCTTCTCATCACACTTTGCCAAAAATACATTTGGCGCAAATTTGTAATACGTGTTCATTGTTTTAATTAAATTGGTTTGACTTATATGAAAAATGAGAAACCACAGCTACTTAGCCGTGGTTTCATCATTAAATAACTTTGGTTGACTGGGTTGAACCAAATCATCGAATAAACCAGGAACACGAGGTTGTAACGCCTTGTATTCTTCCTGAAAGAATTCTTCTTTGGTTCTCCCATGTTTTTTACCCTTTCGTGTATGTACATCGAAAGTGTAATCTGGAATAGGAATAGGATAACGCCTGACATCATTTATCCACTTTTCTATATCAATATCCTTTCTATCATAGATGAAGTTTTGCAAATGATCCGCATCACGATTCTTTCTACATTCACAAAGGAGAATAACAGCTTTACTGACAAATATCCTCCCTTTGGGTTCAGTAGCAGTCTTGTTTACCAGCTCATGCCCCTGCCACAATGCTTCTATCTCTTTAGTAATGATTCCATAGCAATCTTCAGCACTAATGGTAAACAGACGCTTCCACACATAGTCGCGGTACCCACTCGCCCAAAGTTCCAATGCAAAAAAGCCGGCTACCCCGGTGTCGGCTCGCCTAATGGCTTTCTGCATTGCAGAACTCACCTCAAAGAAATCATATCCGCAAACTGTTCTTATAATCATAATTCTAATTTAATGGTTTGACTTTTAGTTTATTACATCAGTAAAATTAGCTAAAAAAGGCGAATATGACAAACAGAATGGACGCCATTTAAACGCCTTTTTTACAGACTATTAGAATTTGAATTTGCATGATATATTATATTGAACGAGCTGCTTTGTTTTGTCTTTCCCATTAGTGGTTGCACTCTTTAGCAAAATACTATCACCAAAATTCTTTTTGATAAAGAGGATAGATTTACGTTCCTCTTCCTGATTCCTTATAGAAGCAAGCCCACCAGCGTTTACAAAAGTGTTCTTTTGCTCAAAATTATACCGCAAATCGGTTAAAACCTTACGTTCTTTGTACTTCATGTAACAAGAAATCCAAAAATCTTCCTTCAAACGTATTTCCTCATTCCACCAAGTGTTTTTGTTATAGATTACTCCATAACTGCAACCGGTTATCATTTTCGAAAGAGAAAGAAAAGCGGATTCATCATACATTACCGGCGATATCCGAGCGGTGAAGCCAAACAGATGTACATCCATCATACTGGCCATCTCAAATAATGACTGAATGATATTGGTTATCTTATCTTTATCCTTTATCCGGCTAGGTTCTCCTTTTTCCACATAAATAGGTTTGCAGGCATGGACATCATCATCAAGCATGAAAAGTTCTCCAAAATGCTTTGCCATCCAGTTACGTTTCGGGATGAGGCCCATAACATCGTCAGGATGAGTAACAATTTCACATTCCGGGTTAAATTGTTGATATAAGTCAGCTTGACTTTCAGCAACGCAAATGATAGGATCGTTCACCAACTTTTTAGCGAACACCCGGTCATGGCGCTTATGACTTGGTATTACTATTTTGCAAGGCATGGCGAACGTCTTTTATGTCGATTACATTACTCTTACTTACTTTCCCGGTCTTGTACGACTTCATGTGCTGCATATCCAGCCTTTCACGAAGCCAATTACTATCTACCTCATTACTTGAGGTGATGATAAACAACTCATGTTTTTCGTCATACTTTGGAATGAGAGGATAAATGGCTGTATCATCCGTGATGGCATCGAAGCGCTCTTTAAATTCATCCTCTTTCTTCTCCGGGGCAAATTCGATGCCCCAATCTTGGAGTTCCGCCTTATTCCACTCGTTTTCCATAACGTCCAAATCATTCTCACCAAAATTGACATTATCTTTAGTGGCATATTCCCTCAACTTCTTAACGGGGGTATCAGGTGCCAGAATTTTACAAGGCAGTTCTTTATAACCTAACTCCTTGCAAGCTCGCAAACGTAAATTACCACAAACAACAATATATCTGCCATCATTGTAGGGAAAAACTATAAGTTCTCGAAGTTCAAGCATCTCTGGCGAATCCTGAATGCTTTTCTTCATCGCTTCAAAGCGGTAATCACGAAAAAAACGTGGATTTTTCGGCAATCCCGTGAGCTGCCCCTTATTAAAATCAAGTAGGCAGACTTGAATAATCTCTGTCATAACTAACTATATTAAAATCAACAACACAAAATCAACAACACAAACAGTCAGTAACAACACCTAATCATTTTTTCTATCATCGAACTCTATCTTATCTTTGATAAGCTGTTCAATGTCCTCACAACCAAATCTTTTTAAATAGGCAACAAGGTAAATTATCATCTCGGCTGCCAATTCTTCATCTTCCGAATATTTAGGAAGATTATCACTCCTATATTTAGAAGCAATATCGAATTTTCTCCAAACGGCTTCAATTCTTATGCTAAACGCTTTTCTTGAGCTATGCTCATTCATCTTAAAGCGCTTCCTCATGATATTCAAGCATCTCTGGGCAAACCTATTCAATGTTATCATATCGATCGGGTTAAATTGTTAGACTAAGAATAATCTCACACTATTTAATAAAGGCGGTGGTCTGTTTTTATACAAATACATATCCATTCTTATTTAGATTAAATAGCTTCCATCAAATCAAATAGCGTCGGTGCATTCACTTCAATTTCAGCTTCATGCAAGTATGAAAGGCTGTCTTTCCAATAGTCATAATTCAACTCGGTAGAGAGCCCTTTACGCCCCAATCTAATAGCACAGTAAGGAACAGTACCGATACCGCCAAATGGGTCGAATACCAAGTCTCCTTTATTTGAATACCGTTCAATCAACCTCTCAACAATATCAAGCTGAAGAGGACAAATATGATTTTGACGTTTTTTCTGTGACTGCTTGGTATTGAGTGTACGCATCCGGGTAACGTCATCCCAAATCCAAGGTTTCTTACTTACAGGACCTACGGCCATAAATGTTTTTGGTAGTTTACCGTAAACTTCTAATTCTTCAGCGAAAGCAACATGTTCTTCATAATTGTATATATGTTCACGCTCATAGTTTCTAAACAAATGGCGTATCTTGTCAATACCGGCAACTTTCATATCTTCATAGCTTAACAAAGTATTACCTGAAGATTTCCAACTTGCATGAGCATCTATTTGCCAGCGGGCTAACGAATATTCATTCTTATTCTTGGTTACTGGCAAATCTGCATAGGCACGTGAAGTATCAGAAGGCAGTTTACGGAAAAGAAGCACATATTCAGGGCAACCAATACCCATCTTAGAACCATCTTTGCACATCTCTGTATAGCCAAGGCGGTAGGTCTGGTTATTCTCCCTTACCACATCGGTATCTACTGTGATACGCCCCATGTAGCGGAATCCGTGTTTCATGTAGTGAAATACCGTCATTTCGGAGAACGGGTCGATGGTGGGCATACCGTCACCTGTGGCATTACCGAACAATACACGGTCTTTCACATGGATGCAAGCCAGCCGCCCAGGCTTCAATATCCGCATCAGTTCTGGTGTGAGGTAGTCCATCTGCTCGAAGAACTTGTCGTTGCTTTCATTATGCCCGAAATCGTTATAGGTCGGCGTATATTCGTAATGATTGGAAAAAGGGATGCTGGTTACAACCAAATCCACCGAGTTGCTTTCCATTTTCTGACACTCCAAAACATTGTCGTTATTGATGGCTTTCCACAGTTTACCGGATTTTTCTTCACGGCTGGCAAACATCCAGCGCATCATCTTCTCCTCTGCCTGCAAACCGAACAGACCGTTCTCACGGACGATATCAGTCATTTTAGAAACCATTTCACGATGCTGCGCCCATTTCTGCATAAAGCTTTTGAATATCTCTCCTTCACTTTCTGCATAGACCAAGTAAAGGTCTACAGGATGTTTTTGCATGAAACGGTAGATACGGGCTATCGCCTGAAACTTGTCATTGAACCGGTAGTCGATGAACATGATAGCCTTATGACAATGGTACTGGAAGTTCAAACCCTCACCAAGCATTTCAGGCTTTGCGGCCAGGTATTTCAATCTCCCGTTTTTGAAGTCCGCTATCACCTTGTCGGCTTCCTCATCATCCTGCGAGCCATAAACAGCTTTGCAACCGGGGATAGCCTTGCAAAGGGCTTCCCGCTCACTCTCAAGGTCATGCCACAAAAGGAAATGCTCGTCCTTGTTTTCAGGACGATTAATAATCTCTACGACACGGGCAATCTTCTCTGCCATATTGTCCCGACGTTCTTTCGCTGCATCAGCAAGTCCGAGAGCAGCCTCACGAAACATCTTCACTTGTCCGTCACGGTCTGTACCGGCAGTGGAATTGTCAACGCTAACCACTTCTTCATGTACCCGCAGTTCCGGCAATTCATAGCCGGTATCAGGATAACCGAGGTCGGAAGGCTTGGTTAGGAACAATGCCCAAGTTGATACCCACAGCCAAAATTCTTTTTCTTTGTGTGGATAAAGCGTTAGATTATTAGCTTTGGTACTATCACGTTGAAAAAAACGTGTAAGGGCTTGACCTGTATCCATCACTCCAAGATATCCGGCATAATGTATCAGCTCCTTGTATCTGTTAGGTGACGGCGTGGCAGTGGCAACAAAGCGGAAAGGCACATCGGCGAACAGCGGTAGGAACTCTTGGTATGTCTTGGTGCCGAACCCTCTCAATACGCTTGCTTCATCCAATGAGGTAACGGTAAAAAAGGAAGGTTCTATTCTTACGCCGTCTTCTCCGTCACGGACACGCTCATAGTTGGTAATCATTATATCACACTTGCAGGCTCTGACTTCGCTCATGGTCTTGACATACTTAACTGTCATGTTCATGTGCTCCTTAGCTTGGGTGATAAACTCTACTACTACACGTTTAGGACAAACGATAAGAGCTTTACCAAAATACTGGTTGATTATAACTCTGCATATCTCCAATTGGGTTACTGTTTTCTGCATACCGAAACTGGAGAATATGGCACGGCAACCACCGGAAACCGCCCAACGAACGGTATCTCTCACATGAGGGTAAAGAGAAGTTGATATTTCATTAGGATTAACTTCAAATCCAGTATTGTGGCTAATAGCCATCTTGTCTTTTAGAAATTCTATATAGTCTTTCATTTTCATTTCAAATAAAGAGAGGAAACCGTTAGGCTTCCTCTGTGTTATCGTTATTAAGTTCTTCGAGTTGCTGTTTGAGCTTCATCTCTTTCTTGCTATATGAATCTGCAAGTTTCTTTGTTAGCGCATTGTAATCATCCGGATATTGTTCTGCAAAAAGGATTTTCTGACACTTTTGCAAATAGGAGCAGAAATTCACATTATTCGATGATAAGCATTCAGCAATAAAGGCTCTATACCATTGGTGTCGGTCAGCTTGGTTGTTCTTGACATAATTTACAAAATCACTCTCACCATTCCATTTTTTCAAATTCAGTTTTTCAAGATAAGTACTGCTACAACCGCTAAGAACCAGCACATCAAAAACAAGTTGTTCATTTTCAGAGAATTCTTTTGTTCTCTGATAATATGTTTTCTCTTGCGCCCACTTGCGCATTTCTTCAGCAGACTTCTCCTTGACTATATCCTTCGCTCTTTTTAATTGGGCGTTTATTTTTTCCCTTTCTATCTCTTTTAGATCGGCAACGGCGGAAGTAGAGGAAGCCGTTGCTTTTCTAACATAATAGAAACTAACGTTAAATTCGGGAGAATAATGTCCAAAAAATGAAAGACAACGATAAACTTCTCCATCTTCAAGCATTTTCAAAGTGCGTTCATCATCTTCTGAATACCAGCACTTACATCTAAAGATTTCATCAGGATCAACTATTTCAAATCCAAGTTGTTTAACAGCTTCCAAAGTTTTTTCATAGAAAACCTTTCTATCTTCTCCCCAATATGTATCGGGACGTCTAGCGATAATTACTGTTTTTCCAAATGAAAGAGGTTCGCCAACTTTAACAAGATGTTCATATTCTAGTTGAATTTTCCGCGTCACATAAGCAATCTGTTTTTTCTCATAGCAAGCAGCATTGATACATCTAGCATCCTTACTATTCATTTCATAGAACAAACAACCATGATTACACGTATTATTCTCACATTGAGAACATGATTTAATATCAGTATTTTCCCAATTATCGGAATCATCTTTAATCCAAGGTGCGTTACCAAGCTCCATGAAAGAATTACTCACAAATTCTCGAATCATAGCAGTAGTACATTGTTCTTCCTCCTCCTCATGAAACTCTTTTTGAGTATCTTCATCCAATTTAGAAAGAATCATAGCACCGGACAATGGTATATCTCCATTTCTTACCCGCTCTTTTAGTTCAGGAATAAGAGAATTCAATTTAATACGGTCAAATACAAACCGGGTAGACTTTCCTATTTTAAGAGCAATATCTTCCAAAGTTCGTCCTTTTTCAGCCAACTGCGCAAAGGCAAAAGCTTCTTCGATGGGATCAACATCTTTTCTTTGAAGATTCTCGGTAATCATCGCTTCAAAAGCCTCATCATCTGTCATTTCTCTGACAATGCAGGATATTGTCTGAAATTTTTCCGACTTTTTTCGATGGGCTTTGATTTTTGCAACATTCGCTTCATCTTCCTTTGCTTTCAAAAGTGACACAGCCCGGAAACGACGCTCACCGCAAACAATTTCGTATGTGTAAGGTAGTGGGGTAACATCTCCGGTTTCTAGGTTAGTCATCTCCTCGGATTTAGCAACTCTGACAGTGATAGGTTGCAATAAACCTTGCTTTTCAATGTTGCTTGCAAGCTCTTCAAGAGCTGCTTCATCAAAAGTCTTTCTCGGATTCAAAGGAGAAGGACTGATAAGGTCAATTCTAATGTTTTGTACTTCCATAATTTAATTATATTGGTTTGACTTCTAATTCATTACATCAGTAAATTTATCGTAAAATGACAAGTTATGCAAACAGAAACTTCGCCATTTTAACGCCATTTTCATGCGGGCTTATTACGTATTTGAATGAAGCCACGTTTTTCCGTTTCCCGAAGCAATTCCATATCTTCCTCACGGATATAACAATCCGTTTCACCATTAACAGTTGTGTGATTAGGAATACCAAAACGCTCCCGTATTCTTCTTTTCACTTCAGGAATATCTTCAAGTTTGATATGCCTAGTGTTCCAGTAAATTGTCACCTTCTGCTTCTTGTTTGCCATTTTCTCTTTTGTTTAGATAAGAGATTATTTCATTTGAGAGACTTAACGCTTTAGCAGCTTCTTCATCTCCTTGCCCAACTCTAAGTTTGAGTTCGTTCCGGTATTCTTCATACGACAAGCCACTTGTATAGTTCACTTCCTCCGACAAATTCTCTTTATGAAAATTCCATGACTGATTATCAGCAACAGCACAACGTTCTTTATTGTATTCACGAAGCCAACTCATGATGACCTGACCATCAATTCTATTATAGATATTGCCATATTTCATTTTCATTGCGTTCTTGAAACACAGTTTAAAATCATCAGTTTTCATATATGGATATTCTTCAATGATTAAATCTACTGTAGTAGCGACTTGTGTAGCCGACATTGGATTACCGACATTGAAAAACTCCAAGGCATCAGCTATCAATATGACCAACACTGCTCTGGCTTGCGGCTCACCAAACTTTCTTATAATAGTGCCAATAGAAGGTTCATCACTTTGAAATACATCTTCAACCTTCTTGGGGCATAGAGCTTTGCAATAGTTTTTCGGCGAGGTCCGTAAGACTGCTAACCGATTCTCTTCTTGTGGCCGCAGTATCAGTTCGTTTTCCATTGTAATTTCCTTCTAAAATTTTAGTAAAATTCGCAGACTTGAATATCCAGTCAAAAGTGCACCTCCAATTTTTATCGTTTTGTCCAAGCAAGAAAGGACTGTCTAAAACCAATTGGAACACATCGAATACAGCTTGCTTCCCGTATTGTGCGACACGTGCTTTAATAGCTTTCTTTCGTTTTGCATCTATGGACTTTATAGCAGGAAGTTTACCTTTAAACGTGGAATTAAAATAATCCATTAGCCCACCCCAATCAATCTTTTCCTCGGGGAACAAAGAAAGCTCGTCTTTCTTTGATTCTCCTTTAGGAGAAGTTTCTTTCTTTTTTAAATGAGAATCATTATCATCTACATAATCATTATCATATTCATTATCATTATCGGGTTTTGTGGGTTCTTTTGGGTTTCCAAATAACCCAGTGGGTTTTGTGGGTTCTTTGGGTTCTTTTGGGTTTTCACTTTTCGGACGTCCCCCCTTAGAACCATTGCTCTTATTCCTTTCCACAATAGACATATACTTTTCAGTATCCCTGTCTATATCTATCTTTATAAAGTTGAAAGCAATATTTGCCATAGGTTTCAACCCCCGAAGATTTCCCGTTGTCGCATACTCAATTATGCTTTCGTAAATCTCCAGCCTGACATCATCCGGCAAATCCTTGATTGCTTCTCTCCACCCTTTATAAAAGATGAATGAATTTCTTTCCATATTTTAAGGGATTGTACTCCGATTAGTAATAAAACTCACAGACCTTTTGCTTCCTTCAGTTTTTTCGCTTCTTCCTTGTAATGAGTAATCAGCTTTTCTAATTGAAAGTCACTAAATTGCTTAGAAACATTTTTCTTGGCTTCCAGGAGTAGCACATTTCGTTCACCATACTTGGCAACTAGACGTCTGCGATAATCCTGAATATTTCCTTCCATGAAGCGGTTACAATGTGAACATTGAGCATTGCAGTTCATTTCATCAAAGCGAGTACTCATGTGTTGGCGGTTGATGTAATGACCGCAATCTGCTTTATTGAAAGGCTTTATTTTACCACATGAAATACACTGAAAATATCCATTAGGCATCGTATCACGATAACGGATGAATAAACTAAATATTCTGTCTAGTTCATTGACAAGATCAGGTTTCTTCTTGACCTTAACACCTTCTACCTCGAAAAGAGGCTTTTTCTTTTCTTTCTTCTTGTAATTTCTCCACATGATAATTAAAATACTACATTGGTTAATTGACGGCCACGACTCATTATACACCATTTTCCCTTTTCAGGCTGTTCTATGCGTAACTCTTCAACACGCCCAAAGCGCCGGAAATTCCCACTCAAATCAACAACCCAACCCTCTTTACCTTGGCAGGGACGAATGACACGACCGACCATTTGATAATAGAGGGAAAGGGATTTGGTTGGACGTGCAAGAACAACCGTATCAAGCTCCGGGTAATCGAATCCGGTTGTAAGTACGCCGACATTAGCAACAACTTTTATTCTTCCATCTTTAAAACCTTTCAGAATTCGTGCCCTTTCTTCCTTTGGAGTAGAACCGCTAACGATCGCACAATTAGGAATTTCGGAAGCCAGTTTTTCAGCTTCACGAATAAACCTCGTGAATATTAAAATACCTTTGCGTGGTATGCCCGATTTGGGGTTCAACAGACGTTTTGTCCATCCAACTATATCTTTGTATATGTCCACACGTTCAAACTCTTGCAGAAGACTTTTTTCATCGTAATCTGCACCAGTAGAATTAGTCCTGACTCTACTTAAATCCAACTTTGTAATATCATAGTATTTCAAACTTGCGAGAAATCCTTTAGCAAGTAGTTCACTCACCTGACAGTGATAAATAACATCAGTGAAAACCTTTGGCCGGGTACGAGTTATAAATTTAAGCATAGCACCACCTCTTCCTGAACATAATCTGTAAGGAGTCGCTGTCAGCCCAATAACTTTCCTTTGCTCATCTTCAAAGAATTCCTTATACATTCCTTTCTCCGGATTCACTAAATGACATTCATCAATCAGAACGTGCTTGAAATGTTTGAAGAAACTCATGTGTTTCATCACACTACCAATCATAGCGAACGTAATACGATTGATATCCTTTCTTCCGGCAGAAGCTGAATAAACTCCACAATCGAATATGCCGTATGATTGAAGTTTCGCAAAATTTTGTTCGAGTATTTCCTTGCTAGGCTGGAACACTATCAGCGGCCCGTCTATCCGTGCAGCTATATTGGCAATGACAAGGGACTTCCCGGCACCAGTGGGAAGAACTATCACGTAGTTTTTCTTTTCCTTGGATTTAAAAACGCTGACCGCTGCATCACTAGCACTTTTTTGGTAGTCTCTTAACTGGTATGTCATAATTTGATGTGATATTTATGAACTTTCGAATGACAGTCACCACAAAGGGTAACGAGACAATCAAGATGTTCAAGTTCATGACCAACGATTGATTTTCCGTTAACCTTGTATGTTTTGTGGTGAATCTCTAAATTGAAGTCTTTACCGCACATCTGGCATTTATGTCCGTCCCTAATACGAATTTTACGCTTGGCTTCTTCCCAATCTGGATTATTCACAAGTCGCTTCACATAGTTGGACTTCCTGCCTTTTTTGTGCTGCAATCTACTCATCGTCTTCCGGTTCTTCTTCAGGAAGTTTATCAGACAGGTCTTCTTCGAACTTGTCCCCATAATCTTCTGTATCATCAATAGGGCGTTCTACTTCAGGATATTCAATACCAAACAAATCAAGCATCGCTTTTCTGTTTCGATCTTCCTGTGCCCAAAGAGAACGTTTGTCCCAATCAGGAATTTTTTCAGCTTTCACAAGCTTAAACTCACCGTTCACCCATGAATAATACAGGAAATATCCATCAAGAGCAAACCGGATCGTATTCTTACTTGAAAGATGATACTCCCTCGTCCCCTTTTTGACCTCGGCAGCCAGGTCTTTAATTTCAGTCTTAATAGAAGCTAACCTGTCTTGTGCATCACTCTTAATTTTTTTCGCACGTTCAATGGCTTCCAACAGTTCACGTTCGCGTTTGGGGACCTCATTCTCTTGCTTGATGCAATACTCTTCACGAATTTCGGAAATCTCAAATTCATCCAGTAAACGTTGTGTCACCTCACTTTCAGGGAATGTAGCATTGAAATGCTCATTCACCAACTTTATCAATTCATCTACATTCGTAGAACCCTGAAATAAAACAGGGGGAAATTTTTCCCGAATAGAATCGGGAACTACAAACTCGATTGTCTCGGGTTCGTAGTTTCTCAAATTTGCAATCATAAATTATAAAAGGATTAATTAGTACCGGTTTTGGTACTCATGAATAAAATCTAAGTAATGCTGGTCTTCAGGCAATGGAAGTGTAATACCAAACTCGGTGGCCGCATCTATTTTCACGCTTTCCATGAAATTATGCATCTCTAAAGTATTAAGTTTACTTGTTCCTCGCACAATAGTTTCCACTTTACCATTCACATGAACCTGTTTCACAAGAAACTTCTTACAATACAAGTCATGTATATCCTGAACTCCAGCAGCAGTGCTCCAATACTCTTCACCTGTGTATTCACGCAAACAGGCACCAATACACTGAAACCATTTCCACATGAGAGCATTTTGATTTAATGTTCTCGGCTGTGTTTTTTTCTTAATGGTTACAGTGTATTCTCCATTACGAAGTGTGCTGCACATGAACTCGAAAGACTTATCCATTTGGATTTTGCCATCTTTCTTCGTCAATGTTGCTTCCATAACCTATCAGAATGGCAAATCGTCCTTGGTCGGTGGTGGCGGTGGCGGGCACTCATTCACCGCACTTCGAGTCTGATTATTGGTGTGTTCCGGAAGAGGTGGCGGTGGTGGCGCTTGTTGAGGCTTAACAGAAAGCATCTCCATATTATCAACAAAAAGTTCTGTAATATACCGTTTAATTCCTCTGCTATCATCATAACTCCGAGTTCTTATCTTTCCTTCCAGATACAACTTGTCTCCCTTATGGACATACTTCTCAACAACATCGGCAAGACCACGCCAAACAACAATATTATGCCATTCAGTTCTTTCAGGAACCTGTGTTCCATTGGCAAGGGTATAACCTTTTTCAGTGGTGGCAAAGGAGAAAGTGGCCACTTTAGAACCAGCTTCCAAAATTCTAATATCGGGGTCTTTGCCAACATGCCCGATAAGCATCAATTTGTTTAAACTCATGATTTATCCTCCCTTATTGTTACACGGATACTATCAGCTTTAGGAACTGTTTTGATATACTTAGAATATAATTCCGGATAGTCAGCCTGAAACTTTTTAGTATCAAAATTGTCACTCGTAGAAGCGGGTGTATAACTAACTCGCAATCTTCCGGCATCCCATGACTTGACACCATTCTCACGCATAGCAGTTTTCAATTTTGCCTTATAATCTTTCTGAATCTTGGTTAGATCTGCAAGTTCTTCCTCAATCCCGATTATAGTATTTACAAGCTGCATTGGAATAAGTAACTTGTCATCATCAGGGGCAGGAACGGGAAGATTGGATAGATATTGCTCACCCTTCTTCTCGCATTCCATTAACTTCTTGACTTCTTTATCAGACTTACGGCTAATTTCAACAAATTCATGTTTATTACCACGCAACCAAGTGCTAAACAATTTATCAACTTTGAGTAATGGATTTTGAAGTTCAAAGAAATAAGCATAGATTGACAACTGCCAACTTAAATACTCCTTATCAAGATGAAGGGTAGTTTTGATGTCAACAAGACTAATTCTACCGGCTTTCTCCCAAACACAATCTATATTCGATGCAAAGTATTCGTTATCAGAAACGGTATATTCATTGGCAAGCGCCTTATATCCGGCATTTACCCTCATTCTGATATAATTCTCTGCTTCAATACTTTCAGGAGGTAAGCCTGTTACATCAGCAAACTGGCATTGAGCATGAATAAGGCTACCCTTCTCTGCAGCTCTCTTCAATACAAAATCGGGGACATCTTTATATTTGTCAGGGAACAACTGCCGGCTAATCATACCGGTTATACCTTGCAACTGTTTTTCACCGAGCATATAAGTGTGGTTTTCCTCATTGAAAACCACACTGGATTTCACTAATTCTATCATTATTATCAATTTCTAGGAGGATACGTTTTCTGCATGTCAATAGTTATGTTTCTGAACTCCTTATTATTGTGAAGTTCGGGATGTTCAGCCCAAACTCTCTCAAGCTCTTCGCGGCTTTTAACACCAGTCATTTGTTTAATTGCACGATCTAGGTCTACACCAGTATATACTTTGCCCGAAGCGTTTGAAGCAGAAACATTGGGAGCATATACTTTTTCCTTTGTATTACCATAAGCAAAACGAACGCGGTTTTTATTGTCCACAATAACAAGTAAAATAATCTCCTTTTGCTCGTTATAACCAATCTCTTTTACACTGAATTTGGTGTATAGAGCAGGAGAACCTGTTTTGCTCTGATATATTTCATTTTTCTCAAGTGGAATCCAAATGAAAGGACCCGTATAAAGTTCACGCCCAATTCCCCAGTTAAATCCTGCACGTTTAAAGGCGTCCGAAGCCTGCCCTTTCTCTTTTTCTGTGCTAGATTCTGTCCCAACATCCTGTTTACTCACCCATTCCTTCTTTTCATTATCCCAAATGGACAACGTACAGAATAGATTCCCATTAACGACATCATGGTGCCGTTTCCAGTTCATTTCTCCGAACACTTCATCAAGTATTCTCATGTCTACTCGAGCATCCTTGTATAATAGCAAGGAGCAGCCCGAACCGTCCGGTTTCATAGTACCAACCCTACATTCAATTTCAGAAGCTAGAAGCGGTCTGATAGAATTTTTCTTCTTCTCTTCATTCTGAACCGTTGATACAGTGTTTTTTCTCGCTGTCATAATTCTAATTTAATGGTTTGACTTTTAGTTCATTACATCAGTAAAGGTAATCGTTATTGACAAGTTTAGCAAACAGAAACTTCGCCATTTTAACGCCATTTTCAGGTAGTAAAAACTGCCTGTACGATATTGTACAGGCAGAAAAATAAGAAAATGAATAATCCAATGTACCTTATGGAACGGCTACGCTTTGAAGGGTGTACGGCTCCCTGATTTATACATAATGTAAATGCTAGTGGACGGAACCGGAGTCGAACCGGTCTCACGGAATATTGGTGCACCTCACCGCAGTTTCAACCAACGATATACATATCCGCCCGATTAATTAAAAAGGTGCACTATCTTCACAGACCATACACCCCAATCACAAACACAAAACAAAACTCATGAACTACTATAATTTAATTAGGATCAGAAGGGTGAATGGCGTGGGGATCGAACCCACATCACGCATATCTGCGTATGCTGCCAATTACACCAGCCATCCGTTTTAAGTGAACTATTCTCACGAACCATTCACCTAGAACACAAACACAAAATAAAACACGACATTAACTATTAAATAGCACTCTCACGAGCTTCTTGCTTCCGGATAGCCGTTCAAAGCACACCGGAATAGTATAGAACAATTAAAACTCAAATAACAGGGGCTTTAACCCTACAGCGTCCTTTTCGCTGGCAACATTAGTTAAACATAAAAAGAAAAATTCTCTGTGAAGGAACCCGGACTCGAACCGGGATGATAGATTACCTATGTATGACTTTCTTCAATCTATCTGCATACTTGCGTTTACCAATTCCGCCATTCCTTCAGGTCGTAGCCAGACGCTTCCGGCTACATTGATTGTATATATAATGCAAATATATTTTCACCCTCACGGGTTACTTAACTCTGATTGAGTTGAGCCGGGAAACGGATTCGAACCGCTGACCTCATGTAGAAACATGCGCTCTAACCAACTGGGCTATCCCGGCAGATGCCCGGCGAACCGGGCTAAATAAACATGACAAATACTAAAATTAAGCAATGCAGACCTTCACAGGCTATCCTTATTTTGTTTCCTATCTTCGTAGTATCGAAAACAGATATAATTCACTGATACGACAGTCACCAATACAAAAGCAGCAATAAATTCTTTCTTGCTAACTTCAATGCTATCTATAAGATACAGTGTTGTCCATAAGGCAATGAACATCATGGCATACTGTATCACTTTAATCTTTTTCATTTCTTCCGTTTTTTAGATTTAACTTTCCTTCCCGCACATCGGCAATGAAGTAATACTTGAGCAGCATTACAATGCCACTTGCCGTTTTGGACATTAGTGGGCTTATCACTTTCAATCTTACCCGCTTCTATAAGATTCATCAATTTCTTTTCCCCACCCACATAATACGCAGACTTATCTTTTCCAAACGTTTCTGTAGAAAACAGACGGAGAATATTATCTAGCAATATTTCAGCCATTTCACCTCTGATCATCTCAACAAGCAAGGTAGTTATGCAATTCTGGTTACTATAAACTGCATATTTTTTACATCTGACTTTGTTTTCCAAGCCATTCCTTCAGCTTTTTCTTTATAAAGCCGAGCATTCAATGTATTAGTTACAGACGGTTTCTGAACGATAGGAAATACTTCTATTGCACCAACATCCATACTCCGTAATACATCAATTACGTTACGTCTCTGAATATCCTTTTCCATACAATCTAATTTTAAATTAAACATTGAAGCGATGAGCGGATTCGAACCGCCGACCTCTGCTTGTGGTGCTCTTCCGTTAAGCTAAGAGTATTTCTTGAGAGACTCGAACTCTCAACCATCCACCACACACAGCGCTCTAACCTGCCTGAGCTACATCACCTTTATATACATAAAGCAAATACCTCGATTTGCCGACAAACGTCTAACTGATTTAGTTTTACAACGATACGGCTTGACCATTAACCACAGCATTATATCGTTGAGAAGCCCGCCTACGTCAGTAATCCCTTTCAGCACGTGTCGGCTTCCAAAACACCATTTTACCAATATGTCAAAGAACTCTTCTCTGTTGTTCCCAGTCTCCCTTCAAGGGCAGGCTCAAAGACCGGACTGGGTACCGGATAACCGGCGGTTTGGTTTGACTTTAGTGAGGGTTAGAGAATACTTTGGTTGTTCTTCAAAACTATGTCCATTAAGTTTCGTTGCGATTCAATAAATTTCTTCAAATCATCACATTGGGAAACTTTCTCTCTATAAAATCCACGTTCTGATTCTAAATCTCGTTTGAGTTTTTCATTTTCACCTCTCAAAGAGCTGATCAACGCGTCTCGTTCTTCAATCACAGCTTCATATTTGTCTCGCTGTATTTCTAGTTCGGTTCTTTTATCCATTGTTGTATAATTTGATTAATCTCCGACGTAATGTGCACCGTAATGAGTACTATTTGGGTTGTAGTAAGCGGAAGCGGGAATATTAAGGTTATTATATTCCTTGCTAGGTGTAGCTTTGGCAGTCTTGCTCATAGCTTCATGTCTTTCAGCTAAAAATTTATCAGTTCTTGATTTCACTGCTTCCGGTGAGAAACTTTCTTGGAGTTTTGCAAAGCTCCATGCAGATTTTAAACACTCTGAAAATGTTTTTCCACCCTTCTTGTAATTGCGGTGTGCAGACTTCATTATTTGTGATAAATTGTAGCTCATAATCGTTATTTTTTAATTGGTTTTATCAATCATTTTTTGTATGTTTGTATGATTGATTGATTTATGATGCAAATATAAACGTATTTACGTTAATTACAAAACATAAAACTTGATAAATAATCGTATTTACGTTAATTAACTATTAATATAGATATGGCTGAAACAAGCGTAAACGAAAAAATTAGAGAGATTATCTCTTATTATAAGCTGTCAGACAGGCAGTTTTCCATTAAAATTGGGGTAACCCAATCGGTGATTGGTTCTATGTTTCAAAAAAACACAGAACCTTCCTCTAAAGTAATTAGGCTCACATTAAACGCATTTACGGATATTTCAGCAGATTGGTTACTACGCAATAAAGGTCCAATGCTGATTTCAGATATCAAACCTGATCCAAATATTGAACGCATGGAACGTTTAGTTGATACAATAGCAACCCTTCAGGGGACTATAAATGAGCAGATGAAAACAATTCAACTATTCACTGAAGAGAACCAAAAACTGAAAGGCGAATTAGCTATGTTGAAGAATGAACGTAATATAGGATAAATAAACACATTAACGAATGAAAAAGATACTGTTAATACTAATGCTTTTTACTCCTATTATAACATGGGGACAAAAAAGTGATTTGATTAAATTCTTAGATGCATGTAAGACTTTTGAATTTGAAGAATCTAAAGAAATTATTTCTAAATATTCTTTTAATCTAGGAAATATGTATGATTTACTAAATTATGAAGAGCCAACAGGTATATTATTTGATACAGATACATTAAATATTAAAGGATATAAAGCAATAATTAACTGTAAAATAAAAAACAAAGCAGGACAATATATTGACAAAAAGATGATAGTAGTAATGTATTTGAATAAGGAAAATAGCCTTTGGTGTGTTGAAATGTTCAGGGAAGCAACAGACCCGAATAAAGAATACAAGATATCTAAACAAGATGTAGATTCCGGCAAATTTTACACTAAAAAACAATATGTATATAGAAATCTTGCATATTGGGCAATAAGTTCCGGTAAACTAAATGAAGCTATAAAATACATGAATATATCTGAAGAAGAGGCTGCCAAAGTAAATGATACAAAATTCAACATCGATTCACAAAAAGAGGTATTGAGAAAAATAATTTAATTATTATATGTGCCAAATTAGAACTGCACCACCCAAAGATGAAAGAGAATATCCTTTAGTTATAACGGCTGAAGAAAAGGATAAAGTATTAAATTATATTTTGGTTGTAGCAAACGGGAAAAGAACAGCTAAACTAAATTATAAAGATATACCAGACCTTAGGATCAGTAAAGAACAATATGAAATAGTTTTAGAGGAGTTCAAAAATAGGAGATTTATTGACTATAAAGGATATGGTATTGAATATCTTACGTTGAATTTTGAAATATTCAATTTTGCAGAAAAAGGGGGATTCACTGTTGAAAGAGACTTATATATATTAAGTTTTGATACATTTCAAATGCAGCTAGAACGATTAGAAAAGGAGTTAAGCCCTGATACAGCAGCAAAAGTTGATGATGTTGTCGGAAAAGCCAAAAATATAACTGAACTACTGATAGGGCTCTCTGCTCTAGCTGAAAAAATGAATCTCTAAGATTTATTATCAGGATCAGTTAATAGGAACTCCAATATAGAAGCTGCACGAAGCAGTCTTGAAGCATATAGAGTTGCATCTGCATCCGGGTTGTATTGATAACGCCTAGTCTGAAACTTTTTAAAAGTAACAAAGCCACTAGACATATCATTAGCAAGTGTTTTCAAGCTTGATATAGTTTCTTTTACATTTTGGTCATAAGACATTTTTATACGCATACGAGCGGAATCATCCACTTTTGCACAACACTGGGGATAAAAGGCTGTTGCATTATCTTCTTTAGAAGATTGTTTTTTACTTATCCTTCTTAGGACATTTTTTAATAACGATTTCATAAACGCACTATTTTAGTTTGACAATGCGCAAATATAATATTTAAAGTAATATAAAATATGAAATATAGAAATCTTGATAGTACATAAAACATCAAATGGTCGAATTATAGTCGAACCATAAAAAAAAGCAGGACTATATAATTGATATACAGAATATACAACTAGATTTCCAAAAATGTGTCTAGTTTAGTTTTTGTGTTAATAGCTCCCTCGTCGGCGGACGAACTAGGGAGCTATTTTTTTATTTATTACAGGAATATAATTGCACAAAATATACATATTTTCCATAACTTTGCAGCGACAAAGGATCACACAAATGGAATATAGCGTAGAAGAACTAAAAAGTGCATTAATAGAGAAATGCAAGAGTGAAGGTATCCTGTATGCAACGGTTGCAATGGACCGTCGTACTAAAGAAATGATTCTTCCTGATACTTTACAAGGAGCTCTGAAACATCCGGAATTCTTCGTATGTACCTGCAAGAAAGTAAAAGACCAATATGTAGTGGAGGAGATTACTAAAGTGTAATACTCCCCCCAGTCTTTTATTTT